GTTCTCATCCTCTCCGCAAAAGTCTCAGCGCCATTATCTTGACCCGCCGAGCCGGAAAGAAACCGCGCATGGCGTATGTAAAAGAAAGTCTGTTTTCCTTGTCATGAATTAGAAATTCTCCGTTTTTCGAGAAAAAAGAAGTGTGTATCGGCAAAAAAAGTCCTGCTTTCCGACGAAATCCAGAATTGCAGTTTCCATCTTAATTTAATTTCTGCAAAAAAAGAAAAATTAGTCTTGACTTTTCAGAATAAATCGTTATAATAATCATGCGCTTCGGAAAGAAGCTCAGCTAGGGGATTTGTGTAACGGTAGCACACCGGACTCTGACTCCGTTTGCGGGGGTTCGAATCCCTCATCCCCTGCCAAAAGGAAAAACCCGTAATCTTTAAGGATTACGGGTTTTTCCTTGTATATCAACGCTTTGCTGGCTTTTCCATTGAAAGCAGTTTTTCATTTACTTGCATTGATTTTTTAGTTCTGTAAGCGTTTTTTGCCTCAAAATCGGCACGAAAATCGGCACGAAATTGAACGCAAAAATGGGACTGCATTAGCAGTCCCATTCGATTATTCTGTAGGTGGAAGCATCACATCGTAGTCCGTCAACGCCTCTTTCCGAACGTCTTCTTCGTCCTGAAAAACGCCCATTCCGACGAGCTGCCGCATGAGGTCGTGTATTGCTTCTGTGTGAATCACTCGTTTCTTCTCTGCATAGTAGAATTTCGGGATTTCAAAATAGCTCTCGAAAAACGCTGTCACACGTTGAATGTAACTACATTCCGTTTGTCTCACCTCCACGCAGCGCGCAAATCAACGACCACTCGCCATCTGGGATGATCTGCATTGTTTTCCCGTATCCGCTGTGAACTTTGTTGTTGTCGATTGCATCCGGCATCAGAGGTTCGAATACAGTTTGATACTCTGCAAAAGCCTCGTTCCACGTTTTCTCAAACGCTTCAAAAAAGAGTTTTCTCAGGCGTTTGAACTGTCGGCTTCGCTCAAATCCGTCCATTCCCTCCCATTTCATTTTCCACTGCTCCCGAAGCCATTGTCTCCGCGTTCTGTCTTTTCAAGAGATTCGACCTCAACCAGTTCAACACGTTCATACGGAATGATAATCAGCTGCGCGATCTTGTCCCCTTCTGAAACGCAGTAAATCTCGTCGCTTGTGTTTACGAGCGTTACCATGATTTCGCCGGTATATCCCACGTCGATTGTTCCGGAGCAAATGATTCCGTGATTCCGAAGGAGGCCGCTCTTAGCTCTGATTGCGCCGAAGTACCCCTTCGGGATTTCGACATGGATGCCGGTGTGGAAAGTGCATCTTCCACCGGCCAGAATATAATTTCCCTTCGACGCATATAAATCCATGCCGGCATCGTCCTGGTGCGCATACGTTGGAGTCTTCGCAGACGGTTCTTTCACATAGCGCATACGATTGTCCTCGAATTTTGCATTTTCAAGAAATCTCGCCGCAAGCTGTTCTTGAATACCGTGCATGTCTTCGTGCTGCTGCATGAGAGCGCCCTGCAAAAATCCGCGCCAGTACGCGCATCCAGTCCCATTTTGGTTTGCTTCTGCATCAATTTGTTTCATTGCCGTTTCGACCACTGTTATTTTGTCTTTTTGCATTAACGTTTTCCTTTCCCTGCATAGTTGAATTTCCTTATATACGGATTCCGTTCAGAGAACGGGGTGAAATTCTTCCCGTATGCTTTTTTCAAGATACGGTCTATCTGTTCCTGCTTGTAATCTGCTTCCACGCGTCCAGTCCACGCATCCCCATATTCTTGATCGAGTTCCATAACGCGTCTGGCGATTTTTTCTTGCCGTTGTTCTCCAAACCCTTCTTCATAAAGCGCGATAGAAAAGAAGTCTGCCGCCTTTTGAAAACCGGTGTCAACACCAATGGTCAGTTCAGTTTGCCTTGCAATCGCAAGTTTCTGCGCGTATGTGAGTCCGTTTCCCATTACAATCCCTCCGTATAGCATGATCGGATTTTACTCCCATTCCAGAGTGAGAATTCCACTGTGTAGAATCTTCTCTTTGGATGAACAAAAATGACCTTTCCGTAGAGTGTCTTCTTTTCACTGTTGAACTGATTTATATTTCGTTCCGGGGCAAAGCTAACGACCTTTTTTACCGTTTGTCCTAACTGTACCATTTTTTCCTCCATCTTTCGGCCGGTAAACCCGACCGTCTTTGTATGCCTTATAACCGGCTTTTATCATGCTGCGGATAGTATCATCTGACGGGATGCATGATTCATAATCCGTCTCCATCATGCCTTTTCCGTCCAACGCTCTTACGATTTCAAACTTCATGATCTTCCCTCGCCCAGCGGTCATCTATGATCTTCCGCATGGTCGTTTTCTGGTAATCTTCCCGGATAAACGCAGCTATCGGTGCTTCGTCTGGCATGGCCTCGATTTTTTCAACGCACTCATCGTGAATGTACGTTGAAAATCCGTCGTACCAGATATCGTCATCCTGGTATATTTCCGCGCCACACCATGCGCACATACCGGTTGCCGAAATCTGTTGCTTGTCTTCAAACGCCATCATTTTTCACCGAATCCTTTTCCTGCAGCGGATTTATGAGCGTCATATTTTCACGCATTTCATTCCTGAGTTTTGTATATCCCGGCATATTTGGTGTCTGTTCCTCTGCACAAACCTGGTGTATGCAATACCCGCGTATGAAATAGCTGCCATCGTCGAAATAGAACGCTTCTTCGTCCAGTATTTCTTCTCCGCACAGTTGGCAGTGTGTGCTAAAAGCCTTGTCACGATATTCTTTTAACATCATTCTCTCCTTCCAGATTTCCGGCGCTCCCCATGCGAATCGACTGCAAGAGGGCCTGTACTTCCTGCGGTAATTTTGTCTGTTCGCGTTCTCTCTGCTGAACCATTCTAAACGACCGTTGGATATTTGATGCTACAACGCTTTGCAGAGAATCAGTATCCAGCAATGCCCACTCACTAAGCTGTTGTGGGCTGCCAACAATACGCTGAAGCGTAGGACTCAGTTTGCTGAATTCCTCTTGCGCTCCATATATACCATTCCGGCACGCAGCAGATATTTGGGCCCACGCCTCCATTTCGGAAAGGTCATCATCCTGCATCAGTTTTCGCATTTGTTCCTTGATCGTTCCGATATTTGGAGGAAACTCTCGGTTGCTTGCCACGATGATAGATTTCACTGCCGCTGCAACAAGCCTTGGGTCATCATCTGTGAACATTGAAGCCCACAAGTTGAGCGTATCGGTTACATCTGAATCCGATACATTCCGGTAGAAGTTTGGATAGGCCGTTCGTAGCACAGCAAGGATTTTCCTTGTCTCGTCTCTTGTCATATGTCCTCCCGTAAAAATGGATTGCTGCTGGACGCTTCGCGCAATGCCTGATTTCCATGTACCGAATCGTCATACTGCCCTTCCTTGACCTTGGTGAAGTTATTTGGTCTCACAAGCCAGTCGAATGTGATTGTCCAGCCTTTTTTGTTCTGTCCGCGCAAGAAGCTGCTTTTTTTGATTCGCATGACAGCATCAACCACGTCATCTGTTCCGTATTCGTTTATCCTGGCTCGGAGCATTTTGCCTCGAACGCTATCCCCCGTTACCTTTTCCACTTGCGTAAGGCCAAGAGAGTTCCAAGCATCTACCACACGTCGGACATCGCTTGTCCGACAAACAGTATCGTTAGATACTGTTAAATCTATCTCTTTCTCTTTACTCTTATCTCTATCTCTTATCTCTGTCGAACAATGTGCGCACGATGTTTGCACATTGTTCGCATTTGCTTCGATCTTCATGGCCTCTGCATTCCGCTTTGCTGCCATTCTTGCGTCTCTCATACGCTGTGCTGAGGTTCCCTCTGAACCAACATTTGAAACGGCAAAAGGGAAGAAGAAATTAACGTTGTCATCCGTTTCTGCGAGGCCACAACTAAGCAAATAAGCCATAGTGACCTTCACATTGTCTGAGTCTTCATCTAATTCGAGAGCAAGTTCTGTTACAAAGTCATCTTCTACGCCACTCCAACGCAAAACGCCGTCATGCTGCATTGCGAGAAGCTGCATTTTAAGGTAAATTGCAAGGAATGTGTCACCGCCTGCGAGTTTCCGGAGTTTCTTTATCCGCACACTGGAAAAGAAATCAGAATACAACTTCAGCCAATAAAATCTTTTGCCCGTAGCCAATCAAGATTCCTCCGTTTCTGCCATGGCAGGTCTGGTCACAACCCAGTGTCCTTGTTTGGCTGCAATGTCCATAATGTACCCAAGGTCTTCCTCAGTTAGCACACCAAGACAAATCGTTGGGGTATCTGGATTTTCAAAATCTGCCACGCAATTGCAATCATAAAGCCATGTTTCATATTTTAATTCCATGTTCTCACCTCCCATCAAAACGGCAGATCGTCCGAGTTTTCGTCCAGCATTGTGAACCCTTCCGGAACATCAGTTACCGGTGCCGGTACTGTGTGGATTGGTTTCGACGTTCCGTCTGCCTGCTTGCTCCCACAGAAATAGACTCGTTCAGCTACAATTTCTGCGTTGCGGCGCTTATTACCATCTTTGTCCGTCCAGTTACGGATTTGAAGCTTACCATCAACCACAGCCATGCTTCCTTTGTCAAGATACTTTCCGACAAACTCTGCTGTCTGATTCCATGCGTTCACATCGAGGAAGTCTGTTTCACGCTCTTGTCCTTGAGCTGCATAGTCGCGTTCAACAGCAAGCGTAAAACTTGCCACAGATTTTCCACTCTGTGTCACACGCATTTCTGGCTTCTTTACGATTCTTCCTTGCACAATGATTCTGTTTAACATTTTCCACTCTCCCATTTCATTTAGGTTCGCGCGTCGCGCCCACAGACGCCGCGCACGCCGTTTGTACGTTCTCCGTGTGTGTTTTTCACGTTTTGACATGGAAACGTCCTCTAAACCGCTTCAAACGCTTCAAGAGCGGTCAGCACGCAAAGTACAACTCCTACAAGAATCGCGCACGTTCCAATCAAGAGATTCCCAAATCGTTCCTTTGCCGTCTGTCCGAAGCGTGAAAACTGAATGAACAACGTACCACCTGCGATGCTTGCGATTGCGGAAAGCATCGAAAAAAGCAAGTATGTTTTTTCGTTCATCTGACGCATTTCATCCCCTTTCTGATGAGTTCACGCTGTCTTTTTGTGAATGACTTCGTTGGAGACAGCGACTTTCTGTTGTTTGCGCTCATTGCCTTGTACATGTTGTTTTCGTCCTGATAGGCCAAATATGCTTTGCACCATCCATGACATCCAATTTCGCGTTTTTCGCACCCTTTACACGGTGCTTGAATGACTGCGGCCATATTTCTACGCCCTCCTATCGGCAAAAGTATATCCCGTCCTGATATGCTACGATTTCTGTCCCTTGAATGTACTCTGACTGAAAAACCACGTCTTCTGGGAGTAGCCGTTCTCCGAGCAGTACGCGTTCCGCGCATTTGTACGCTCGTTCTACAGCTTCTTTTTCGCTTGGATTCGACGCGCGCTCTTTCCAAATAACGCCAGTCCAGTAGAACGTGTTGTATTGCCTTTTCTGGGTCAGCACCGCTTCCATTGTGTCTGGATACCATTCGCATCGCATCCGATTGAGGATGACATTTCCGACCATGATGCGGGTTTCGTCGCTGCAGTCATCCCCACCAGCCTCGGCGTAAATTGCCCGTGCAAGCAGTTCAAGACATTGCGGGTCATCAACGATAAATCCGCCGGCACCTCCAATGCCGTCTTTGGTATGGGGTGGGTTGCAGAATTGTGAATAGTCAGGTTCTGTTTCGGTATCAGTTTCCTGCTGTTCCTCTTGTGTCAGCGGTGCAGTGTCCTCCGGGTTTTCCGGCTCATTCAGGTTTTCTTGGGCAGTAATAGGCATTTCAGTGTTAATTTTTGATTCTGCTTTGTTGGCAAGCGCTTGCTCGATATCGCGCTGAAAAATCATCATTGTGATTGATGTGAGGACGAGGATCACGCAGACACAGAAAAGGAATTTTCTCATGCTACCGGTCCTCCTTCTCTAGCTTCTGCATCAAGAAGCTTTTGCTTCGCTCTGTAATATTGGCTATTTTGAACGGACAGCCCTGGATGCGCTTCGTAGTACGCTCGTTTCTTGGCTTTGATTTCTCCCGCGTGTTCAGCGTAATAACTACGATTATATTCGCGTCTGTCCCGATTTTTTTCACGTTCCGCGCGGCGTTCATCAGCTTTTCCGTCGTACCATCCAATGTGTTTGTAGCTTGCTTTGTAGCAGCTTTGGCAGCAATAGTAAGTGACTGCTTCTTTCTTGCCATCTCGTTCGATCATTCTCATAAACGGAGAACCCGCGCTTGTAACAACCATCTGCCCGCACGTCCCACACGGTCGAAGCAATGTCAATCTACGGTCAGTCTGTCTTCTTACACTCATACCGCTTTACCAACCGTTCAAGGTAAAACTGCGCTTTCTTGAGGTCTTCCACCGGCTTTCCCTTGAACGGATGCCGCCAAATGTACTTGACTGTCTGCCACGCCAATACCGCCGATACCGGGTCGAACCATCCTTCAACCATCGCATTCAGGGCGTCGATGCACTCGATAGAGCCTTGATTGTAATGATGGGGATGATCTACGGCATTTTCGGCCGGTTTTTCGTCAGCATCCTGATTCATGAATGCGTTGACCTGCGCCATTGGCTTTTTAGCTGGTGCAGGGAGAACCATTTCCTGATTCCAGCATTTCTCACAGAGTTCTGCACTTGCTGTATTTGCATTACACAGGTCAAGCGGGACAGGAAGAATATCTCTATATGAGTGTGGGCAATAACGTATTCCACCGTAGCAGCTTTTGTTTTCCGCGCCCGGTTCCATTTTCAGAACAAATTCTCTCTGTGTCATTTCTTCACGACCTCCGTCCCGTAATATCTGCACCCGCAGTCAACCGCTCCGCCGAAGAACTGGCTTGCCGCGTTGAAACAGGTGAATTTATCCCATGAGTCACATCCCATGCAGGTTTTCCGGTCGATTTCCGGTTCCTCTCGCGCGGTTAATGGCGTTGTTCCCTTTCGTTCTGACATTTCATATCGTCCTCTCGTTCAAAATATTTGCATCCACAGTTGACGAAATCTGCACAATGGGGGCTGTCTCCGTTGCAGCATACCCAGTTAAACGGTTCCCACCACTTGCATCCTTTGCATGTATCGCTCATTGTGTCTTATCCTTGACGAAGTAACGCTTGTATCGTGTTGGGTCTCCAAAACGGTCTGTGGCCGTTTCCCATATATCTTCAACCTCATAGCCGAGTTTGTGCTTCAAGTCCCAAATGCGTGCTCCAAGTCGCGTGTTGCCCAGTTCTCTGGTTGCTTCCATCTGCGTGATGGAGCCGTGTTGCTTGCAATACGCAACGATTCTTTCGCAATCTGTCATGCTGTTCTCCTTTCTAAACGTCCACCCAGTTTCGGCAGAGCATCGCAAGCGAAACATAGGCAATAGCTTCACTTCCAACCTCTACCCAAAACTTTCCGTACATGCTAACGATGCTGATTTCATAGACTTTCCAATGCTTTAGCCCATGGTATCCGGTCTTCCCCGTGTAACGCATCCGGACTTTGCTCGTTCTATCGTTCATCGCTTCACCCTCCTAATTCTAAGTTTACTCATGGCAGCAAATGTTTTTTTACATGATTATGTAAACCCTAGAAAACGAAAAAATGAGGGTGCAATAGGCACCCTCAAACAACATTATGCTGTTATGAATTGAAATCAACCAGCGTGATTTGCAGCCTTATACTCAGTTCAGATTACATCGAACAGGCACAGATTGTCGTTCTGCTGAGACTCGTCGAACTCCTTCAGGTAGCCGACCGCATCGCGGAAGTAGTCATTATTGAGCTCAATGGTGTAGCCACGTCTGCCGGCCTTGATGGCCTCCAGCGCAACCGTTCCAAGTCCACCAAACGGGTCAAGCACCAGATCCCCTGGATTGCTATACCGATTGATAAGCCTGTCAACGATATCCAGCTGAAGGGGGCAAACATGGTTCTCTTTTCTGCGCTGACTCTGCGTTGTGTTGAGCGTCCGCATTCGGTTGATATCGTCCCATACCTGATCTGTCCAGCTTCCGGGCGCAACTACCATGAACGTGGCTGGCAGATGCCCGTCCTTGTCAAGCTCTTTCGCCAGTTTTACATGCTCGTCATAGCTGTAAACGGAATCACGGCTGTATTTCCTATAAATTGCTTGCAACTTTCCCGTGTCAGTATGCAGCAGTTCGCTTTTCGTAATCAGCCGATTTCCGGAACTGCGCCAGAACCCGTGTGCATCGATCTGCCATTGAGCGCGTGTGTATTCGTCCTTCGTCTTGGATACGCGCTCATCCGCATATGCTTTGGAGCGGTCGGTTGGAAGCTTCCGGAATAGCAAGATGTACTCCGGGCAGCCGACGCCCATTTTTGTCCCGTCCTTGCACTGCTCAGACCATCCGAGCCGGTACGTCTGGTTGTTCTCTCGAACGACGTCCGTAACGACCGTAATCATGCCGAAATATGCAAATCCATGCTCCATATAGTGCTTAATGCACATAGCATGAAATGGTTCCATCGTCGGCATACCAGTCCCTGTCGCATTGCCGAAAAGAACACGGTCTTTCACATGGCAGCAGAATACACGTCCGGGTTTCAGAATTCTTAGAAGGTTCGGCGTCAGATAGTCCATCTGCTCAAAGAACTTTTCCGTATCCTCGTTGTGTCCGAAATCGTTATAGCTCGGCGTATATTCGTAATGATTGGAAAACGGGATGGACGTAACGATCAGATCTATGCTGTCGTCCGCCATTTTCGCCGTTTCCTCGCAGCAGTCGTTGTTGACTGCGATCCAGTTTTTGCCCCTGATTTCCACTCTTTCCACTCCTATGCTTCTGGCCATCTCCTGCTTCATGCGCTCTCCGGAAAGGCCGTATTTCTTTACGATCTCACGCATCTGCTCCTGCATATAGTCATGCTGCTTCCATTTTTTCTGCAAAACGTCCCAAATCGGGATCTCTGCCTCCGTATAGATGATGTCCACAATGACCTTCTCCGTCTGCAAGAAGCGGTAGCAGCGGTGGATCGCCTGAATGAAGTCGTTGAATTCATAGTCAATCCCGACGAAGATCATTCTGTGGCAATGCCTCTGGAAATTGCAGCCCTGACCAGAAAGCTCTTTCTTCGTGGCGAAGATTCGGATCTTTCCGTCGGAGAAATCAATGACGCGCCGTTCGCGCTCGTCATAGTCCATTGTTCCGTAGATCTCTACGGCCTCCGGTATCACGCGGTGTATCTCATGTCGTTCCGCTTCGAGGTCATGCCAGAGGATAAAGCTTGCCTCCGGATCGCTGTCAACGATCTCCTTCGCCATCTGTACGCGTGCAGTAATTGTCTCACGCTTTTCGCGTGATGCCTCCTGAAGGTTCGTGGCAGAATCGTTCATCATCTTCACTTGACCATCCCGGTCCGTGATCTTTCCGAATTCGTCGTGAACAACATGCGTTCTAACTTCGAGTCCAGGAAGTTCATATCCCTCGTCAGAATATCCGAGGTCTGACGGTTTTCCAAGGAACAGCGCCCATGAACTGACCCACAGCCAGAATTCTTCTTCACGGTGGGGATAAAGGGTCAGGTTGTTGGCCTTGGTGCTGTCCCGCTTGAAGAACCGTGTAAGGGCCTGTCCGGTGTCCATGACTTCGAGATATCCTGCATAGTGGATGATCTCTTTGTACTTGTTCGGTGCCGGAGTGGCCGTTGCTACCATCTTGTATTTGACACCCTTGAATTTTTGGAGGAACGTCTGATAGGTCTTGCTTCCAAACGAGCGCAGCACCGACGCCTCGTCAAGGCTCGTCGCCGCGAAGTACGCCGGGTCGATATCCCCATCCCGGACGCGCTCATAGTTGGTAAGCATGATCTCCGCCCCGGCATTCTCGCGTACATCCTGCATCGTCCGTACATAAACCGGCTCTTCGTATCCCAGAATATTCACGGCGTCCCGTTTGAATTCCTGCCGCACGCCGAGTGGGAGCACGATCAGTGCCGGCTTTCCCTCATGCTTCGCCGCGTGATGGCAGAATTCCAGCTCCTGCGCGCTCTTTCCCAAACCGAAGCTTTCAAAGAGCGCCCGCCGGCCGCCGCGCAGCGCCCAACGTACCGCATCTCTCTGATGCGGCTTCAGCGCCGGATTGATATCTTCCTCCGGAACGGAAAAGCCGCTCACCGGAGCCGTCTCGATTTTTGATTTCAGAAATTCCAAGTATTTGCTGTTCATCTTGTCTCCTATACAAACACAGTATCGTCCAAGACCTGTGAGTTGTCCGTGATTTTGACTTTCATATCGTCCGTAAGCGTGATAATGACTTCTGCCGTGGACGCTCCAAATGGAAGAAAGCCAGATTTATACTCTTTACAGACCATCCGTTTTCCGTCTTCCATTGTGAACTTATCCCCGTTTGAATCCTTGTACACGCAGTCTGGATTGCACGTTGCGAGTTTTGCGTATCTTCCGATAAACGTCGGGGACAGCTCTGCATACTTCGGGTACTCTTTCACGAAACGGTCATATTCCACTGGAAACAGTCTTTTGAATTGATGCAGGAAATTTGGTACGCTTTCATCCGCATGGCCCGTGATGATGTCTCCGCACATATTGCGTGGTTTATATCCAAGTACGTTGTCCAAATTGTCCGGTGTCAGCATTGGTCTGTCCACTAGTAAATGTTGATTTGTGAATATCGCCGTTGATGCGTTCAGTCGTCTTCCGTCCAATTTGAGGTCAACGTAAGGAAGATTCAGATACGCCATATCTCCAATGCGAATTACATACCAATAGGATGGGTATCTGAGCTTACGATATTCTGGCGAATGCCGCGCTGCGTCTGTCACAGTGTCATAGCGTTTGCTCTGTTTTGTGCCTCCATCCACTTTTTCAACTCTGCCAAGTTCACACCGTCGGTTGAACGGTATTGTAACGTTCAGGCATTTCCCTTCGTGGTATGCGGAGCATTCCTGCGCATGATCGCAGCAAATATATTCTGCCCGAAGCCGGTTATTTCGTTTTCCTTCTCCGTAGAGAGCAACGTTTATGAGCGCCATTATCCTTCCCTCCGTTTCCCGTGATGGCAGTACCAATTCACAGATGTTTCCATGCGTTCAGTAGAATAATTACACCAAGTTTGATTGGTTTCTTTGTTCCCTTGAAGAGTACCTACAATCCCTGCACCGCGTAATTGCTTCCGGTGCATTTTTGTCCGCTTCTCTTTCAGAAATTTCAGTCAGCCAAAAATCGCGCTTGCATTTTCTACATTCTGCGCAGTCATGCACATAAATACATGTGCGCCCCATGTTTGTCGCATGTGGTGCCACATTAAGCTTGGCTGGGCAGATTGATACAGTCTCATCTTCAATTTGTGCTGATGGAAAAATTTTTAGGAATTCGCTCTGTCTTGTTTTGACAGGATGTTCTTTTGCCCATTGCTCTACTTGCTCTACAACGGCTTCTGCCGACCATCCACCAAGCACTGATCTAATCTGAACATCATTTGCAATCATTCTTCTGCATTGCTTTACATATTCAACAGCATCCATTTTCTGTCCTCCAATTATGCTTCTTCGTCCTTGATTTCGGCCAGCCAAAAATCACGACGACAATCAGGGCAGAACATAACATTTTTTGTGCATTGACCGGTAGTTTCATCGCGATACATAAGCATATTAGGGCAAATCCCAAGAACGCCTTCATAAAGCTTAGCATCCGGCCACTGCTTCAAAAACTCGCTCTGCCTCGTTTTAACAGGATGTTCTTTTGCCCACTTCTCGACCGCAGCAACACATTCCTCTGCGTTGTTGGTGAGATCGATCATATGGCATCCGCGTCCAATATCGTCAAGTGGACAGCCTACACACGGTTTTCCCGTAATGTTGTTCTTAGAATCAAAAGAATCGCACATTCTCGCATATGCTTTGAAATACGCAACAGCATCCATTTTCCGTCCTCCTACATCCAGACCATATCACATTTGTTGTCCACGCAGTCCTGCAAGATTGCCTTGAAGTCTCGGAACATCGCGCAATCGCTCCGGCCAGCATAGCCGTAGCAGATGTTGTCGTCGTAGTCTCCGATGACTTTCAGGATCTCCTTGCAGGCTCCGTAGCGGATTTTCCCATCACAGTCGCTTTCAAGCAGGAAATTCACAACTTTCACCGGAATGTTGTTTTCCGTAATCAGCCTGATTGCTTCCATGTCCCATTCCGTATAGAACTTCTTTTCCTCATCCGGTCGCATGAGAGGCGGCGCATCGTATAATTTCTTGTAGTGGCTGTAGAACGGCCCTCCCATGAGTTCGGCCACTTTGTTCCGCAGCCGCATGAATCCGCTATATCCGAGGTCGATTTCCCGACCGGTTTTCTTGCATTTAATCGTTACGCCCATATTCTGTCACCATCCATATCCATCCCCTCTGATTTCAATTTTGCCATCAACAGTGAGGCGAGCGTTGCTGTCATCCCACGTCACATGGCACGAATTGCATTGGGCATTTATAACTCCAACGGCTTCTTCTCCGCACTTTTTCCCATGCTTCGACGGTCTCCCGTTTTTCAAAATCGGGTAGTCGCGCGAGTAGGAGTAAAAGTCCACAAGAGTCATCCGTCCGCCGCAGTGCGGGCATTTATTTGCCAAGACCCATTCACCGTTCATCGCTTGCCTCCTTTGGCTTCCCGTAGTTGCAGAACCCGTCTGGCACTGGATCATCTAGGCCGTGCCTGTTCGCGCAGTATGGGTCATTCTCGTTGTTCTGATGGAAATCTTTACAGTTTTTGCAGCGCGTTACCACGACAGCATCTACCGTCGGAGCATTCTCCAAGATACCCCGTAACCCGTGATAAAACTGCTTTGCACGGGAGAACTGTTCCATGCAGTGGATATAGATGGACAAATCATCATCTATGCTCATGTGTTTCTTCAATTCTGGGATTGTCGAGCAGTACATTTTCTCCATGATTTCTCGCTGTTCTTTGATAATCGCATCAGCGTCGGTCAATCGCATTTGTTGTCCTCCTTTCGCGCTACCGCGTGCAAAACGCAAACCTTTCATACTACCCGTTTCGCGCAATACGGGCAAAACTTATAGTCTGCCGCTTCGATGCAATCCATAAATGCACCGCAGGCGGTGCAGCATCCGTCAATGATCTGCGTGGTTTCCGCTTCCAATGCAAGATACGCAATGGCAAGCAGCCGGCTATGGTGGCGTAGCGTATGCTCATCTATGTGCTCTGCGGCCTGCTCAATCAATGCGATTGCTTCTTTCCTGATATCCGCGCCCTCGGACAAATCGTCTGCGTAGTGTTTGAAAATCTCTTTCAGATTCATCATGCGCCGTTCCCTCCATCCATCCGCGCACCGCAGTGTTCACAGCGTTGCGGAAGCGTAAGGTACTTCTGAACGATTGACTTATGACACTCGCTGCAGTCGTACACCGGCGGAAAGTCAGTAGAGAGCCATTCATTTTTGATCCATTTCCCATGCACAACTGGAACGGCCTCTACCGTGGGCTGCTTGTCGATCAGTTCCGCCATCCACTGGACGCCTGCATCGAATGTGTCCTCCCATCCTTCTGTTCCTTTGTAGCTGATTGCTTCTAGCTTGTCTGCATCAATCAGGCGCACTCTCGTCACCTCCGCCATCCGATTTCTTGCTGTGGCTGTAATGGATCATCGTGAATATCGCAAAAAGTGCGATCCACCAATGTCCAAATCGTTCAGCCAGCCAGCACCAGGCCATAATATTGATGATGTTGTAAGTGAGGCAAGCTATCATTCGTTCCCTCCGTCCTCCATTTTCGCACCGCAATGGCAGTACGGTTCTTTCTGCTTGCATATTCTTCCGCATCGGTCGCACCTATACACCACATAATCGTGCAAAATAGGTTCGCCGGCATCGTCATACTCAACAGGCAAAAGCGTCTGTCTCTTTTCTTCCAGCCACCGTCCATGCGCCACCGGCGCAACGTCGGCGGCGGCTTGGCGCAGCAGAAGCGTTTTCACCCGTTGAGGTGTCCATTTAGGGTTGGATTTGTTGCATTCCTCAAAGTCTTCAAGTGCCTCAGCGCGGCTGATAAATTCTTCAGTCATCATGCAATCTCCTCATTTTTGCTCCGCAATCCTCACAGTAAGATGCACGGTAGTCATCCCATTCGTGTTCTTCACCGCAATTTGAGCAGATCTGCATGCCGTCTTCTTCTATCCATGTGCCGTACACAACCGGTGCTGCATCAACAGCAGGGATGGCTTCTATTGCCTCCATTGCGAGGTCGATTGCGCCACTGTGATAGCCAAGCACAGATCCGTTTTCGGTTGAAAACCGACGAATCGCGTCTAGTGCTTCTGAGCGACGGATATATTCTTCAGTCACAGCGTTTCCCATCATCAAACTCCTTCCATGTGTGATACAGTGCCCATGCCAGCGGGTCACGGACGAACGGCATCTTTTTTGCTTCCGCGTATTTCTTATCGAGGATGCTCATGGCCTTCTTCCACGCGCGATCTCCAACGTGCAGTTCTGCGGGAAAGCAGACTCTCTCAAGTCTGTTGATTTTTGCAGCAGTCAGTATCGATCTGCCGTTCTCGTCAAGAAGGTCTATCAGATCTTGATCTTTGATGTAATACACCATTTCAAAGTTCCCCCTCTGGCACGCCGAACATCTCTATAATTTTTTCCATGACATCATCAATTTCCGGCTTGCCGTCATACAAATAACCTTCAATGTCATAATCGGACGGTTCTTGGAGGTTCCAGTTGTTCTTTACTGCATAGTCGATCATGTCTTTGAGCAGCTGGTTCAAGTTCTCCATTGTGGTTCGGTATACGGCATATGATTCGCGCGCCGTTTGCAGTTTGTTCTTGACCGCTTTGAAAAGAACCTCATTTACAGAGCGAGACATACTGTGTTTCTCCTTCCATCAGTGGTGCGCCCTCAAATTCCATTTTTCGATTGCTGCAGACCGTTCGTCTGTCACGGCTTTCACTGCTCCATAGTCCGTAAATTCAACTTCTACCGTGTAATCGTTCTTTGGAGTTTCGATGCCGCACTTTGTGCAATAGAGTCCAAACTTCCATCTAAACAGATTTTCGGTCTTACTGGATACTGTGATGAAGAATTTTGCTTCGCCTCCGCAAAACGGGCACGGTTTAAGATTCGACATTTCTATTCACTTCCTTTCTCGCTTTTACAATTTCCCGCCGGGAGCTGCGCCACATCATCAGGAGCATTTCCTGGAGCGGCCTTTTTCTGTCGATGCGGTGAACACGCCGCACCACTTTCAGAATGTACGGCAGGAATTTATAACCCAGTTTTTCCGGGCACAGAACGCCAACGCTGTATGGCAGTTCGTCCCGAACCTTTTCGTAGACTTCCAGCGGCATGACGTAGTAGTTGAAATCCCCAATCAGGTTGTGTCCGTTCTTCGAGCGGAAGTCTTCAACTGAGGACTTGATCTCGTAGCAGTACACATCGCCCTTCTCGATGCCGGACACGCTGTTGTTGACCGGCTTGAACTGCATATAGTCCACGCGAATGGGAGAAACGCTGCCATAGTCAAACGTGATTTCCTTGGCCCAATAGACGCGCGGGTCGTTCTTCGGGTCAATATGTTCTTCCAGCAGTTTCGAAAGCCACTTCGTCGTTTCTGGTCTGTTCATCGTTTGTCGGTGTCACCGGCCTTTCTTGCATTTCTTTTCGCCACGGCTCATATTTGGGTTGCGTAGTGTTTGAGGTATATGTCGATGCCGCAGCTTCGCAATAAGAACACTCCCCGTCGCAATATTCATATCCTGCGCCGCACGGGTGGAGCGCGTAATCACTTCTGAGATATGTCCGCATTTGCTGCCTCTCTTTCTATCCTTTCGCAGAGTTCATCTGCGATGTTACGCCCGTACATCAGCTCTTCGAATCCGCATCCGGAACCATCACTGAGCGCGTCGACATCAACTCCGTGACGTTCCAGCCACTCAGCCACCTTCCGGTTGAGCTCTGCTGCTTTGTAGGAATAATACGCGGTAAGCACCATCCACTCGTAGATATACTTTGGTATTTTCAATGCCATTAAGATCTACCATCCTTTTACTCGTTTCAGCTCGTGGTCTTCTTCCTCTCTTGTGAGGGATACAGTTTTTCCGATATTAAAAACGTCTTGCAGCAGGAAGGCATCCGGCTCAATGTATGGCTTGCTTTTATCCGGATATGTTTCAAATGTCCGCGTTACGGGCACGGTTTCACTTCATCCAATGTGACGCCGCCTCCTTTGCTTCCTCCTGACTAAGAAAAACAACGCTCCCGAAGTTGCTTAGTCTCTCATAGTCTCCGCCATGTCTTCCCTCCAGATAAACTGCATCCGCCATGACATGTAGCGGAATTACGGGCTCCGTGTCCGCAGCCCACACCGTATCGCCGATTTTGCACGGTCGGATGACAATTTGATGGTTCTTGTCGGCCTCGGCAAGCTCGCGGAGGCGGTCAGCCTCCACGCCCAGCGCCTGCGCTGCCAGTTTTATCATCGTGTCCTCTGTAAATGGAGCCTTGATTTCCTCCGGCGTCAGGCCGATGTCCTCGTAGGCCGCAAGTCGATCAACAAAATCCGCCTGGTACTGCACTCCGCTGAAATTTACCCGCCAGTATCCGTCTTTGAAATAAGTCAATCGTTCCATAGCTCTTCCTCCACATACCGCCAGCTCTGCGGCGGGCGGGTGATTGGCCCGGGCGCAAGTCCGTATTTTGTCTCCCGCAGGCCGGTAAACTCCCACAGATCGCGCGGGTGATTGTAAATTCTGAGGTTGGAAATGTGCCATCCGTAGCCGACTTTCGATTGCAGATACTCGTGCATATCTCTAAGGTCGAGGCACGATTGCCGCGCCACATCGTTTGTCGTCGGCTGATTCTCGCCTTTGACGTAGTAGCTTCCGCCGTGTGCTTTTGTTTCCAGTTCGTAAATGCGGTCGCAGATAAACTCTCCAATGACGCCGCCCTGAACCGAACGGTAAATGTAGCACTTAAACGGTGGGTTCATCTTCGGGCGCGTCTTGCGCACCTCGATAGTCTTCCGCCCTTCCATGATCTTCTGGGCCCACTCCGGGCGAATGCTGATCAAAACAGCTTTACTCATGCCTTGTCTCTTGCCTCCTGTTCCAATTCTGCGCGGAACCGTTGTTCCAGTTCAAACACGCCGCGCGGCTTGCCTTTGTAATAGCCTTTCATTGGCCTGTCTATTTTCCGTTGCAGGTCTTTCAGGCGCTCCCAGTATTCCGGCAGGTAAATATACATATTCCGCAGTTCCCGCAGGTTCTTGTTGCAGCAGCACCAGCACGAAACACGGTCCAGCACGTCATAAAGGCGGATCGTGCCCTCCAGCCACGAAAACCCGTTTTCATAGCAATATGCCAGGGCGTCGGCTTCCGTCATGCCCCACTCCGCCAGCGGGTGCAGTTTATACGGCTTCCGTTCTTTTTCCAGTCGCGGCGTTTCGTCGGCAGCTATGCCAACGTAAACCATAGCGTCCCGCGCCTCCGCGTACCTGTCTATGGCTTTCAGCTTCCCCGTGGTTCCCCAGCGGCAGAGGCCGCCACACCAGCCATAACCTTGGTGTGTGCCTTTCTGCTTACTGCAAACCGGCCTTTCCAGCATATCAAACAGGAACGGGTTTTCCGGCTCCAGTCTGGTGTACTTGATCCCCAGCTGCTCCAGGCTGGGTAGCATTTGATCCCGTGTGTGGTAAATCGCCTCAAACTCCATTCCGGTATCGTAGAAAACCACCTCATTCAGCGGGTAGCCCTTGGCAATCAGCATTAGGAGCATGGCCAGGCTGTCCTTGCCACAGCTGATACTTGCAATATGCCATTTCATTCCGCTTTTGCACCTCCAAACGCCGCCAGGTCGAAAAGTGTCTGTCCATTGTCATTGAGCATATACGGAAGGAAGATCTCATCCATCTGCACCATCTCGGATTCCAGAATCGCCATCTGAGCAGCTACCCAGTCCTTCACGATGCGCCAAGCGACACGCTCGGCCTGATCGCGGTCGCATTTGACTTTCTGCTTTGTAAGTACATTCCACACTGCGTCGACGTTTGCTGGCAATTTGACTCCGCGCGGGCCATTCGGTGTATCAATCAGGAAGGACAGTGCTGTGATATGCCCGTCATTGTCGTAATCCTGCATGATTTTCTTCGCACCATGTTTGACGAGCTGCCCCTGAATCTCACCAAGCGTCGCAAACACATCGACCTTCGTCGTGTAATTCATGATGGGCATGGTTTAATCCTCCCCGGCCGCAATCGGAAGTGGCATCCAGTGGGTGACATAATATCCGGTGAGTGGAGCATCTTCGATTCCCAGAAGAGCATTGGCAAGGACTTCACTTTCTTTATCTCTTCCGATGTGCCATATCTTTTGTTTGGTGTCAAAAACTGCGGGCGAAACGAACTTCCTGTCATACGGTTCATCTGTGAATGGATTACTTACTGACTCCATGACAGTAACAGTGCAGCTCACCCACCCATATGCAGCTTTAGCCTTCGGAAGGTCGTCTTTGACACTGATCCACGCCGGCATGTGGTCCAGCAACTCGTTATATGCCGTTGTTAAGGCACCTAACGATTTGTCTAGTTCCGCATTATTAGCCGCAAGCGTCTCAATTTCATTGGCTGCAGCTACTGCCAGCGAGCCGCCATGCTGCCTAAGTTCCTGCAAAATCTTTTGTTGTGTCATTTTTCAGTTCCTTTCATCAATTTCGTTCACGATGATATAGTTGACAATGGCATCTACACACTCCAACACCACCCTCGATGCCGGCGTACTGTTCCATGTTTTTGCTGGAAACCATGTAGGGTTCAGCCCCGCATATTGAAAAATCTGTTTACTCAACGTTTCTGCCTCATCTGCGCTCAACTTCTCCACTTCATATTGAAGTGGGAACCGGCGAACCAGCGCCGGGTCAAGCTTGTCAAACCGATTTGTGGTTCCGATGACAATAACGTTGTTTGGCAGCCGGTCCATCTCCTGCATAAGTGCAATGACGACTCTGTTCATTTCTCCGACATCTTGATCTTGCCCACGTGCCAAACCTATGGCGTCGATTTCGTCGAAGCAAAGGACACACGGAGCAGATTTCGCATAATCAAATACCTTCGCGACGTTAGATTGCGTAGATCCCAAATGGGAATCTACCAAAGATGAAAATCGTACATAAACAAACGGCAGTTTTGCCTTATGTGCAATATATCGAGCCAGCTCCGTTTTTCCGCATCCGCTCTTTCCGTGAAGGATAAGAGCAGGCAAATAAGATAAACCCATTCGAGAGAGTTTGTCCGCTGCCCGATATACATTCAGCAGTTTCTCGGTGATTACTTTTTCACCGTCTCGCAGAAAATATTTCCGTTCGGGGAAGATTTCTGAGTCTTCTGCTTCCAGAAGTCCTTTCAGATTGGGCGGCAGTTCTAAAAAGTTTTTCTGCGCCTCTAATCTGCGTAACATTTCCGCCCGGAATCGCTCGTCTTTTTGAGTTTTCGTTTCTTCCAGAATGATTTTTGCCTGTTGCCTTGCGTGTTTGATATCACCATCGCAAACGTAACGTAGCAGGATTTTTTCACGATCTGTCATTTATACCTCTTCTCCCATTCCAATCCTCCAAACATAGTCATTTGCTCCATGTCCGGTTCCTTTTTCTGCGCCGCCCTCCGTTTCTCAACCGGCCTGTACTCCCGTTCTGGGTTAAGAACGTCTATTGAGCAAAATTCGAAGTGTGGGCAGCGGTTCAGCCGAGTTATCTGACGGTCAGTTCGAATTTCGTCTTTTGGCTTGCACCAAATCATGTCATCACCTTGAAGATAAGCATTTACGCAGTAGCGACAGTATTGCTTCATGATGAACCCCCTCACTTGAAAATGACCATTGCGCTGTAATAAACAGAACCAAGTTGGTATGCCGAGCACGAATATTGGATTTCGATGTTTTCTCCCTCGTGCAACTTGAGGAATTTGTTTAACGCATTTTCAAGACGTTCCGCATCTCTATAGGTGAAAATTTCAACTCTCATTTTTTCTCCTTTTTGTTTAGCAGATAATCGGCGCGTAGCGCCCGCGCAAATCCGTTGTCCGGTGCCTTCCCGTTATGGCTTGGCGTTTTGTCAAGTGCCTTTCTACACAATGCCAAACATCGCTCACAGACTGCATAACCTATGACTGGTGGGTTCTTCCCGCACTTTTTGCATAGCGTCACGCCGTCCATAAGAACTTTGGGGGTAGTGCCGTTCCGCCACTTATGTTCGTTCGACGCCCGCCGTGATTTCATGGCGCATTCGCCGCACGTCCGGTATCCAGGTCGTGGAGGACGCTTCCCGCATTTTGTGCATAGACCTTCAGCAGCTCGACGTTTCGCGCGCTTCGAAACATACTCAGTTTGGTGTGCTATCCACTGTTTTTTCCTTGGGTATGTTTTCTTCACATAGTCATTGATGCAATCCGGATATGGGCAGTTAAAGCAGTCATTCTTCTTGCATTCCATGTTGTTCAACCCTTGGTATCACAGTTTGTCCCTTCCATAATGGGATGCCAATCGGTTCTTTACTCCATACAGGGAATCGCATGACGGTAAGACCTCGGCTAAGTTGTTCGGAAACCACACACAAATGCGCCTGAATTTCGAGCCGCACTGTACCGTCTTCATTTTTGGACGTAGATACCCAGTCATTTGGGATGTCCCTATTCAGTTCAAATTCACACGTCTCTCCGGTCATGCGTCCGTTGAGCGAAATCGCATCTGTGTTGAACTTTGAAAAGACAAGCGCCATGAATCGGGAAGCAGCATCGCGCTGTGGAAGAGTATCGAGGCAGTTTTGAACATCTGACCATGCGAAAATTCCAGTTTTGTCCGCAAATGCTATCCTGTTCATTTCGTTGCCCCTCCATCCCACAGGAGCGGTTTTCCTTCAGCGTCGACCATCACGCAAATGCCACCGTCACCGAGCCGCTGCAGATACATCACGTTTGTTTCGGTATCGACGTACACGATAAGAGCGGAATAATTGTCTTTGATGACCCGTTGAAATCGTTGCTGACTGTGTTCCACTACGGTTTCTGTTTTTGTGGCGTTCTTATCACATTCACCTGCCACCACAAACGCGACCATTAGCAATGCTATAAGCAATATCACAAGCAGAATGAGTGTCCCTTCGTAAATCTTCTCACTGAGTTTCATGCAGATTCCTCCTGGTCGTATATCGTGCCGCACCGATGAAGTTCATTTTGGTCGTATACCACAATGTTCACGGTAAACCGTCTGTCCGCGCAGTCACGGATGATAAACGATGGGTTGACCGCATCAAACTCAACAGAGTACCGATGTGTAGAACTCTCGACACTCAAGATGTCACCCTCGAAGATCTTCTCCCCGTTCCCGTCGACCAACCCGATATACTGTCCGACTGTTTCTGGAATGACCTCCACAGCTTTATTGAACGGCTCCCCATTGTCGATGAAGAATTTCCCTTCACACGCGCGCCCTGTGTCATTCGCGCGGCCAATCAGATAGCCATATACCCACTCACCATTGTTTACTGACTTGCCTCTGAACGTAATTTCTCGCAACTGTTTTTCCTCCCATTGTCGTTTCACACTTCTACGCATTCGTTCTCACGAATGTTGACCCGATGCCCGTTGACCTGAATCACATATCCGATTTGCTTGATGCCCGCATACCCGGCATACCGTTCCGCACGATACAGCGCCCCAACTTCCGGCCGAAACTCCGGGAACAGGTCAATCTTCTTTGTGATTTGAATGTCGCAATCCGTGTGCGGCAGCGCCCCTGGCCTTTTGATTTCATTGCTTGACGGCAGCTGGCCGTGACATCCATGCGCTACTCGCCACTTCGCTGCACACTCGCAGGAGCAGAACTTATGCTGGTATTCTTTCGGTCTGTATCTTTGCATCCGCCGCACTTTCTTCCCGCACCAGTCGCAGTTAAAAAATTCCCATGCCATACCTCACCGCCGCCTTTCCTGCGAGAAAATCTCAAATGATGTCAGCGAATCCCCTGCCTTGATCTGCCCTTTGCAGAATATCCGCAGATACCCGCACGGCAGACAGTCTATCGACCACGCTGGCAGTGCCATCTTCCGATAATCACACGGTCCCAGCCACTCTCCATGTCCGCCATGTCCTTCCAAATCTAATGTTTCTGACGCGCCCGACAGCCGCACGACCGGTTCAGGTCCCACACATCCTACAAAGTCCATCCGCCCCCATGTTTCACGTCTCAAACTGTCCTCCATCGGAATGATGACCAGACTATCAAACGCAGGTTCTTTACTGTCAAAACGTTCCCGTCCCGGAACTTTCTCGAAATCTTCCTTGCGCATTTTTCGAATGTCCATTGCTTTATCGCCCCCTCTATTTTTCATCATACTCATGCCAACAAATGTTTTTTTACATTCTTATGTCAACCCATCCATTTACGCACACCATCCCGCCGCCCATCAGCCGATGCACACTTGATTCATACCCATGCAATATGTGCCCCATGTCCGTAGGACACCCGATATGTTGCCGTAAGGCAACCGCGCAAATTTTATTTTTGAGGTATGCCCCATATCCGTTCCAAAATTTTGACTCAGGCTTGGAAAATACCCCCCTCCCCCATGTCTATTCAGGCAAAAAGAAAGCGCCGGCCATAGCCGACGTCGCAAAAAACATATTCAGGCTTATATGGAATCCAGTTTACCCCACCAGTTGCACCATTCCACACTTGCATCATGGATGTGGCGATGCCTCCATTCAACCACTACGCCCGTTTTTGGTGTCGTTTCGCGGAACATGGTCAGAGGGGGAAGTGCTTATAGCGTTCTCCGATTTTGGGTGCGTCCTGGTCTTGTAAAATGGGGGGTGGTATTTCGTTTTGACACGTTTCTTGCATTTTTGGGCGTATGTCGTTTACATTATGCCCTATAAAGTAAACAACATCGGCCCATTTTTGCAAGTTTGCAGTCGCTTTCCTGCACGTTTCCGAACTTTTCACGGTTTTTTGAGTGACACGCCCGGCCTGCTGTGGGCTGCTGCTGGTGTGCAATGGGGCGCGGGTGGAGATTTTGCCGCTTGTCTCCGCCTGAACAGAGCGGAGCCGGGAACACTTTCCCCGCGCGGCTGTTGTGGTGTGCTGTAAGTGGCTGTTGGCTGGTGCTTGCTTGGCTTGCGTGGTGCTGCATGGTGGTTGGCAGGGATGGGCGGCAGGGGCTGGCTGTGGGTTGGGCGTTGGTGCGTGGGACTATAGAATAGAGTGTAATACTCGCCCGCGCAATCAACACACGCGCACGCACGCGACGCGCACGCATACGCGCATACGCGCGCGATATAATATAGTGATTGCGGGAGTGTGTGCGGGGCTGTTGGGGTGGTGTGGGGGCTTGTGGTGGTGCTGGTGGTTGGCTAGGGGCTGCGGGGGGGGCCTTGGCAGGCGGTTAAGCCTGCGCAAGGTAGCGGGCGCGGATCTTATCGATTCGGCGCTGTATAGCGCTCTTGCTCATGCCAATGGCGGCGGCGATAGCGCGGACGGTGTGCCCGTCGGCAAGCGCTCGGATGATCGCGCGGTCGATGTTGTCAGCGGCTGCGGCCTCGATGGCGGCGCGGGTGGTGGCTATGTCTTCGGGGCTGCTGATGGGGGCGGCTGTGACGCTCGGCAGGATGTCCAGCGGTGTCTGTGTGTAGTCGTCGCCGTCTGCGTCGGCGGTGCTGGTGAGTTGGCAGCAGTTGGACACGTGCCGGTACTCGGCGCGGCTGATTACGTGCGCGGACTGGGTGCAGGCCGCAAAGAGGATGTGTGAAAGGGGGCGCGGCTCGTCGCTCTGTTCGTTGCGGGTGAGGGCGGGCGCCACGCGGGGCCATGCGTCAGCGGCGACGGTTTGCGCGTCGTCCGGGGTGCGTATCCACTCCATATCTGCTGCGCGTCCGTTGGCCTCGGCGCGGTGCTTGACGGTCCACGTCATGCGGATCAGCGCGGTATATTGGGCTTCTCCGTCCATGGCTTCCCACTCGCGGCGGGCGCTCTGGGCGGCTCTGGCGGCCTCGTGGGCGGCTCTCAGGCATAATGCGAACTGGGCGCGGCTGCGCGTCTCCGGGAACTCTGCGACGGTGGCGCGGTACAGGCTCCACGCCTGCCGCATGATCTGTGATTTACTCATGGTTATGATCTCCTTTATCCGGTTTATTTGATGGGGCGGGGCCGCTTTGGTGCCCGGTGCGGCTCTGCTATGGTATCCGGGGCAGCTGGTAGTGGTCAGCCTGCCGGGGTTGCGTCGATGATTGCGGGGCCGTCGAACGTCAGCCACACGCGGTCGCCGCTGCGGTAGTCTCCGGCGTCGGTGTACCATGTCCAGCACTCGCCGCGCGTGTCCTCGCCGGTTACTGCGTCCACGTCGGCGCTGACGCGCTCCACGGCTACGATTTGGGCCGGGGTGGTGTCTGCGGTCGGCTGTCCCTGCTTTGGGCTTGTGCAGGCGGCCAGGACGGCCAGAAGGGCCGCTGCGCCTGTGATGATCTGTATCCGTTTCATGTGTTGCTCTCCTCTCCGTCAGTGTCGGCCAGATATGCGGCAGGGTTGGCCGCTACGGCTTTAATGGCGCGGTTCACTGCGGCTTTGCGGTATCTCCTGTCCGTATCGCTTCCCCAACGGTGCGATTCACAGTGGCCATTGATCCGCTCGACGTGGTCAAAATTCAGGCGGTTTCGCTCCATGCAGGCGCGGGCCATTGCGGGGGACCATTCGCCGAAAGTATCGAGCGCGTGCCGTTCGTCGGCGTTGATGTGCAGCAGGGGCAGGCGGCGCGCCTGCTGGTTGGTGGTGCTCATGCTCTCACCTCCCCGGCAACGGTGAACTCTCCGGCCCATGCCTGCAAGATGCTGCCGTGCTCCATCACGGCGGTGATCCAGCCGCTGACGTTCGCGGCCTTGCGGCAGCGGATGACGTGCCCGCGTCCGGCGTTGTAGTCGATTCGCAGGCCCTCGGCGGCTGCGGCGCGGATCTCGGCGGGCGTGTGCCATTGCGGGCGGTCCGGGCTAATGTTGATCGGTAAATTTTCAAGCATCTTTCATTCCTCCGTTTATTCCTGTTCCTTGAGATATTCGCGCTGCGCGGCCATGTATGCGGCTTTCTGGGTATCGGTGAACCGGCAGGCGCTGAAAAGTTCGTTTGTATTGGTGTAGTCTTCCGCGCCGTCGCAGTTGGCGAAGCAGCTGCACACGTCAAAATCAGCCTGCCAGTTGATCGCGTATTCATGATTGAACATTTCATAAAGAAACGCGCTTTTCCAGTAGTCGAATGATTCGGCGCTCTTGCGTTCGGCCTCGGTCAACGTCCGCAGAAGCTCCGCGCCATGCTGCACGAAATCGGCATCCCGATAATATGCCATGAATACGGGGCTATAAATCATTCCTGATGTATCCGGCGCGGGTCCGATGTGAAACGCCGAAACATACGGGCGGCGCATTGCGTAAAGGTTGCGCAAGTAGTATTCTTTAGCGCGCTTGTCCTCGTAACTGCTGACGGTTTCAAGTTCGGATTCTGTGAAAAGTTTGTCGTTCAGCGTCCGGCGGTAAATCTCGCGCAGTTCGTCGCGGCTCTTGCCTTTGTGGTGCAGTTCGTAGTCATTCGCATATCTGATATGCTGTCCCTCTGCGCAGACGCAAGCGGAGAAACCGAAATAGCCGCCGAAGTCCACGAAGTAAACCGTATGATCTTTGATTGTCTCGACTTCCTCGGCCATGTCGGCCAGATTGGCGGCGCTCATGTTCTCAATGTCCTTGATGGTGTATTTGTACTCTATCATGGTGTAAACTCCTTTCAGGTTGTCCCGGCGGCGTGTGCCGCCGGGGTGGTTGTTATTCAGATGATGTACAGCGCGCCGTTAAGCTCGACGCTCACGGCCTCCTGGGCCATGTCCTGCTTGATCTGCTGCGCAAGGTTCAGCACGTCGGGCAGGTGCTCGCGGAGCTGGGCGGCGGTGCAGGCGGCGAAAACGATTGTAACGGCTTCGCGGACCAGCCCGGCGTTATCGCTGATCCAGTATCCCGCGCTTTGCTGGGCGGTTGCGCCGCCGAACCAGCCGCAAAACTCGTGGGCGACGCGTTCAACCTGCGCGGCGTTGTCGGTGGCGGTGGCGGGTCCCTGCGTGCCTGGGACGTACAAGGCGACGCGCTGCGGGAGCGTGATCTGGGCGGCGTTGCTGATGATGTTGCTGATCTCTTCCATTGTTTTATCCTTTCCGGCCTTCGGCCTATGCCCTGCGGGGCGTTCGTTGTTTCATTTGATGGCTTTATTTTAGCACTTATTACGTGCCGTGTCTATTGACGTTTTCACCAATTATTAAGTGCCGTTTTCGTGTATTTTAGCACTTATTACGTGCCGCGCTTGGTACTGTGCAGCCGCCACTTATTAAAAAATAAATTGGCACTTGCTACGTGCCGCCGCGCGTGGTATAATTTTTACATCGGCGGCGGGACAAATGCCGCCGATCCGGTAGATTAAAAAGCAAAAGGCACGGGAGGGCATCGCATGGCAGTAAGTGAGCGTAAAAAGGCATCGAATAAAAAGTGGGATGTTGCAAATATTGAGCGGCTATCTATTGCAGTCCCCAAGGGGCAGCGGGACGAGATCAAGACGGCAGCGGCGGCGGCTGGTGAATCCGTCAACGCCTATATCATCGCAGCCATTCGGGCGCGGATGGGAAACGCGGACGGCGGCGCGGCTCCTGCGGCTGAGATCGTCCAGGCGGCGCAGCCGGTAGCAGAGGCGCAGCCGGGGCAGGTGCTCGACGGGGCCGCGCTGGAGTCGGCCAAGGTGGCAGCGGCGGCAGCCGGTGAGACTTTGCCCGCATTTGTGGCGCGGGCCGTCCGGCAGGCGGCGGACGCGGACGCGCGGGAGCGCCTGCTTGCGGTAGCGTGTAAAAATGCAAGTTTGCCGTCGTCAGCAGATGCAAGCGCGGCGGCTGAATCTTGCGAGGTGCCCGCGTATGATGTCGTGGACTGGGCCGCACGCACGGACCACCTGCGCGCGCTGCGAGAAGCCGCCCGCGCGTCCGCTGGAATTCCAAGCCCTGAACAGACGGCCCCCGGAAATTCTGGGGACTTACCGCCTGAACAGGCAGGGCCGAAAACTCCGGGAGACTGACGGCCTGAACAGGGACGCCGGAAAACTCTGGGGCTGATGGACGGACACCGAAAAACTGAACAGAGCGCCCGGAAAACTTCGGGGTATAGCAGCGCTTAGCGAAAGCCGGGCGCTGTTTTTCTTTTGCGTTCTCCGAAAATTTTTTGCCGATGGCCGGGACAAATTGAAAAATCGCGTAGATATAAAGATAGAAAAAGCCGCGCACGAAGCGAGGACAATGAAAAGGAGCGAACGAAATGATTATTGATCTGATTCTTGATCGTAAAGACGGAAAAGAGTATGTCCCCGGCGATTTTTACACCGGCGTCATGGGCTACCTCGACGTTTTCCCGGAAATCGTGATTCCGATTGCTGAGGCCATGGAAAATGGCGAAGAATCCGACGTGCAGCGCGTCCTCTGTGAGTACATCGAGAGAAACGACTACAACCCGGAGCTGTGCGGCTATGTCCGCAGCGTGAAGTGGCTGGAGCCTGACGCGCTACCGTTGAATCCGATCTGCATTGACTGCAAGGTGCGCGGCGCGACCTGCGACGGCACGACTTACCAAGCGTGGACGGGCTGTGTTTACCGCAAAATATGATACGCCCGGCGGCGCGGTTGTGATTCACTTCCGCGCCTTTTTTATGCGCATAATTATTCACTGTTTTCGATGAACCAAGCAAACCAGGAAAACCGAGGAAACCAGAAAAACCAAAAAACCAAGGAAACAAACAAACGGAGCGAAACCGAGAAAACCAAAAAAATCAGGAATCGGGAAAAAACCAACAAAACCAGCAGATCACAGAAACCAGCTAAACCGAGAAAACTAGAGATTTCGGAAGTTGAAAAATTTTCTGAAAGTTCTGGGACAAATCTGAAATATGTGGTAGAATGAAAAACAGAAGGAAATAAACGAAAGGATGAACACCATGATTGCACATCTTTACAGAATCCCATCCGGAGCAAGAAACATCCCGGACAAAATCACCATTAAAGCGCATCCAAGGGGAAACTACCCCGGTACTTGGCTCCACACAGAAATTGAACTGCCCGACTTTATGCAAGTTGCAGAAACGGAGTATGGTGACGGTTTCCTGTTCACGCAGGACGAGACGATCACCACGGTTTACATTGAATCGGCGGAACGCTTGGACGGCGACGCTATCAAGGGAACCGTAAGCATTCGAAGCGGAAGCGGGCGCGTTCTTGCACGGTGTGCCGCAAAATGGCAGTAAAGGACGGGGCAGCATGAAAAAACCAGAAGAAATGACGATTGAAGAGATCGTAAGGCGATATGATCTTTGCTGGCTTAAGCCAGATAAAATTTGGGCGCGCATACTCCCGAACGAGCCGGCAGCGCGTGCTGAAATTATGGCGAACCTGAGAAATCGGAAACCAGAAATTTTGGCATACTTTGCAGAACGCGATGCAGCTAAGAAACGCGACGCGCGGGAGTATCAAGAGAAAATCGGCGCGATTTCCGGCCTTGAAGAAATTCGAGCCGCGTTGGCCGATCTTGAAGCCTGGGACGAAGAATTCAATGCAAATATGGAACGCGGAGATTCCGGCGTTGGTCTCCGTCCACGTCCGCAGTATGACATGGATGCCATGCGCGCGAAATATCCACGCGCAGCCGCATTTCTGGAAGCGGAAAAAATGTCGCATTCTCCACACTATGTGAAATCCGCCGCAGGCCGAAAAGCACTTGAGAGTATCATCAACGGTGGAGACTACGCGCAAGCGCTAAAAGCCGCAAATGCTGAGTGGGACGCATACTTGCAAGAACACGTTTGGGATTGATGGGGGCGAGAAACGGTTCTCCATTCCGCAGGAAACAGGTTTTAATTATTACATAACACGGAACGTAGCGCCGGAAGAAATTCCGGCGCTTTTTCTTTATCCAGTGCGGGACAAACGCCGATTTCCGGTAGAAGTAAAGATAGAAAGACAAAACAAGCGGAGGTACTTACTCATGACTAACGCAGCAATCATTCTTGACGAATCTATCCGCCTGATGAACGACGGCATTCTCAAAGGCACGGGCCGATTCCTCGACGTGGTAAACGAGGACGGAAGCACCGAAAAACTCGAAATCCCCGAAGAAATCCACACGTTCAACGCCTGGAAACAGCGTGGGTTCATCGTCCGCAAGGGCGAGCACGCCGTCGCGTCCTTCCCCATTTGGAAGTACATTAACGGCAAGCGCAAAGAAGCCGAAGAACCGCTGGATGGCGACGACGAGGCGCGCGGCTACTGCCGACTGAAGCTTTCCCATTTCTTCACGGCGGCGCAGGTGCAGCCGCTGACCGCATGAGTCGATCTGCTGAAACGCTGGGCGAAATTCGCCCGGCGTTTTTCTGTTGTTCGCCTCTGCTGAATCAATTTCTTGCCTACCATAAAAGCAGAAAATTTCTTGATTTTCCGGGACAAATCCGTTTTTCCGGTAGAAGTATAAGTGTAAAGAAAAAACAAAAAACGGAGGCGCAAAAATGAAACACTATTACAAATCCAGCGGCTTGCAGATGTTCTTCACCGGCGCGGCCATCGCAGTCATGTTCATCGTTATCCTGTGCGCGGACTCGCTCATCGAGTTCATTCTGTGAGAGGGGGCGGCATCATGCAATTCATTGCAAACTACGACGCGAAGAACATTTTCGGCTGTTTTGAAAACGTCGAGCAGCACGCCCTTGCATTTTCCGAAGAAGGCGCCGCGAAACTGTTTGATTCAGGCATGAAGATCTTCCGGGGCGATGCAAGCACATTGAACGCCCTAAAGATCTGTTTCACTGGTAGCTTGACGATCTGCATATACCGCGAAATTGCGGACATCGACAACGGCGTTTTTCGCGTCCGTATCTGGGACCGTCCGAACAGCTACGACGAAAAAGCCATGAGCAGGCAAGCACTCAAAAAAATGGTGCTTTTCAAAATTTCGCAGGAATTTGCAGAGCCTGCCGAGCAGTCGGCGTAACCAGAACAGGAGGAAAAACCATGTTATACAGCGAGATTATCCGAAGCATCGACGAAATTCTCAGTTATTTCAAATTCCACAACAAAAACCTGACAAAAACGCAGATTGAAAAACTGTATGAACTGCAAGACCTGATTCACGAACTTCGCATCACGCAGGAGAGAAATAAATGAAACGAAACCAGTACCGCAAAACCTTTGAATTTTTCAGCACAGAACAGCAAGCCGCCGCATTTGTGGCGGCTCGCAAAAAGCAGCGCCGCAAGGCGCACATGACGCCGTGGCGATCCTCCGACGGCAGAGAAAACAAGTTTATCGTCTGGTATTACATTTGAGGGAGGACAAAATCATGACCGTTTACGTAGTGGTTCATCATTGGGATACGCCCGACAATGAGGGCGTGGAAGTCCTAGGTGTTTCCTCAACGGTAGAGAAAGCCCGTGCGCAGATTGTGGCCGGAGCTGGAGCCATCCGCGCGGAGTACGACGAAGATTTCTGGGACGAGGATATGTCGTGGAATGAACCCATGAGCATTCACCTCGGCCGGTGTGGGCGCGACTATCTGGAACAGGCCACGGTCTACAGTTGGGAAATCTCCGAGCAGGAAGTCGAATGAAAAAGTACCGGCGCAGCGGGACAAATGCCACTGCGCCGGTAGATATATAGGTGTAGAGAAAACCAAGAAAAACAGGAGGTTCCCAAAATGAAAACCGCTGGATACTGGCCTTGCAGAAACGAGATCATCGCCGCGCACCTGTCCACCCCGCACAAATACGAGCCGTTCACGGAGCTTTTCGACGTGGACCAGCTCGACGCCATCCGCGACAAATACGGCGTGGACCTTTACCGCGAGTGCTACGCCGACGCGCTGCACGAAGTCATGGAAGCCGCAAACATCATGACACATCTTCGCGCCTTGGGCGTAGAGTGCAAGCCGTTCTTCACCCCGGACGACTGCCACGCGAATTTCATCGCCGTATTTTCCCTCGGCAACACGACCGCCCAACGTATCAACGAGATTGCCAGCAGAGCCGATCTTTGCGTTCTGTTCCAATGTCCAGTCCACTAACAAAAAAACACAAAAATGAATGCAAGTGGGACAAAACGTACTTTCCCTGTAGCAATAAAAGTGTAGAGAAAACCAAGAAAACAGGAGGCTACATACAATGAAACAGCTCGAAATCTACCAGAAAATCGCAGATGCTGTGAACGCAGCAGCCGGTTCCAAGAATCCCAAAATGACCATCGTAACCGAAAGTGAGTTCGGCGGTGTGTACTTTTTGCACATCAACGCACATTCCGCAGATATCAAGCCTTATGCGCAGTACAAAGACGCGCTGACGATCTACTTCAAAAAGCGCGGTGGCCGCTCAGTCTATGGAATGCGCGTCTATGGTACAAAGCCCGTGGCAATCTTCTCCGGGTGGCAAGAGACAACATGGGAGCAGCCCAGAAGCTTCCTTTGCTTTGACAAGAATATGTTCTACGGTCTGGTTGATGGATTCCCGCAGGAGCAGAAGATTGCCGAGGAATCCGAGCGCGTTCACCTGTCCGAGATTCAGCAGAAGGGCAAGGGTTTACAAGGTCGTCAGCATGAACCCGGATGACCCGCAGCCGCGCATGATTGTCGAAACGTATGAAACTGCCGAAGACTTAAAAAAAGCATTTGAGACTTCCGGCGAGTTCCACAGCACATCGTGCCGGGCAGAATTGCAGGGCGCGCCGAAGCTCAAGAACTTCTGCGGGCCGATGTACGATGGGGAGGACGATCAGGGCCGCGCTGTTATCCGGTACGAGTCGCAGGAAGTCTACGATATTTTGAGCCTCTAGGTTTTTTACGTAGGCTGGGACAAAACCGCTTTCCCCTGTAGATACATAAGTGTAAGCAAACGGCATTCCCGCCCCGGAGGTTACGAGGGCAGAAAGGACATAACATGGAAAGTCGCATCAGGATTAAGGCAACAATGCCGGAGATGTACACTTTTTTCAAGGAAGAAACAGGTGTGCGATTTATGGAAATCCACGATATGCGGTATTCGTCAGAGGAAATCGACCACATGCAGGCAGCCGAACGCAGCAAAATCGTATTCGAATGGCGTGTAATTCTTCGGCATCCCGGAGAAAAAACGGCACTCCGCGGTACATTTACGATTCCCGGCATAACGAAGAAACTGGGAAAGTTGAAAGCGGAGTGCAAAGTTTTTTGATACTGCATCCGATGAACGATTGCAGAGAACTATTCGCTCTTTTCTTTTTTATATTTTTCGGGACAAATTGAGATTTTCAGTAGATATAAAACCAAGAGGACAAAACACTACAGAATACGGAGGCAATCAAAATGTATTACATCATCAACCGCGAGACGGACAAGCTCGAACTTCACTTCTCGAAAGAAGAATATCAGGCCATGCCGGACGAAACGAAGTCCGCAATCAGGAGCAACTTCCTTTTCTCCCGTCGTGGCGGCTGCTGGGTAAGCCGTGCAAAGCGTCCGCACCTTTCCTATGTTGAGCGCATAGCAAAAGACCTGGGCGCGGAGTATCAGGGAAAGACCGGAGAAGAACTGACCTTCGAAGAAAAGATGGAACGGCAGGCAGACCGCGCAGCAGCCAGGGCGGAACGCATGGACGCACGATCTGACGCAGCTGCGCAGCGCGGCGAAGCCCTGCAAAAGCCCGTCGAGAATATGCGCGGCGATATCGCGTTCTTCACGCAGCCGAACATCAACACGTCCGCAGGCCGCGCGTTCACCCGGCAGCGCGAGCGTATGTTTGCCGCGTTTGACCGTGGATTCGAAGAGTTCAAAAAATCCGAGTATTATGCCCAGCGTGCGGAAGTCGCACGCAGAACAGCAAATCTGGAAAATTCCAAGGATAAGGCATTCTGCGACCGCCGCGTGAAAGACGCACAGAAGAACATCAAGGCCATCCAGAAAAATCTCGACCACTACCATACCATGCTGGAATGTGAAGGCATGGGCGAACATCAGACCAGATTTGACGGAACCCCCATTGAACGCGACGAGATCGAGCGCTGGATTGAAGACGCAGAAGAACGTCTGGAATCCGAGATTTCCCGCCTCTGCTATTATCAGTCCTGCATCGACGATCTGGGCGGCGTGCAGTTCAGCAAAGAGAACATCAAGCCTGGCTATGTCGTGAAGATCAAGCATTATAACAACTGCACCGTCCTGCGAACCGGCCCGAAAAACATTATCTATCGCACCCCGAACGGGTTCGACTTGACTGCCGCATACGCCGAGATTCTGGAAATCGTCAAAGCAGAGGAAACGATAAAGCCGACTCACCCATTCAAGGTTGGAGAAACATTTGAAGTCGGCGCATATGTTGATGGACATCGCGTCAAACAGGTATGGGAAATTATCAAATCGACCGCAACGACCGTCACGCTGAAAAACCAGACGACAGGCGAGAAAATCCGAAGAACACCGAAAATCCGCTGGACGTGTGAGGGCGACAAGTGGGCGCTCTGCATCGGTGACTACATCGACAGCATGTTCTATCGTTCCATTTGACAAAAAGTTTGCCGGAGGCGGGACAAAGTTCCCGCTTCCGGTAGATACAAAAGCAGAACAGAAAAACCAAGAAAACTGGGAGGTACATAAAATGGGCTGGACTTGGCAGTGTGCGAAATTCTACGATAGAAGGGGCAACATCGACCGCAAAGCAGAGTGCAACGATTTGTACACATGGAACAACGAAGAAACCGGAGATAAATGCCGCGTTCTGAAATCCGCAATGGTGGGCGCGACGTGGTATGGTGCTTGTGAGAGAAGCAGACCCGGACAGGAACCCTACGTTTTCGCTGGCGTCTGCCTGACGAGCGTAGACAGCCGCGAATACTGCAACTTTGGTTACAAGGACATGGATGAATCCGAAGGGCCTTGTGAACGGGAATGCCCGATTTCCATCCTGAAACTGCTTTCTCCGCGCGACGATGAATGGGCGTTGGAATGGCGAGAGGATTGCCGGAACAATGCGGCGCAAAAGGCTGCTGATAGGAAAAACCCGAACAGTCTGCAAAATCTCCCGCTTGGTGCGAAAATCACAGTTCAGAAGCGTGGTCAAAACATCGTGCTCGAAAAAGGAAGAATCAGCAACCGCAAGAATCCGGTATGGATTTCGCGGGCTGAGAATGTGTACTATCCCCCGTCCCACATCAAGCGGTACGGTTATGAACTCTGCGTTCCCGACTAAATTTACAAGTCATGTAGAAATTTCAGATTCCATATGTTAGAATGGGATGAGATTGGAGGGATGCTGATGTTCTACAAACCCGGCGAGTACCGGATAAACCAAGAAAACGAATTTATTTCCGCCTCGACTGGGTTGCCGCTGAAACCCGGCAATCTGGCGGCGCTGGAGGCTTTCTGTGACGCGAATGATATTTCCCCTATCGAAACCTATGGGAAGGAAATCGTCTCACAGAACCGCGAAGTAGTCGTTGTGAACGGTGTGAAGAAACTGTACAAGTCTGCCGTTGTGCGGATTTGAATCAACTTCGTGAGGTCACGAAATTGATTGCAAGCAGGTCGCAAGTTGGTCGCAACACTCCATTCAACTATGGGAAAATAGCACGCAAAACGCACGAAAAACACACGCAAGTTGTAAGCAAGTTGTAAGCAAGTTGTACGCAAGTTACCATTTCCGCGAGGCCACGAAAATGGTTGAAAACCAAGAAAACCAGAGCCATCCACGTTCGGACGGTTCTGGTTTTCATTGACACATTCAGTTTTGCGGTATAATGAAGAAAAAGGGGAAATAGCAAAGGGGTTGTTCCGGTCAAATACCCCTGCGTCAAATTTGACGCACCAAACTTATCATCCGCCCATACGGGCGGATTTTTCTTTTGTACGCTATATGTAATTTTCGACGCTTTGCGACACTTTTCGACCGCACATGTGTGCTATTGTGGAAATAGAGTAAATATTAAGCATTCCAGGACAAATTCGGTAGGCGCGTAGGGGAAAATGTAGGGGCATTATTTTAAAAAAGCGTATAGGATTTCAGCGTGGATATTCTCCCGCCTAACCTTTGCGTGAATTGAACTAGGCTGTATTTCCACTATTTCAGCATGATATGTCATGCCTGCGTCCATCTTCGGTGCGTAGACAGCCGCCCAATCTCCAGAAATATGACCAACTGGGAATCCACAGGAGTTTTTCACTAATATTGCATTTTTGTCGTATTTGTTTTCGGGTTCTCGTTCAAGAATAAGCGAGTCACAGACAGTGAGATTTTTCAAGGTGTCTTTACTGGCGCAGAATTTCATTCCTACAATACTCACAGTTTCCACAACCAGTTTCGCCTTTTCATTTCCTTCCCATCCGGCTATTTGTCCAGAGTATTTAGATTGGATTGTATAGTACATATCGCTGTCCAGAGGTAGCACCGTTAGCTCCGGGTGATTTTTTTGCAATAACATAACCTTTTTGCGGCTTTCGTTTCCCCAATAGCCTTTTACTTCTACAATAACGCTATTCGGCAAGAAAAAATCCGGTGTATAGCATAGTCCTTCCCCAAGATCAAACATTTCTCGTTCATATTCGTATGGAATATGTTTTGACCTCAAGAGCCTAGCAATATTAGCTTCCCACGAACTGCGCAGCGCTTGATCGAGGTCTATCCGAAAGCCTATGTTATATTTCTGAGATTTATAGTCATCATAGCTTGTAGTTACAATCCGGATTTTACCGCGTTCATCTATGACCTCGATGCACGGAACCCCATTCCTGTGTAGAATTTCTTCTACAGGCTTGTTGTGATTACTATGCTGCACAAACCATCGTGCGAAGCAATCATCCTCTTTTCGGAGAGTATATGACCAATCAGGTGTATTTGGAACCTGAGCAATTTCTACATTTTCTCCGCAGTATTTCTTACAAATAGCAGTCACCGTCTGTACATAGTTGCTTGGAAAACATATGTAGTTATATGTTTTCGTCAAATCACAAATATAAGGTATTGAATCTATACTTTCCCAAGTGCGGTCCCCCCATAATTTTCTTTTTACGGATACAGAAAATTCATCATGTTCGTGCAGGTAGTTACGGAAAATGTCTCTATACTCGGCAAAAGACCAATCATCGTTTTCGTTGCGACGACGTATATCGACATACCGAATAATCGATATTCCGTCTTCGCTTCGTATGACATTTAGAAACCTAGCGTTATTTCTATGGAGCAAATCAAGATATCTTGCAAGCAATTCGTTTGGAACTTGGTCTGTATGTTCCCATATAAAATACTGCTCAGTTTTTACACCATATTCAGATTCAATGCACTGCGCCAGCATTTCTCCAACGTGCGTTTCCTTTTCCATAAAATTTCCTCCGTTCAATGTTCAAACAATTTTTTATCAGCGATAGAATTCGTTCGTATTTTTTGAGCGGGACAAATTACATATTTCATGTAGATAGAAAAATAGAAAAACTTTCTTGAATCACAAATTTAGTGTTGACTTTAGTAGCCATATTGACTATAATAGTCAATGAAAGGAGGGCAAAGATGATTAGGAGTATAAACTTCTCCGATGATTTGTACGAACGCTTGCAGAAAATCGCAAAGGAAAAGGAACTTTCCGTTTCCTCACTTATCAAGATGGCATGCAAAGAATATGTTGTTCGTGAAGAATGCAAGCAGGAGCATCGGCAAGAAGAAAAGCAATAAAAGAAGAGCAACCGTAGGCTAGTTTGGCGACCAACTACGATTGCTCCGTTAGACAATCACGCAATTTCTCGCGCAATCTCTGTATCTATATTACAGGATGACCCGTGAAATTGCAAGTGTAACTTTGCTTTTCACGGGGATTTTTATACCCTTTTCTAGGTAGACATAACAATGTAAAAAACCTTTTGCACCGCTTGTTATGATGAGGGTAGAGGGAAATTCCCAGAACAACGATCAAAGGGGTGTATAATTTGAACAAGTTACAAATCATCAACAAAAACGGCGTGGAAGTCGTAGACAGCCGCGAAGTCGCGGAAATGATTGGCAAAGATCATCGGCATCTCATCAGGGACATCCGAGTATATGCTGAAATTCTCGGAAAAACCATTGAGCCCAATTTTGGGCTCAATGACTTCTTCATTGAATCCAGCTACAAAGACAGCATTGGTCGAAAGCTCCCGTGCTACCTTCTGACCAAAAAGGGCTGCGACATGGTAGCGAACAAGATGACCGGTGAAAAAGGTGTCCTGTTCACTGCGGCATACGTCACAGCATTCGAGGAAATGCGCGAAAAACTTTCCGCGCCCAAAGCCATGAGCACGGCGCAGCTTTTCGCCATGCAGGTGCAGATCAACTTGGAGCAGGAGCAGCGTATGAAAGCGCTGGAAGAAAAAACGCAGGCCACGCAGGAAACCGTACAGGAAGCATTTTCTGCGCTATCCTACCCTACTGTCAGCCGCGACCATTGGCAGGATGAAACGCGCCAGAAAATCCGCCGGGTCTGTTTTGAAAACGGCCTGAATTATCAACAATTCACCAAGCAGACCTATGACGAGTTGGAAGCGGACGCGCGTGTAAAGCTCGAAACCCGCGTGAATAACCAGCGGGAGCGGATGAAAGCAGGCGGTGCGAAGTCCGCCGAAATTCAGGCGGTAAACAAACTGACCGTTATTGCAGCAGACCCGAAACTCCGGGCGATCTACTCAGCAATCATTCAGCGCCATTCGGCGCAGTTCTTAACCGAAAGACTTTCTAACATGTGAGAGGAGAAAATACCATGGAAAACGAATTCAGAAAACTTCTTGGAGAAGTCGATGACATGGACGAATTTGTCCGGTTCATGATGTTCTGTTTCAAACGACTGAACCTCGGCGAAGATGTGCCGGAGATTTGGGCGGCGTGGTGCAGTGAGAAGAATCAAGCAGTCTTTCCGAGAAACTGAACGAAAAAGTAGTTTCTCGGTGGCTTCACAAACATCAATCATCAGGAAAAATTCAGGGGGGAAAAATCAAAATGACAAAGACAGAATGTGCTGTTTACGATCTGTTTAAGGAACTTGGCATACCCGCACATCTAAGTGGATATGCGTACATGAGTGAAGCTGTCAAGAGCGCGTATGAGGGCGAATATGGAAGCGTCACGACGGAAAGGCCCGGCTGTATGTATCGAGATGTAGCTGAGAAGTTCAATACCACGGCCAGCAAGGTTGAACGTTGTATGCGACACTCCATTGAGTTCGCGTTTCTGAACGCAAATCCGCAGTATTTGTACAAGGTCTTCGGAAACGTCGTTGACAGGAATAAAGGCAGACCAACAAACGTCATGTTCGTCTATCAATGTGCGAAGGAGCTTGACCGGCGGATGTCGGCATAAAAAATCCCGCGTCAAGCGGGACAAACACAGATATTCGGTAGATAGCAAACTGTAGAAAATACGCATAAATAGAAAGAGAAAGGACGTAAATTTCAATGAAAAGCAAAAAATCAACCGATCTGGTCTATGTGCCGGAACTCACCCCAGAAGATGTTTTCAGCCACCTGGTTAATCACCACGCAGACGTTGTGCGCGCCAGAAACGCACAGCGGGCCTACAAACGGTATTTGGAACGCAAACACCGCTGCATTGCCTCTATCGTGATCGTCGTATCCTCGCTTGCCGCAGCCGCCACGCTGCTCATCACGAGCGGTGTTCTTGCGACGGTTTGAATGGAGGTGTGCGGTTGTACACGTTGTATGACAGCTATTCCGACTGCCCCGCTCTGATTGGCACATTTGAGAGTGTCGATCAGGCGCGGGAGGCCGCGCAGAAAATGGATGAGGCAACGGGCGGGAAGTTCTTTCCGAGGCTCGTCAAAGATGGAAAGGTCATTCAAGATTGGGGGTACTAAAACGTGACATACGCAACGCTTGTAACTATCGCTTCTCTGCTTGAGAAAGAGAAGAACATCCGCGAAAAGGAATGCGAGCTCCTGCGCGAGAAGCTGAATTCTGCGCGTGACAAAGCGGACTTTTCTCCGGAAGATAGCGAGCTTTCTCGTGAAGTAGAGTTTACCAGAGCCTTATACGAAAAGTCCAGAGAAGGGCTTCTCAAACATGAACGCGCTTGTGAAGACTTCTTTGAGCATGATTTCCGGTAAGAAATTTAGGTGGAAGTGGGACAAAACCATTTTTTCGGTAGAAACATAGGTGTAAGACAAAACACCATACAGGAGGCCAAAAACAATGAAGAAAATCGAGGAATTATGGAACGAGTTCGGCGATGTGCCGATGAACCCGGAAACAGAGTGCATTGAGGAAGCATGGAACGGGTTCCCGGCCGGAACAAATCGGGAGGAAATTTGGCACTGGTTCGAGGAAACGTTCGACGTTCGCGTCGCTGATCTGATGTACGGAGGTATCTGAAATGGGACAGCGTTCACAGATCTATGTCCGCGCGTCCGGGCAGCTCATCGTCGCAAACTACTATCAATGGAACTATGCCGAGCGAATGATTTCGCGTGCTAGATACGGCATTGAGTACATCGATTCGGTCAAGGACTACAGCAACTGGATTTTTCTCCGCGACGTGAACGTCGAACATTTGCGCCGCATCCTGGACGTAAACTTCGACCTCAAGGACTACCAGATTTCGAGCAAGATCATCGAAGAATGGAAGGACGTTTTTCCAGACAAGCCTTTCAATGATGTTGTGTTTGACTGGCAGGACAACAACGACGGCCAGCTGTTCATCGACTTCACGAAAGACGGAAAGATCTCTTATGCGTTCCGGAAGACGGAAGACATGGCGTGCGAAACTCCGATGTCTGCTGCCGAATACATGGAATGGGATCGTCGGAACTGGCTGGATTGTGAGTCCATGACGAAGGCCGAAAAAGCCACCTGCCGCCGCAACATTGCAGCTATCGATAAGATGGCCAGACTTATGACCGCAGAGGAATTGAAAGAGTTCGTCCATCATGACTACGGGTGCAAATCCGTTCGGGAGGCAGACTGACATGACCTTTAGAGATTTCTGTACAGGCTTCCGCGATTACTGGCCTAACTTCGTTGCAAAGCACTGGAACTTCTCACAGTGCAGAAACGGATACAGTGCCGGGTACACGCCGAAATATCCAGAAAAGACAGCAGCGGATTTCGACGTATTTTATAACACTTGCGACGGCTCATGGACACTCTACGTTGAAACAGCGTGCGTCCCGATTGTAAGAAGGTTTGAATCCTTCGACAAACTTGCGAAGCAGGCTTGTGAACCCGCAAAATGCCCGTAAGTTCCCGCAAGATACCCGCAAAAAGCGTAGATTTTCCGGGACAAAACCAGAATCCCGGTAGAACAGTAAATGTAAGCAATCACACAACAACAATTATTTTATGGAGGTAATTCAAAATGGCAAAGGCAACTAAGGAAGCACAGGAAACAAAGGCGATCAGACGGTACATCAAGCTCACGTTCATCGAGCCGGTGCTGGGAACCTGGCCGAGTAACGAGAATGTGGCGCGTGACTTCATCGCGTCCAAGTCTCCGGACGCAAACACAATCGAAGATGAGGTTGCAGCGATTGGTGCGGAAGCTGTGGCTGATAAGGCAATGACGGTATTCCCCCGTGTCGATGGCAAGCCCGTATTCTGGGATTACCAGATTAAAGGCTTTTTCAAAGACACTTGCAGCGCCCTCGCCCGTGCCAAGTACACAAAGTCCAGCGGCCTGAAAGCATTTAAGAAGGTCATCGACGGTATGATCTTCCCCTTCCCCCGCGCAATTTCCATCAACGTCAACGGAGAAATCGGCGAATGCCAGCGGCCGCTCCGTGCGCAGACTGCGCAGGGTGAGCGTGTGAGCCTCGCAAACTCCGAGGAAATCCCGGCTGGAAGCACGATTCAGTTCGGCGTAACACTCGCAGACCCGGCGCACGAAGCACTGCTGATGGAGTGGCTGGACAATGGGTTCTTCCGTGGTCTCGGTCAGTGGCGTAACTCTGGCAAGGGCCGGTTCGTCTACAAGACGCTCGACGAGGAAGGCAACAACCTCGGCGGCACGGCAGAGAAATTCGGCTACATGATGCAGGAGGCGAACTTCTTCCCGGAGGAAAAGGCGGGCTAATAGGCCCGCCGAACGGGGCGACGGAAATGCGTTGTTTGGCGCGGCCTTGATTGGCATCGCAAAGGACCAGCACTGACCAGAAATGCTCAGCACAGCAAAGGATAAGCGAAGTGATGCAACGCCAGGTGGAGTGGGGCTAGGCATAGCAGCGGAGAGGTGGAGCGCCGCACAGTCAAGAACTGCATAGGCCCGGCTGAGTTCTGTTTTGGGACGTGAAAAGCGGCGAAGGCTTTGCGGGGCGATGCGTATCTCAGCAACGCAAAGGAAAAGCGGAGATTGGCGTAGCGCTGAAATGGAGCGGCTGGGAGATGTTTCGCATAGTGAAGGCGAGGTATTGAGAAACAGTGACACGCGATGGCACGCGCAGCAAAGGAACAGCATAGAGGTGAAAAGCATAGTAGCGGAGGAGCAGAGGCAAGCAATGTTCAGCAAAGCATCGGCGGGGCGTTGCGCAGAGGGGCATGGCAAAGGAATGGCAAAGTAAAGAGTCGCCGCGCACAGAAACGCAAGGGCGAAGGAACGAGAGGCGAAGCATTGTTTGGCAATGGCATTGAGATGAATCGAAGCGCGATGGACTGGCATGGAGCCGCGTACAGAAACGCAAGGGCGATGCGGGGATTGACGACGTGAAGCAACGGAATTGTGCAGCGCAGCAAAGTGTAGCGAAATACAGCAGCGGAAACGCGAAGCGCTGCCTTGTGTTGAGACAGCGATGGAATTGCACGGATTCGCATGGCACAGAAACGGAAGTGTACCGACCAGATAATCATAGCGACGGCAAAGGATAGTTGAGAACACCGTTGAAAAGCAATGGAAGTGTATCGCGCAGTCAAGCGGAGCGGCGGATTAGTTGAGCAACGGGTAGCCATGGAACAGCGGTTCGGAGTTTAGTAGAGCTAGGGAAAGGCAAGGTGCGGTCTGGCCATGGAATGCAATGGCAAAGCGCGGTGACGGTGGGAACAGCAACGGTGAAGTACGTCAATGCTTCGAAAGGCCAGGGTATAGCATCGATTTGATCTGCAACGGCTGGGCGGTGATACGGATTGAGTCGCTACGCGGTGAAACGGCATGGTAAGGCATGGAAGTGTTTTGAGTTGTGCAGCATTGAGGTGGTGCAGGTTGGCTACGTCAAGCAGCGAAATGCAAAGGAGAAGCAATGCTCTGAGGGGCCGTGAAAAGGATATGCGTTGCGAATCAAAGCGGGGCAAAGCAAAGGATATGCGTAGCGAGGAGGTGCTTGGCAAAGCAAAGGATATGCGTGGCGAAGAAATGCAGGGCAAAGCAAAGAAGCGGCAGGTTGACATAAGAATGTAAAAAAACATTTGCCCCTATGAGTATAATGAAAAATGTAAGGAGGATTTCATATGGGATTTCCAAGCGCCTATGAAAAATTCCGGTCAGCAATGATTGCATACGAAGAAAACCTTCGAGCGATAGGCCGTTCTGAAACAACAATCAAAAACGAAGAGTTTGTGTTCAAACTGTTTTCCGATTTCATGTTGGAAAACAAATTGTGGGACAGACGCGAAGAGGGATTCACAGACGTTCAGGCGTGGCGCGACCAGCTGCGCAGAGATGGAAAAAAGCCGACTACAATCAGGCAATACCTGACGGTTCTTTCCGCACTCTACAATTTCGCCAGTTCCGAAGAACTCGGTGAAAACCGCTGGTATGACAGAAACCCAGTTTCAAAACTCCTGATGCCAGACACAAGGAAATTGGAGAAACGCCCGTATGACCAGCTTCTGACCGACGAACAGGTTTTGCTGCTCTGGAGAAATAATCCGCCAGCGAAACTCAAGCGGCCAGAACTTTGGCCGAGAAACTACGCCATTGTTATTTTGCTTCTGACAACAGAAATCAGAAACAGTGAACTTCTGGCGCTAACTCCGAACGATCTCGATTGGGAAAACGCAGAGTTGACCGTCGAACACGGGAAAGGAGACAAATTCCGTCAAGTGGACTTTCCCATCATCGCCCAGACTGCCATCCGTATGTATCTGAACAGCGGAATCCGACCAGTGACTGTCGATAGCACAGATCCGCTTTTTGGGACAGAAGCAACATTTGAATTCAAAGGTGACAACAAAGGTGAAGAATGGCACGCAGGGACTCGGCAATGGCTGTCAGACATCGTTCGGAGGCATGTAAAGGCTGTCACTGGTGTAGACATGATTCGTTCCCACGATCTGCGGCATGTCGGAGCAAGGCTCGATCTGAACAGCGGAATGACCTTCGAGGAATTGCAAGCAAAGCTTGGACACGAGTCGGTGTCTACGACGCAAGTTTATTCTGGAAAACTGACGAGTCGGAAAAACAGACGCTTAACAAAAGTAGTGCAGGATGAAAAAGAACGTCAGGCGCGGAGAAACATTGACAAATTGGAGGCTGCCGGAGATGATTTTTTCGGAACACTCCGGTTGAAACAAATACCACAGCCGGGAATAGCGTGATAAAAACCAAGAAAACGAAAAACTCCGGGAACAAGAATGTCGGGAAGAAAAACCAAGAAAACTAGAGTTATCCGGGTTTGCAAACAAGCCCGGATACATGGTGGAACAATGGCGCACTGATTGGTTCATAGTCCAATCGGTATCGGTTCAAATCCGATTTCCACCACAATGCCGCAGTTTTTTCGATTTTTCTGCGGCACGGCATATGGCCTCCTTTCTAATGAAGAAAAGCGTCACCCACGTAAGCGCAGGCGCTCGCCGGGACATGTTAGAGATTCCGGTGCTCCAAGCTGGGAAGCTTGGCTATGGGAAACATGTGCGTGTAGTTTAATGGCAGAACCTCAGACTTCCAATCTGATGGTGGGAGTTCGATTCTCCTCACGCACTCCACATGGGCATTACGGCGGGCCCAGGGAAAGTTTTGAGGTTCCAAAGGCTTGGTGAAACGATATATCCGGCCATCCGCTCAATCTGTAGGTAGTGCAAGTACGACAGATTGCAAATTAAATTAGCTGGCTCCGGCTTAATGTGTGAAAAAACGGATGCGACCGATGCACCGGCGCAGGGCTGAAAAGTTCCGTGGTCAATCCCCTCTTGGCTTCCAGACGGTTCGCTGTGAGGCGTGAAAGATGGAAGAAAAACTGGTGTGGCGACGCAGACCAACGGCGCAATGCCGCGTCTAGGCGTTGAGTAATGGCGGCTCTGGGGCCAAGAGTGGATGACTGTGAAAAATGAGGGAAGTGAGTAAAAACGATGGGCGAAAACGATACCGCGTACTGCATCAGGTGCGGTAAAACGACAGATTATTCGATAAAGCTTCAGCGCGTGAGAGTGAATGTTTGTGGGGTGCGTTTCAGCTATATTGAGAATAGACCCTGTTGTATAAGTTGCGGAGAAGAAGTCTACGTTCCAAAACTTGAAGGCCGAAATTATGCTGCTATGAAGTTTGCGTTCAACCAATCGGTGGAAAAGATCAGAAACAAATTTGATTCAAATGGAGGTAAAACATGAGTCTTGATATTCGTTACTTAACCAACGGCACAAAAAACGTCTACGTTGTTGTAGACAGTGCATCGCGCCCGGTTTCTGTCAACTACTACGACACGCGGGATGAGATTCCGGTTCAGATTCGGCACTATGCGCCGGAAGGAAATCCGATGTTCGTCGGGCCTGACGGAGCAAGGAATCTTTTCGCAATGAAGGCTCTGTACCCAGATTTGATGAACGAACGATGCTCTCTACCGGAATTCGTAGGACTCCCTTGCATCTTCGAATCATGCAATTTATCTTGGCATGCGTGCAAGTGCAGGTACACGGAGTCAGGAACATGAACGATATCAGGTCGGTTGATTTCAGCGACGCGCAGATTAAATCGCTCCTGTTTGAGGTGTACAGTGCAGGCTTTGAAGCCGGATATCCCCGATGTACAGACATACACACTGGTTTCAACACATGGTATCGTGATGTAATTCAGAAAGACAATCTGCCGGTCTACGCGGCACTTGACAGTCATGACAAGGACGTGCTGGATGCAATCGATAGCGTATGCTGTATCAAAACAATCTTGTATTCAGGCCACTATGAACGCATCCGGCCGCAGCTTGAATTTGCAGAAAAAGTATTGAAAGATTTCATCGCCGAAAGGTGTTGAGATACCATCCGAGTTTGGCTAGTTCGCACAAGCGTGCCGCTGTGTAGAAAATCGGAACCCATGAAAGTCCTCGTTGCGCTGGTACGCCAAACACAACAGCGCGGGCAAAAATCGTTGGTGAATATCGCGCGTAACACGCAACGTTGACTGCTGTTCAATAATTCGGGAAACAGACAAAGAGCAGGCTTGGTTAAAGGCTCATGGTGCGGTGACGAAACCAATTCCGCGCAATATAGGGTGGCGGTCATCCTTGGAGGTGCAGCGGGGTCCGAGTCCCCAAACGGTCAGGTTCGACTCCTGATCGTGCATGGTGCAAAACCTCCAGCCAATACGGCAGATGAATTCGAGCGGCCTCGGAGCCTGTCTTGAAAACAGTGCGCGGCGAAAGCCGTGGGGATCGACACCTCCATCTGCCGCCAATATGGAGCCGTAGCGCAGTTGGTAGCGCGCCTGATTTGGGATCAGGAGGCCACCAGTTCGAGTCTGGTCGGTTCCACCAGTTGCCGGGTCGCTCCCGGCTGATGTGGGCGGTTCCCGTCTCACCCCACAAAGAATGACAATGCCCGCTGAAAACTGCGCTTGTCTTGATTCGTCAAGACCGGTTTGACCTGACGGAATAGGGGCTGCTGATCTTCGGACTGTAGTTGCCGGTAGCGTGTGAAAATCTAAGCGTGGAAGACGGCCAAAATGGATGCGTGGCCGAATGGAAAAGGCAGCAAGGGTATGCGGTGCAGGAAAGCGCGGCACACTCAAACCTATTGGGGTTGAAGTAGCTACCTCGGACGGGAATAAAGCTCGTCGCATACTGCCTGCACCATGCGGGGTTCAAATCCCCGCCGCATCCACCAAAGCGCCCTCTTGTGGGTTTCGTGGCGCTTTCTACAAATAAAGTTCAACCCTCCGCGTCCACTGCGTAAGTGTGGCAATACAGGGGTATCGCCAAGCGGTCTAAGGCATGGGACTTTGACTCCCATATGCGCAGGTTCAAATCCTGCTACCCCTGCCATAGCCGCCCGTTGGGGTTCTCCGCGCGACTACATTTAACATGGGGAAAAATACGGCTATCCATTCATGCACGCAATAGCGTGATTGTGAAGTGTAGCGGCCCCGGCTAAAGACTCTGTACCCGCAGAGTCCAAGGAGAACGAGGCATAAGCGCAGCTATATGGGCCAGAAAGCGGGATAGTCGCCACGCTGCAATATATGATGGTGCCGCATTCACAGGAATACTGTGTTGCGAAACGGCTAAGTGGAGTTTGAGGAACAGCCATCATATCCCCTGCGCTTGTTCGTAATGCTTGGGGCGAACCGAAATCCGCCAAGCTAGGCAGTACCTTTGTGGACGCTTTCAGGACTGCTGATAAACAAGCGCCGGTGTGCAATCACCTGATTTGCCGTTGGTTTGCGCGCAAAACCTCACGTCCGGTACGTTAAGCCGGTCATAGATGGGCCGTTAGCTCAACGGTAGAGCAAGCCGCTCATAACGGCTCGGTCGTAGGTTCGACACCTACACGGCCCACCATTCATTCTTGAGAAAGGAGGATTACACATGAACAAGGAAGAACTCGTTCAGGCGGTTTCCAGCATTACCAGTATGCCGAAGAACGCCAGCCTTGAAGCTGTCGATGCTGTTTTTGAAGCGATCGAAGAATCTCTCATTGCGCACGAAGATGTCACTATCGCAGGCTTCGGTAAGTTTGTTGCGAAGTACCAGAAGGCCAGAGATGCGCGGAATCCGAAGACCGGTGAAAGCATCAAGGTTCCAGCCCGTTTTTCGGTCAAATTCTCGCCGAGCAGCATTCTGAAAAACGCAGTTGCGAAGTAATTCATGGGGCTTCACAGCCCCTATACATATTGAAAAATACAGAAAGGATACACTTCTATGCAGGATATAAGAATCCATAGGGGCGACATTTTCTGGGTTCGGCAGGACTATGCTGCTGTCGGATCAGAAGCGAGAAAGAATCGCCCAGCAATCATTGTCAGCAACGATAAGAACAATACATATTCCGAAACTGTAGAAATAGTTTATTTAACAACTGCCGAGAAAAAACCGATGCCTACACACGTTTCCATTGAAACGATGGGCAAGCAGTCTACTGCGCTTTGTGAGGCTATCTACACAGTTGACAAGGAACGTCTGGAGAACTACTACTGTACGCTGACAGCTGATGAAATGAAACTTGTCGACCAGGCTGTTCTTGTTTCCCTAGGGCTTACCGTCCACCCTACCTGCACCGTAGATGTATCTCAATCGTTGGAACCAGAAAAGGTACGTGTTCCGCTCAACGAGCCATTCGGATTAGAAGACGCATACCGCGCAATGCAGAAAGAACGCGATACGCTGCTCGCGCAAAGGGAAATCTACGAAAAGATCTGTGCCGCCGCGCTTCCGCGCTGGCCGAAGCCTGTTGAGGTGGCTGTATGATCTACCTTGACCACGCGGCCACTTCTCCCCTGCTCCAATGTGCAAGAACCGCATTCAACGCAGCGTCAACAGCGGCATGGGGAAACCCGAACTCCATACACGCCTTCGGGCAGAGCGCCAGAAAGGCAATCGAAGCGTCACGTGAGGCAGTATCGCGCTGTTTGAGCTGCAAACCGGAGCAAGTTTTCTTCGTTTCATCCGCAACAGAAGCTTGCAGGATTGCGCTGACCGCCATGGATGAAGCATGCCGAGTGTTTCGTGTTAGCGGTGTTGAGCATTCATCTGTATCAAGCATTGCCGAACGTGTTCTTTACGGCAGGCGAAACTCCAAGTTGAATGGGAGGATATTTCTCCACACCAACAACGAAACCGGTGAAATCTATGATTTGAAAAACGCATTTTCCGGATATGACGTAAAATTCTCCGACTGCACCGCCGCTATGGGTAAGCAGGAAATCAGTTTCCGTGAAAGCGGAATAGACTTCATTTGCGGAGGTGGTCACAAGTTTGGTGCTCCGATTGGAATCGGCGTGTTGATCGCGCGAAATCCGGAAGCAATCACAACGAATTTCCATTTTGGAACGCCTTCTGCTCCACTCGCAGCCGCATTTGCAGAAGCGTTAGTGTTCAGGACAGACCATATAGAAGAGTTCAAAAATGCAGCAGCCACCTTGCATGACCGCCTGATTGATGGTATCATGAACGAAGTACCGGACGCACAGCTTAATGGGCTGCTTTACAAGGGAAATGAAATCATGCAATCTCCGTACATTGCAAACGTTTCCTTCCCGAACATCGAGAACCACGCACTTGTCCTGCGTCTTGCGGCTGACGGATTGATGGTTTCATCCGGTGCGGCGTGTTCTAGCGGAGATAACGCCCCGTCCCGTGTGCTTCTCGCTTCCGGATATTCTGAGGAACGCGCACGTTCGGCCATCCGGTTCAGCTTCGATTACAAACTCGACTTGAATGCAAATGATATGGGCTATAACTGTGGGCTGAACCTCGAACGATATATCAAAATCGTTGATGACGCAGTAAAAATCGTGGCACGGAATGTGCGGGAAATGAGGGGTATATAATATGCCGCGCAAAAAGCTCAATTACACAGACAACTATTACAAGCCATTCCCCAATCGTCTTCGTAGGCTCATGCGTGGGGACGCAGGGAAAATCGGCAGAACTGTATCGCAGCAAGAATTAGCGGATTATCTCGGTCTGAAGGCAAGACAGTCTGTATCTGCATACTGTGACGGTTCTGGACAGCCCAGTTGGGAGAATATCGCAAAAATCGCAGAATACTTCAGCGTATCTACGGACTGGCTGCTAGGTGTAACAAATATTGAAAGCGTTGAGCAAAACATTCAAGTTGCAGCTGCTACACTCGGCATTTCAGGGAAATCCGCTGAGAACCTAGCAAGGATTTCAGCTGAGTTTCACGATGACGATGACATCCTTACCGCCCTCCGGCGTTCTTCAGCACGAGACGCGTTGAATAGTCTTCTGGAATCAGAAGATGTGATGTGGATAGCAGAAGCAGCAGACCACTTGATGCACATTCAGAAATTCCGTCCGATAAAAATTCTTTAATCTGGGCGGGACAAATCTGATTTCCCGGTAGAATCATAACTGTAAGCCCTCACGGGCACATCAAAAAATTATAGGAGGCAAGCACAATGGCAATGGATATTCAGGATATGGTGGCTGCAATGGCAGCGAAGAATGAGGCATTCCGTGGGAACGAGATGGTTCCTGAGAAGGTCGAGGTATGCAGCAAACTCAAGGAACACGCGGCAGCGATTTCCAAGGCAATGCGTACCCCGTGGCACGCGGATGATTTGGAACTGCGTGAGCAGAATACGTTCGTCTACGTTGACTTCCCTCTTCCAGTCAGTATTCTCAATGACAGCATCCGCAATCGAATTTCAGAAATGTACAAGCTGGCAGATATGGTAACGCTCGCCGATGTCAACTGTCGGCTGCGCATGACATTCACTGTCGCAAATGTTTGGAAGGAATGATTGCGCATGGAAGGTAAACTCCGAACGAACGTAATCAACAAGCGCTATACATTCCATGTGATGTACCGGGAAAAAGATGCTGAGTTCATTACTGTCGAGGCAGAAAGCGTAGATGCAGCAGCGTTAAAGCTTCCGGAAGACCGATTCTGTTCCGTACTGATGTCAGAGGAAGACTGCGCAGGCTGAGATTTTTTTGGAGGGATTGCGATGAGGAAAATTTTTGTTGGGAAGCCAAACGGGCAGCTTCTGGCAAGAGGAAGAGGAACCCCAATGACACCAACGTATGCTGTCGCTAGGGAGCTTTGTCAGTTATGCGGGGGAAACAGCATCGGCCCAATTCACACAACGCCAAACACACTCCGGTGGCTTGAAGAAAATCATGGTTTGTTTGGTATATTATGCGGCTCAGACTGGGATCACCAAAAAGAAATCGTCTATATGGGATACAGAATAATCTTTGATTCAGGTGAAGACGGCATCATGTATTTTGATGAAGATCACGACTAATATGTAAAGAACCGAGGGAGTCAACTATCCCTCGGTTCTCTTTTACTCAGAAGCAGAATGCGAAGCTTACGCCGAGGCTGCTTGAGGCATTGGACGCGCCCGCCTGGCCGTTATCTCTGACTCTGCAAAACATACCGCCGCTGGCTGATGACCGTTCCCACCAGAATTCGTCAACGCCTTCTCTCTTCTTGATCTTCGGGTTTCCCGCCTTGTAATAGTCGTATTGGATTCCTTCTCCGGGTACAGAAGAATGATTCGTCCCAAAAACCTCCACCTCGCTGAGCAGGAACAACGTGTCCGATACTGTCTCAATCGTCGTGCTGTTGCCCCCCTCAGATGTCTTCTTGTTTACCGCGTGGATGCCGTTCTGCACCTCCGCCGGCATCAGCGCCAGAATCGCAGGCAGATAGGTCAGGCGCATATCGGTGTTCTTCCAGCCGAGACCGCTCAGGTTGGTGTCGTACATCTGCTTCGCTTCGCTGTAACAATCATGCAGTTGGAATGTCAGTGGAGCCGTACCTGAGCCGTCCGTATAGACATCATGATTTTTGCCGATGATATCGATCTGATAATTCGTACCGTTGATCGCCATTGGTTTGCTGTCGCCCACAGCCCAGCTGTCAGGAACGTTTTCGGACTGGCACGCCGCAATGATCGTCTCCCAGCTGTTTGCCGCAAACGCGTCCGCGAGCTCGATCAAAGGCAGCTTCATGCTCTGAGTCCCGATGTTGACGGTCTGTGTCTTAGTGACGTTGTTCAGTGAAGCACTGACGCTCCACTCACCTGGTTCGTAGAGTGTTAATGTGCAACTACCGCTGGTGTCTGCCGTCCCGGAAACTGTCGTTGTGCCTTTTGATGCTGAAACAGATGCCCCCGCGCTCGTTTCCACTGCGATTTGATATACTCCGCCAGATGAGTCAGGTATTTCGATGGCTTTTCCACTGACCGAAACCACTTTCCCTCCAACTGTCAATAATCTCATGGTTATTCATTCCTCCATCAATTTGATGCCGCCCATACACCATTGACGACTTTCAACGTTTTCCCATTGTCTGATGCGGTAACTGGGACAGCCGGCATATAGTCCGTCCCCGGAATCGCCGCAGCAAGTGCGGTCGGGTTTCCATCTGCGTCAACAGCAGTCACTTTAAGCAATGAGCCTGCTGTCATTGCCTTTTGAATGTTGATATAGTTTCCTGTCACAGTGTCTTCCAGAAGCAGAACTTCATCAGTCGCAGGAACATCAATGTTCAATCTTGCCTGTTGTTTTTGCGCGCTCGTAAGGCTCTGCGCAGTGTATTTGAGGTCATGGAGCATGACCGCTCCGGTTTCTCCGTTCACAGAAGCAACGGGGTACGGAGGGGGATTTCCATTGCCGTACAAACTGAGTTCTGCGGAAGTCTTATTTCCTTCAAGCGTAACGCCATTTACCTGTGGCCTGTTTTGCAATCCATCGTAGTCCGTTGTGCCGCTTCCAGAGTAGTCCACAAGAGCACCTTCTAGGGTTCCAGCAGCTTGAATATTTCCGGTTCCATCACCTTCCAGAATCCCATCGACCATGATTTTCTGCTGCTTCTCTGCAAGCTGAGCCGGAGTTGCGTAGGAATCAGACAAGACAACTGCACCCGTCTTCCCATCAACAGAGGTAACAGGTGCGCTCTGAAGATAATCTGTTCCGGGAACAGCGGCTGTTACACCGCCGTTCCCGTCCCCTTTCAGAAGCCCAACTGCTTCAATCGCGTCTTGTTTTCCAGAAAGTTCATCAGCAGAAATTGCGCCGATGTTTTTTCTTGCCTGCGATTGTTGTGCCGCGCTCAGTATTTGTGCGACATAGAGAACGGCGTTTTCGGCGCTGCCACCTCCGCCGCCAGATGATGGGCTTCCACCAAGAATGCTCAATGAACCATTTCCACAAATGACGGCGTTTGTCATGCTGGAACCAAACACAAACACAGTGACTTGAGTCCCAATCGCAGCGTTTTCCATACTGCTCACATACGGGAGCGCAATTTCCCCATCGAACGGACGTTGCACCGTGATTTTTCCATCCAGTGCCGGTTTCGTAACTTGAGCGCGGAAGTACCACACATTGGAACGTGTCAGTTCTTCAATTTTAGGTTTGAAATATTCCCATAGTCTGTCCGCAAACCGTTTCATTTCCTGATTTTCGTCCATTGTGTGTTCCCTCCGCTATCACAGTTTTCTGACGTATTTTTTGCTGACGTATCCTTCTTTTCCGCTGGCTGTTCGCACATAATACCAGTTCTTCGTCTGATACCCATACCATGTGACCAGTTCACCAAACTTGAGTACGAATCGGATTTCGCTGTTGGTAGTAGCGGCAGCACGAAGGTTCAGTCCACTCGCTATGACTTTCAGTTTGACACCTTTCGATGCTGTTTTGTCCGTTTCTATCCAGGCTTCCGACTTTATTGGTTTCGTCTGCGCGTAATTGTTTCCGTATTGCCGCTTGCTCAAGTAGTTTCCGCTTCCGCCCTTCAACCAGATTGCAACGAATCCACGCAGTTTGCTTGGACGCGCCCACACCTTTGTAGGTGTTACATAACTGCTGGAAGCACCACCATCAAGATTGATCGCGAAATCGTACTTCTCATTGACGAACTTGTTTGCAACAACGTCCATGGGGACTTGCTTTTCGGTAACAATAATCCCAAGAGTCTTTCCACGCAGTCCCATCGCCGTCCGGGACTTGTTGCCCTCTAGCCCTCTGGGGACGTTAAAATCCTTCGTGCCGTTTTGAACCATAGCAGGGTAGCCACCAACTGCATCTGGTGATGTGACGGCTCCACGCGGTTCCTGAATGGGTGTTTTGTAGTCCTTGAAGCCAATGAACGGTTGCCACCCCTGATATTCCATGGTTCCCTTGTGCTTGACGCCAGAGGCCGGCGTGTATTTTCCATAGTTGAACAGCTCGGCGTTGATAACGATGTCTGGATACCGGCCATTCCATTGTGCGCGAATTGCTACGCTGCCAGTCGTCTCGCCTCTTGCGTCGCTCATTTTGACGTGTTCGATGCGGTCAATGCAGGAGAATGGGATTTCTGCAAAAATGCCGCCTTGGAACTCTGCGTAGGTCACAGACGTAGATTCCGGTTTTGACGGTGGTGTCGCGCTCTGCGCCGTGTTTGTGACGAGTTCCCATTTCGGCCTTCCAACGCCGCCGATAGCCGAAGAATTGCGGAAATACCACTTCTTGAATACTCCCCCGCCATTCGCAATCACGACATTGCTTCCAGCTCCTGTGTTTCCTTCGATGGTATAGATTTTCGTGCTATCCACCTTGTACACAAGTCCGGTATGTGTCATGTTTCCGGGATTTCCGAAAAAAATCTGATCGCCCGGCTGCACATTCGCGAGAGTGACAGATTGACCGGCAGACCGGTAGTAGTTGTACGATGCCGTACATCCTGCACCATACGCGCCCTTCGGTTGACATGTCATTTTCATGCCAATGTCGAATCCAAACGCCGTGATGAAGCACCAGTCAACGAACATATCACACCAAGCAAGTCCTTGTTTTGGAGCATGATACGTCCCCCATTTCGCATGATCGCGGGCGTATTTCGTGTAATTGTTCCAGCCGGCATTCGCCGTCTTATCGTCAAGCTGCGCATTCGAAGCTTTTTCCAAATACCCTTCTTCAGCCTCTGCTACGGAGATAAGTTTCTTTTGTGCATCCTGAATCGTCATTTTAACGTTCCTCCTTCCATACGGATGCAGTGATTATGCTTGGTCATCGTGTGTTGGCTTGTTCTTGTCCTCGCTCTTTGCGCTTTGGTATCCAAAGTAGAACGTGAGTACCATAACGATGATAGAATAGAAATCTTTCGGTTCCACTCCGCCCTTGAGCGCCATTACGACGAATGCTGTGGTAAGCAAGATTGTAACGAGAGATTTGACCTTGAATAAGTTTTCGACGACAGTTTGCCACCAGTTGTTGTTCATAATAGTTTCCTTTCTCAGTCTTTAAGAACTGACTCAATAATTCGTGCCGTTGCGTCGAGGCCGTACTTGTCGGCCAGTTCCCGGACGAATTTTAATGCGTACTTGCTCCGGTTTTCGTTCTTTGCTTTCCAGAAGTAGAACGCAGTAGCACCACCGCATTCTACAATCCAACCACAAAGAACAGTTGCAGCAGCTGTTTTGTCTTCAACAGCCAAAAAGATGATTATGAAGACGCCCAGCATCAGGTATGAGAAAATTAAGATTTTTTTGCTCCACTCCATGTCACGTCACCACTTCCCACTCGTCCACTTCCTTCTTGATCTTGTCGATGAACGAATTTCCCTTCAAGGCTTTATAAGCTTTGTACGAATACTCGAAGTTCTCGGCTTCATACTGCCGGATTTTCTGTGCATCCTTGTTCTTATAATAAGTGTGCAGCATATCCGCACGAAGCTGACACTTCATCCCAGCTTTGACTGCGCTATCTCCCATGACCCACTCTCGGATTGGCCGGACAAGAATCACCAGTACAGTGCCAATCGTAGTAATACCACCGAAGACGGTCACGATGTCTTTGAAAATATCCATTGTTTTTCTCCAATCGTTTTGTCTGTATAGGCAAAGAGAAAGAGAGCAGTGAACGCAGCCCTCTTTCGCTTCGCTCACAGCCCTCTTCGGCTCTTCCGCACCGCTCTTTCGGTGCAGGAAATGATTCTGTTTTATTTTGCAATGGGGGGTGGAATCCACTTGCCGCAGAAGAAGTGGATGCAGGCGCTGATTCCGTATGTGGATTCAATGGAGGATTTGCACGTTTTTGTTTCGCTGCTGTTGGCATCGAGCATTCTGCGAATCAACCATCTGTTAATCATCGTCTATGTCCTTTCTTGTCGAGCGTCTTTTGACGCTATCAATTTGTCGGCTTGTCTTCTTGAACTGCGTTCCTTTGCAAAGCCAATACCGTTTTGTTTCCCCAATTACATAGAATGTTTCTCCTGTTTTGAGTCTAAGCACGAGCTGTGAATATTTTTTCTCCCCCATCTGTATGCACCTCCCTTCTCATTCCGGCCAACTTGTAATCGTCGCGTTTGGGAAATCTACAACCGATACCGCGTTAATGGTCATTGTTCCATTGGTTGCAAGTGGCCGAGTGTAGCCTTGAATCAGATGTCGTTCGACCGGAGAACCGGGTTTGTCTGTCCGGACGATTTCAACAAGGTTATTCTCCGAGATGTGCATCATCTGTATGCAAGAAATTGATACTGCCTTTTGTAAAACTGTCGCGCGTTTCAATTTCCACTCTGCCAAGTCACGGCACTGCGTTGTTGTGTAATACCCGGAAGCGGTTTCTCTGTACGTCTTTCTGCCTATGATATTAACGTTTGTATCACTCGCTGGGTCGAGATTCTGCGCACGGCCGGCAGCTTGCGGATTGTCATCTTGCTTTTCTCCTAGAACAATATAGTCGTTGAACACTTCGGTGTTTTTTATCGTGTATGTTGTTCCAAGAAGTTGTGCTTCATCTTGTGAAAACCTCCACAAAACAGGCTTGTTTGCATCCACAATATCATCTTGCGATGGGTCAATGCGGAGTGCTCCCGTTTGGTCATAACCAATCCAAGCGTTCACCATTTCTGAAAGCCCAAGGCATACGTCAGCGAACGTACCATCGTCACTGTCTACCCGAAGCGTATAGGGAGAATCCGTCAAGTTTGCTGTCGTCCCGTCCGGCAATGCTTGCGTTTTCCCTTTGTAATAGCTGGTAAATACGGGCGGAACGTGGTCAAGCAGATATCCGTTTCCCCTATCAAGCCGCAAGATGGCTTCTATCGGCTTAAAGATATTTGTCCCAACTGGAACCTCGTATGTCGATTCAAGCCTTCCGAACAAGCTTCCATCAAGGTATGCCCATTTGTCAACCAGTGGAAGAGAAACCGTCCGGATATTTGGGTTGAGCGTTTCCTGCGGCTCCGCAATATAAAACACGCCCTGCTGGATGTAATACTCATATCCGTTGGAGAGCACAAGCCCTTCGTCAATGGCGATTTGCTGCCCGAACCAGATGTTATTGACGTTGTAATCATATTCAGCGTCAACGTTGGAGAGCGTAACGTTTGCCGTTCTGCGTTGTCCATTCTGCAAATTACATGTGATGGTTCCGTCTTGGATAAACGTTCCACTTCGTTTGTTTTCTGGATTATTATCGATTGCAAACGCCGTGCTTCCGTCCGGTTGCAGGAAACGAAGTCTGCACAGTTTTGTAAATGATGTGCGGAGTTGGCTCATGTAGTCATTCATGCGCCATGAAGATTCCATCATTGAACCCGGTTGAATGAACTGTTGCGGACCCCATGTTGGGTATAGCGTAACTGCTGCATCCTCCGTATACAATCCACCGAGAGCATATACAGCTACCCCGCCTGCAGAAGTGGCCCATGCAGATTGCGCGTATCCAACTTTTGTGAAGAGTGCTCCTTCCAGAGAAAGGGGAACGCCTTTCACTTTTGTTGCTGTTAGCACTGAACCGATTCCATCGTTTCCGGGAGAATACGTTACGGGATACGTTTCAGACGGGTCTATCGTATTTTCTTTCCAGAACGGGTATAGCGTGATATCGGCATCTTGTGTGTACTGCCCGCCAAGCGCGTATGATTTTGCTCCGCCGTCCGCAGTAGACCATCCGGTTTGCGTGTATCCTTCTCTTGTGAAAATAGCACCTTTCAGCGTAGCTGCCGTACCGGCCGTCTTCTGCTGCGTTTGGTTTTCTCCAGTTCCATAGACACCATGCAGGTATGAAATTGTGAACGTGGAACCAGCGGTCTTCGTTGCTTTTGCAATAAGGGTTATCGGTGCGGTGATGTCTGAGAACGTGTAAGTTTGGCTGCTTGAAACCTTCTGACCGTTACTATCGTACCAGCCGTCAAATTCAATAGTGGAACCTGCTTCTGTTTCAAGCGTGCAGCTCACCGTTGCTGTGATTTGGGTCGTTCCGTCGTAGAAAATATATGGAAGACCCGTAACATCTTTACTCACAGACGCAACATTATCTGCTGCTACGACCGCTATTTCATATTTGTACCACTCGGCGTACAGTGTCCAGTCGAACGTTTGGACATTAAACGTGGAACCCGGCGCAATGCCAAACGGCGCACCACCTGCGTTATCGACTGCCCACCATACGGATGCTGTATACCCGCTCCTTGAGGGTATCGTTTCACTGACTATAACTTCTTCGTAGTCATATACGGTCTGCGAAGATGGTGTCGGGTAGCCACCATTCGCGTTATATGAAACTGTATGCCGCTGTAGTGGTTCCCACTGGGCTATAGCTCTGACATCCGCATTGCCAACTTGAATTGTACCGCCCGGCTCTACATATCCAAGTGAAGTACCGCTTTCCTGAAAGATTTCCCAATTCACGAATCGGTAGCCTGTCAACCCAGGGGTTTGTGTCGTAACGGTAATATAAGGCCCGTTCACGTCATAGGGGAATTTTTCTCTTAGCCACAGTGTTGACCCAGTGCTTGTCCTGTAGTAGCTAAGTGTATAGGTGGTTTCTTGCCACACGCAATACAGGTTCCAGTTTTGGTACATCCGGATTTTCATGCCAGGGTCGAACTGCTCGGACGTGGCGGTGGAATCTGTGCTGTAGCCTAAGAGTTTGCTGGAATACTTCTCAAAGCCGTCCGACGGAAGTGTGTAAAAACTGTCATAAGCTGCAGTATCATAAAGATAGCCAGACCCGCCGTTTGAATCTATCGTGATTTCAAAACCTGTGTGAATGGTTAGATCGTTTGTTTGGTCGCGGTTGGTTCCTGCGGCATCATACAAATATGCTTTTATGCGGTATCCTTGCCCACCGCGTTCAAGGTTGTAAAAAGTTGTCTCGAATCCGCTTGCAACATCATATGACACCTGCGTTTCAGTGCTAGTTTGCGAACCATCCTTCCGAAGATCTATATGCGCATATGAAATATCTTGCGAAAAGCCAGATATTTTTACGGTAACAGAATCTACAGTCAGGTTAACTTTTGTGATTGTTGCCACTCGTGTCACCTCCCCATCGCTCAATCTGGCCACGCACCGTCGTTCTCCGTGATGACAATTTGAGCGCCCGAAGCGTCTCCGATTTCAACCCACGGGATTTTAACGGTTTGCGCCTGCGCCGCAGAATTATCCATCGTTCCGGACTCGATTGCTCCGCTGATTCTGATCTTCATCAAATCGCCTTTTCTGCTTTTCAGAAATAGCGTATTCTGCGTGATAGACAAGTCCATGATTTCGTTTCTTTCCGAAACAGTGTCGGAATATACGCCATTAGAAATCGTACCAATCAGGCTGCTCAACGCTCCAGTTTTGTAGTTGAACGGGGATGGTTGAACAGTCGGGTATCTTGTGAAGTTCTGTAAAATCTGTGGTGCATTGTTGTTACTGATATCCCCGCTGGACAAGTTCTTTCCGAACGCAAATATCTTTTGCGGGTGATAGACTCCATCTGAATCTTCCGTACAGGATAGAATTGCCCAGTTCCACACGCATATCTGCGTAATGTCGCTCGTAATTGCAGAAGACTGGTCAAAATCTGAGAGTCCGAAAGCCGTGTACCGATATTGAACTCCATTCCTTGCGCTTGCATCAATAAACGAATGAACATCCGTCGCACTTGAGTTAAAGATATGCTCTGTAATGGATGCATCGGTTTGATTTCGGTATACAGAAAGCTGCGTAAAGTAGCTTTGCCCAAATGTGTCACCGTTCAAATCAGATGTGAAATCAGCATAGAATTGCCTTGGAATGTCGTAGGGATGATATGGGTTTGACCAATTTTCAAACTTGCGCTTTGTTTCTTCGCTCATGTGTCCATTGCTCACGAAAATATAGTCAATGCTCACGGCTCCACCAGCGGTGATCGACGTTACTTCTGCGATTGGAGCGATATTCACAGATGACGCATTAGCTGTTGTTTTTCCGTCGGTTGTCCATGAAAGGCCGAGAACATTTAGTTCTCCGTCAATGATGAAGTCCCATTGCTGCATATATGGAATTGACGCAATGTTCTGACTTCCATTATTCGTAAGGATATCCACCGTAGCTGTTACAGCTCCGGAAAGCATGACATCAGACGTATTGCCGATGGCGAGGAATTTCCCCCCTCCAAAGCAGCACGCCCTATATTCCCATGTGGTGGAATCCACGATGACATCCCATGTGTGTCCATCTACCGATTTGACAACACCTGCGGCCGTAGTAGCAATAAATCTACCATCACCGAAGCACGTTCCAAGTCCCTCTGTCCGTCCGGAAGGAATACTTGCGGTCGACCACGTTTTACCATCGGAACTATAAACACTGTAAGAAAATAGTCCTGATGCGATAAAAACTCCGTTTCCAAACGCTATACTGCGCCACGAACCTTGAGGCATAGGCGTATAGCTCCAATTTAGTCCATCGTAGGAGTACACAGCATAGTTGGGCTTTACGCAAACATACATTCCGTTTCCGTATGTGATCGACGTAATCATGTATACATCGCCAGATGGAACGTTGCATTTTTCCCATATAACACCATCGGAAGACCGGTATATACCCGTGCCGACTGCGTAGAACTTGCCGTTCAAGAACCGCACACATTGAAAGGTATTTCCTGTGGAAGATGTGGTAGTCCAGTTTATTGCATCTGTAGACGTTGCAAAGTAGTCCTGACCGGTTGCTAAGAAAATGCCATTTCCGTAACAAACGCTATACCAGTGCGTTACACTTTCATGGATTGCGGAAGCTTCCCAGTTTTCTCCCGTTATAGAATAAGCTGCCATATTGCTGTCTGTTGCGACCGCGACGTACTTTCCATCCCCGTAACATACATCTCTCCAATTTGACTTGCTTGGCATGATGTTTTCAAACGCATTGAATTCCACGTTTGATGTTACGTTGGTCGTGAGCACCGTCTCTTGTGTTACAAGTTCACTCCCACCAGCGTAGACGGCCGTTGTTCCTGAACTTTCTCCGTCTCCAACGAGGAAGACACGGTTTGCACCTTCAAATAAGAATGCGTCGTTTAATGGCGTACCCAACGGGAAAACACTCCACGTTTTTCCGTAATCAGAACTATACGCGTAGTTGCCATTTTCATTTTCAGTCGCATATAGATGTCCGGTGGAGTCGCCACAGATAGACCTAGTTCCGTTTATAAACTCGGATATATACGAAAGTATATTCCACTGAGTCCCATCTGAGCTGGAAAGTATACTGTTATCATCCAATCGTGCCGCGTAAAACTTCCCATTGAAGAATGTAATAGAACTGAGTGAACCATGCCCTGACGTTGAAAGAGTCCATGTCTTTCCGTCAGACGAAGCGTATAAATTGCCTGTTTCAGTCCCGACTACATATTTAGGCGTTCCACCAACTTCTCCAAACGCAATCGCAGTTGGAGTACCGCTAAATGGAGCGGTTGATTGTACCCAACCAGTTTCATCAGATGTGTTTCGTGTATAAACGGTGCCCTCACCTGCCGCAACAAATAGATGATTACCGAAGCAAACTGCGGAAAGTCCAACAGATGCTGTTGATATATGCCATACGTTTCCGCTGTTTGTATAGGCTATTTTCTTATCGCCCCTTGATACAGCAGCATATTTGGAATCTCCGTATGCAAGTCCACACCAGTCGGAGTTCGTTCCGCTTAGAACATTTCCGGAGTAAAACCATGTTTGCAAATTGTTGCTGTACCATTTACGGCCATCTCGCAAGACAATTACATAGGCCTGCGTCGATTCGCCAGTAAAGACACATGCTGCACCATATGTTCCAAAAGGATAGCCGCTTGGACTGTCAGTAACTTTTATCGGGCTGAATCCATTGACCGACGCTTTGCACTTGAGAGAAAGGACATTTCCTTCTGGCAATCCTTTCCCATGCCAGCAGATGTCGAACGGCTGCTTTATAGAAAGCGGCGCACCGTTTTCTGTAGACCATACAACTTTTGCGTTTTCGTCCGACGGAATTGTAAGGTAGCTGTCTGATATTTTGATTTGGCTGTTTTTCACTCCCGGAACACGCTTGATTTCCGGAAGTTTTACAGTGATTCCATTCCCACGCGTCGATTGGCAAACGGTCAGGTTTGCTTGGATTGGATTGACCGTATATTGAACAGAAACGTAGGCAAAGCTGGATGCTTCGACCCCGTTTTCTGTTTGAACAAGGCACTCTATCAGATATGTGCGTCCATTCAAAAAACCATCGTATGGGAACGTGAGTTCAGCAGTACCATAAATTCTTCCTGTGTCTTCGAGAATGATTTCTTCTTTTCCGTCACTGGACGAAATCTTCCATCTACACCAGTTGAGTGCATCACCCTGCTCTTGAGTATAAGATGCAGTAAAAGTAAATGAGCGCGACTTCAACGGTTCCGGTATCGTGCCGATGGCAAGTGTTGGGTTGCTCCTTGCACGAAACACACTTGCGCTGGATTGCGTTACGGAATCGTTTTCGTTCCACCATTGCTGAATGACGATTTTGTAGTCGCGTCCGTTTTCAATCTTCGCAAGCGAAAGTTGCTCATGATAGATGGTGTAGTTGAACATCTGCACATTTCCGGCATAATCTACTCCATAGAACGGGCATCCATACGTCAGTTTTCCGGTAGAAAACAGCTGCGTAGATATTGCGTTGTTCGCATAAATGGTGATTTGGAATGCGGTCATAGGCGAATTCCCATTGACCTGCCAACTCACCGTAAGACTGTTGTTTGCATCGATTACACCATTGCCAAGTGCCCCAGCCATGCTGGGAGAAATATTTGTCGGCTGATATAACATTTTGATTCCTCCGTTTGTTCGTGTTAGGAGAAGTTTCCAAGATTGTGTGCGATGTCTGCAAATTGTTTCAACGTCATTCCGCTTGCCTGTGGTTCGTTGATTGTAATGCCGTTGAATTTATACACGTTGCCATTGTTCTGGGTTCCAATGCTGTGGTTATCATACGAAGCGTTGTGAACGGCATTTGCGTCAACGCCATTGCTTGACATCATCCATCTGATGCTATCCATGTTCTGGCTGAAGTTTCTGTCCTCAACTGGTGTCAGGACACGTTTTTTTAACATAGCTGTCACATCAGGCGGTGTGATTCCTTCGTCCTGCGTAGTAGCCTTGATGCCGCCCATGCCGTGCAGGATACCGCCTCTGTCGTAGACCTTGTATGCAATGCCATACTTGTCTGTGATAGATGTTGTCCCGTCTGCGTTTTTCACCCAGTGGGAACCGTCACCGCCGTTCAGTTCTTCTCCGGCGAGTGCATTGTTCAGGAAATTCAATCCGTTTGCACTGGAAATTTTATAGTTTTCACCTTTTCCGTCCAGCCGAATCGCCCAAACAGTTCCACTATATTTCGGACCAGTGTTCGAGCCTCCTGATGAATCGCCAGTTCCGTTTCCCGGATTTACAACATAAGAAATTCCATTCTTGTCGACAATGGTTACTGTTCCGTCTTCGTTCTTCGTCCATGTAGAACCATCTCCGCCGATAATGGACTCGCCTGGTTTTGCATTATTGACAAAATCAATGCCACGGTCGCTTCCAATCTCATATCTAGCTCCGTTCGCAGAAACGCCATAGAGTTTCTTTTCCGTTTCTTTAACTGCGTTGGAAAGCTGCGACACATCGAATCCGAACTGCCGGAAAAGTTCTGCGTTTTCCTGAATGATCTGACGAAGCTCCGGCGTGGCATTTTTCCAGATGTCTTGCAGGATTTCTCCAATTCCGCGTGTCTTCTCTTTGAGCGATTTCAGGAAATTGTTGTAGTTCTTTTCAAGCGCATCATACTGGGCGTTTATTGCGTCTTTCTTGGCTTCCAGTTCGGCCAGTGCAGCTTCGTAAGCCATGTTTGCCTTGAAGTCCTCAAGGTCTTTCTTGGCCTCGTCCAAGGCTTTCTGTGCGCTGTCAACTTCCTTCTGGTCGGCCACCCATTCCCACTGACCGGTGCGGGCATTATACTGCCGAACTGTACGTTCATTCTGCGCATTTGCAAGCTTGGCCTGCGCCTGTTGGACAGCAAGGATTTTTTCTTCGAGATCAAGCTGCTCATCACGCATTTCCTTCTGCTGCTTGAGCGCATCGATCTGCGCGTCAATCGCATCGAGTTCGTTCTGACGTTGATCTGAAAGATCGGAAAGTTTATCCGACATAACGCCTTGCAGTTCATTCAGAAGATCGTCCGTGTTCTTGAGTGTCCCGTTTATTTTCTCCTGCCACTCCCACCATTCGGCAGAAAGCGCGTTGATGTCTGCTTGGCTGCCGCCGATGGAACGCAGATACTGTGCCTGCGCATGGAGTGCCTGCTGGATCTGCTTCATCTTGGCCTTCTGCGAATCCTCGCTGGCATTCTGCTTTTCCAGCAAAGTCAGTTCGGATTTCAGCAACTCGACCTTCTGCTTGTGCGCTTCAAGGTTTGCATCGGAGGAGCTGCCGCCACCACCGGAAGAAGTCTTTGTTTCCGGGATTTTCGACGCAAGCGAGTTCCAATAGTCAATCAGTGCTTGATCGTTGTTTCTGGCTTTTTCCGCCTGACTCTTGACGTATCGCTGCGCTTCTGCCGCAGACATACCGTATTTTGTCTGGGCTTCCTCGGCAGTCATACCGGCATCCCGGCCGATGTTGTTCAGGCTAATGCCTGCAATCGCGGATTGCGTAACTCCCGCCTGCAATGCGAGTGTTTGAAGCGCCGCTATTTTGTCAGATACAGACAGCGCAGTGTTGTTGAAGATAATCATCTGTGCAACAACGCCGTCTATAGCATCGTCCGTCACACCGGACTGCTTTGCCGCATTTTTCAGGCCGGTGACGAAACTCCCCATTGCTCCACTGGACTTCTTTGTGACACCGATGAGGTCATTCGTCGCGTCAACATCGTCTAAAATTGTTTCTACGAGGTCACGCAGTTTTTTCTCTGATACATCGAGTTTGCCGTTTTCGTCTGTCAGCGCATTTACATATTGATCGCTCATGGAAATCAGCGACTTCATTGTAGATGCAGAGACTCGGCCATTTTGCTGATACTCGGCGAGAGCTTGAGACGCAGTCGTCAGGTCGCTTTCCTGCTGTTTCAGCGTCTTTGCGTACTCTTGGAGCGTTTCTACGGCTGTTTTTTCGCTTTCCGATGCACTGTCTAGCGCGTCTTCGTAATCATTGACAGCTTCTTCGGATTTCAGGTAACTGTCAAGCGTTCCGTCTAGTGCGGCCTTGTGCGCACCTTCCAAATAAGTTTGATCTTCAACAGCTTTGTTGTATTCTTCAACGGCTTGCTTATATGCTGAAATTACTCTTTCGGCTTCCTTGTACGCGATAGATGATGTATCCCCCTCGTCAATCATCTTATTTCGCTCATCAATCCAGCTTTGGTAGTCAGCAAGAATAGAGGATGGGTCTTTTAAGTTCGCAGCATCTGCAAACATTGAACCCCATGCTTTTTCGGCTGCAGTTCTAAGACCCTTTTCGGCTGCAGCTGTTGCGGATTTCGCGTCATACAGCGCGCTCTCGATTTTTGCTGCCGTAGCTTCCTTGTACGCGCCGCTTAACCCTCCAAGTTCTTTTTTGAGATCATATACGCTGCTCTTTTCGATTCCGAGTTTGTCAATCAGTCTATCAGATGCATCGATGAACTCGGTCTTTGAACCCGTTCCATCTTCAACCGCTTTTCGGAGGTCTTCGTAGTTCTGATATAGAGATACAATTTCCTTTGCTTCCGTTGTGGATGCTTCGCCTGCATCGATGGCTGCCTGTCGTGTTTCTTCCTGTGCAGCTTTGATTTTGTTATAGGCCACAGTGACGATTGCAATAACCGCTGTCAGAGCGCCCATTGCTGCCTGCATCGCACTTACAGATGTTACAGTAGCATCAGTGACAAGCTTATAGGCTGTCGTATTAGTTGTAAGCAGTACAAATTTTTGAGCCAGAGCCGAAATTCCAGCTCCGAACTTGGAGAACGTTGAGATGATTGCCGGCATCTTTATCGTTGCCAAGATGCCGGCAACAATAAGGATTGCGTTTCCAAGATTCCCGAATCCGTCAATCAGCCAAGTGAGTGTATCGAGGAAGCCCTTCGCCCAGTTGGAATCAACCGTATCGGCGATGAACTTCGTCCATGTGTTATTGAGGATTTTTGCCTTGGCATCCCAGCTCGTCAGCATAATGTCGACTTCCTTGTCGGCACTGCCGGCGGAGTTCGCTACCTTGTCCAGCATTGCGGCGTACATATCATAGTTCTTGATGAGCGCGTCAAGCTGGTTTGTACGGAGTTTGCCGCCAAGTTTGGATTCCAATTCAGCCAATTCTGCTTGGCTCAGAAGGCCGTCCTTATATGCTTGAGAAAGAGCCGCAATGGCTTTCATGGGGTCAACGATTTTGCCAGATTCCTGCGCGGCTTTCATCGCGTCTTCTGCGTAAATCCAGAGTGCGTCGTTTAGACTTTCGATTTCTTCCTTCGTCCACGCAACGCCGTCTTCGATTTCCGTTTCGGTATCTCCGATGATATTCAGAATCAGTGCGCGGAGAGCGGTAGCTGCCTTCGTACCGGATTCCTGCGTGACCGCAGTAATTGTACCGAGTGCCGCCATCAATTCATCAATGGACATATTCGCCATCGATGCAACGTTCGCAACAATCGGAAATCCTTCTGCCATCTTCTGAATGGAAGTGGCATAGTTGTTTTCGATCTCATTAGCCTTGTCGAGAACGGTATTGAGGGCAGTAACATTGCCTTCAAATTTGAAAGCAGCATCAGCGGAAAGGATGAATTGGTTCGCAATACTGGAAGTCACATCGCCGACAAGCTGCGTCTTCGTCGCAAGCTCGGCCATGTCTTCCGACATATCCTTATAGCCGGCTTTGGCAAACGTTCCGACGGATTCCAGATAGTCTGTGACCGCAACGCCGTACTTGGATGCAGCCTCATACGCTGTATTGCCCAGTTTCTCCATTTCGGCGGCAGTGTTGCCAGTAACCTTCTGGATAGCCGTCATTTCCGTATCGACCTGTTTCATCGTATCGATAGCTTCCGTGAACGACCGCTTCACCTTTGCGACAGCCGCATTTACGACCTGCCAGACGGTGATTTTACCGACAATGTGGCTGAACGTGTCACCAAGAACATTGGTGGAGTTTGTGAGCTTATCCGTCTCGTTGCGGGTCTGCGCGTAGTTTGCACGAAGGTTTTTCAGCGAGCCAGAAGCGTCCTTTACGCCAGCGACAAATTCCTTATCGCTGATAGCACCGCTTTTCCAGCTGCTATACAGGTTTTCGAGTGCAGCACTCGCCTGTTTTGCGTCGGATTCTATTTCAGAGAATGTACCGGTTGGATATTTCTCTGCTGCGGATTTTATCTGCAAGCCGAGGTCGGCGAAGCCTTTGCGGAGTGTATCGACCTTGGATGCTGCGTTTTCGGTTTCTTTTGCCTGTTCCTTTGCGGCCTTTTCGGCCTTTTCAGCGGCTTTCTGCGCCGCTTTTGCCATCGCATCGTAGTTGGTAGTTGCCTTTGTCTGAACCGTCGTGTATTGCTGCGTTTCTTCGTCCAGAGTCCGAATAATCTCAGTAGTCCGGCCAAGCCCCTCGTTGACGGTTTCAATCGTTCGGGTCGGTGCGCCATCCGCCGCGCCTGCCCATATCCGCGTGAATTTTCCACTCAGCCCATCAACATTTTGCGTCATGGCCTGCACGGAGCTGTTAAAACGGTTAATTGCTTCAAGCCCAGAGGAATCAACGGTGAAATTCAGTTTCTGAGCCTTCAAGTTATTTACGTCCTTAATCAGCGAATCAAGCTGCGTCCGAACGACTTCTACTTGAAGTTGAACCTTTTCAAAATCTGCCATTGTATCTTCCTCCTGTTACTTCGGGTCAAATCCATCTTCTTTAAGCTGATATCGGAGCGCGTCAGACATTAAGTTTTCGCGCATCACAATTCGTTGGGCTTCTTCGTGGAAGGGACGTGCCTGTTTCGACTTGTAAATCTCTGACTTCTTCCATTGATAGCCCTTGCCGCTTTCTACAACCGGCGCAATCAAACGCCCAGTATCATCGTCCCGGCTCTTGTCCTGAACCTCCAATGTCATAGTCGATGGGTCGTATTTCGACTCCATAACGCTCCAATCTTGGAGACCGCCCGGTTTTCCAACTTCGTCACGACGCACATACGGCATGTAGTCGCCTCGCTCATAAGCGTCATAGACTTCCGTCTGCACAGCCTCGACGATTGCGGCCTTTACGCTATCCGTTACAGGCCCTTCCATCGCCTTGCGGATAGACTCATCGAGTGCAGCGTTGAACCTGTTCACAAAACTTTCAATCGACATATCTGCCTCCTGAATGTGAAAAATGCGCCAATCCGCCATGTTCTAAATGATGGACTCGCGCATTTCCCGGAGAGGATTTCTCCCCTCCGGGACGCAGTTTGTTTTAGGTCGAAGTGACCTCGACTTCGCAGGTATCCTTGAATGTGGTTTCACCTGCCGCATAGCTGACTTCAATGGTGAAATCGCCAGCGGTCGTGCCTGCGGTAATCAGGCCGGTCTTCTCGCCGACAGTCGTGCCGGATGGAGCGCCGGTTGCGGTGTAGGTGAAGGTAGCAGCGTCGCCCTTGACCAGTTCGCCGTTCTTCATGGCAATACGCGGCTGCATCTGATAGGTGCTGGACGCCTTGAGGGAAATGCCGCCGATGCTGGCAACGATACCCTCGATTTCCTCAACACCGGAGCCGCACGGCTGGTAGATGTAGTACGCAAGGTCGCTGCCTGCACCCGTGCATTCGTCGCAGCCATCGGTGATAACGTCGGGGTCATAGGTGATTGCCTGACCGGACAGGGACGTGGTGTCGTTGTTGGTCTGATCGCCGGTAACGCCGCCGTTCGCGCCGAACTTCAGGGACGGAATGATGATGTACAGCGTGCCGACGCGTGTACCCTCGTTCTGTGCGGAGCCGGAAGCAGTGGAGAAGACAGCAACCGTCGCGATGAAATGAACGACCTTCGGGTCCATTGCCGTGGTGATGGTCGCGATCTGTGCAGTGGCCTTGTTGACGAAGTAGAAGACCTTGTAAGTCTTGCCGGACGTCGCGGTAAATCCAGTGACTGCACCGGTAGTCGGGTCCAGGTCGTAAGAAACGCCGCCGGTCGCAATCGGAGAAGCAGCATTGACCTCTTGTACATAGCAGAAGATCTTGGAGAAGCCCTTCTGTGCGACAGGCGTACCCTCGGTGATGTCGATGGAAAGCGCCGTGCCGTTCGCAGTAACGGTCTGGCAAACCATGACCGGAGCGTTGTGACGGAGCATCGCACCCATCTGCGCGGCCTTCGCCCACAGGTTGAAGTCGGCTGCCGTGAACTCGACGTTGACGGAAGCGTCAGACGGGAGCGTGGTAGCAATAGCGTTGCCGAGGCCGGCACGGATTTCGCCAATGGTGACGCTCGGCGTGACATTGCCAGTCTGGAACTTGTTGGAGAAGTAGAGAATCTGACCGGTCGTCTTGTCGGTGCAGATCGCTTCGCCGATGCCCTTTGCATAAAGGCGGGAGTCAGTAAATCGAATCATTCTTTTGTCACTCCTTTGTGTGTGTTTCAAAAAGATGTTTGTGTGTGTTATGTGGTCTGGTTTCCTGCATTTTGGACAGCCCGCATACCAGCGCCGCCGGCGAACGTTGACATATCAATGAGTCCGCCGCAGTAGTCGATTTCACGGTCATACAGAGGACTTGGGAACGGGTTTCCATGCTTCCACTTTCCGCCCTGCGCCTCTGCAAAGCTACAGGTGATGTACCCAGCAAGCCGCTGCACAGCATCGCGCCGCAGCAGAAGCTTCAAAATCGGCCATTCTTCCATGTCCGCTTCGTCGGCCCCCGAAAAAGTAGCGATTGTTGCTTTCAGCGTCTCTACGCGGTATTGCAGCTTCGGTGCGTTCATTTCTGCAAGGTCGCGTTCTGCCTGAACCAACTCAGGGTTAGCGTTCTCTGAAACGAGTTCAATGCCGTTCTGAGCCGCTAAAATTGGTCGCAGACGTTGGAATTGCATGGGGGTAATCCTTTTCACTTCCCCATTCGCAAAAATAAGCACACTTTTCAGCCGTGTTGGGTCATTTGCTTGCAACTCAAGGTCTACAAGTTCTATCCGTTTTTCGGATGGTAGGCCGTTTCCTACTCGCATTGCGAGTAAAAGGAACAGAATGCACTTGTAGAAAAGCCCGCTTCCGGGCTGTCCGTTTTTTGCCGCGTCAAGTTCCAATGTGTAGTACGCCTGCAAAAGAGGCTTTGACAGCATCGCCACAGGGAGACTCTGCTGCATAAACTCGATTGCGGGTCGTGCTGTTGTGAATTCATCAATGTCCTTGACTTGGATTGGATATAGGGTCAAGCCTTCGGTTTCGATAGGTTCAAACCGCCGAACAGCTTTTGCCATTTCAAGAGAAAGGTCTTGCATTTTTTATTTCCTCGCCTTTCTGATTGCCGTGTTAAGCAAAAAAGAGGGCTACCGGCACAATCTACTGTGTCGATAGCCCTCTTTGGCTCTTCCGCACCGCTCTTTCGGCGCGGGTCAAATATTTTTCTATTCAGGTATATCCATTTCGGAGTCACACCACTCCACGCTCATGTGCGGCATCCGAAGAACATGGTTTCCGTAGTCAAACCCACTCTTGCTTCCATTGTCGGTGTGTGCGTACCGGTCGAAGTCAATGACCCCGATTCCGGTGATGTTCACTCCGTGAAGTGCTTCGATGATGCACTGCTCGATACTGTAGGCTCTGGAATATGCGTCTGTCCGCGTGGTGTTCTCCATGTTGACGTTTACAAGGATTTCAAACTGCAAACCGAGAACCGTATGGAAATTGTCTTTTGCAATGGTTCTTCCCATATAGAGTTTCAGTATCGTGTCCGCTTCTGTATCGCTCTGCCCCCAAACTCTTTGTGGGTATATGCGGTATCCCTTCGGGTGCCGTTTCTTGTCTTCCGCTGCGTTCAGAACTGGATTATCCCCGTCAAAAAGCATGGACAGCTTTTCTTGCGGAGTTGGAAGCGGGTTTGCAAGCGGATTCGCACCATCGTACCAGAGATATTTCATCAGCCGGACACGGGCGTGGTCGTTGTCATCCTTTGGCATATAACCGGGCAAAGGCAAGTCCATCAGATATTTCAGTATCTTAATTGGGATTTCCTCTGTTCCACGCAGCCGGGTGTATCCGGATTGAACTCTCTCATAAGGGTAAGAGTCTGCGTTTACCGATACCGCCATATCAGGCTTCCTCCTGCTGTTTCTGCCTCGTTTCCATGTAGTCGGCGAATGCCTTCTGTGCGTCTTTTAGCTCGTTCAGTGCGCCGCTGACCGCCTCTGGTGTGGTCTGCTGCTGCAAGGCCATGATGATGCGCGTGACTGGTTCATTCATGACCTGCGTCAGTCCGTAGATTTCGGTGTTCAGACGCTTTTCAAGGTCACGCATATCCGAAATCGCGTCAAACGCCTTGTCCCTGACTTCGCCGTCGCAGCGTTTCAGACGTTCCATTTGGTTCATAATATGGCTTGATGCGAATCGGTCATATTCTGGTTCTGTCATAAGCCACTGATTCTTCTCGAACTCATATGGTTCACCAAAATAGAGCTTTGCATATGCCGCCATAAGGACGCGGCTCTTGATTGCCGTGTTTTCCTTATACATGGGCGGCATGGGAACGCTGTCCAGCCCCTTATCGATTTTCAGTTCTATGCGGTCAAAGCACAAGTCTGCCGCTTCCTTAACGAACTGCATTTTCTCGCGCAGCGGCACATAGTCTGGCATCTGCATGAGATTTTCTTTCGTGATTTGAATTCTGTCCATACTTTTCACAACTCCTTCCAGATCGTATGGTTTCAGTGAGTGTACGCTAGGTTTTGATTTTACAGTGGGAAGATTCGGCAGAAACTTCCCACTTTTTTGTTCTGCCACACAGATACTGATGTGCACACCAGTCGTGTCGAGCCTTCTTCTCCGTCAGATACCGGCAATGCAAGCTGACGTCCCCGTTCTTGCGGTAGGCATATTCGCACGTTTTTTCCATGCTATTACTCCTTTAGCCGTTTACGGCAGTTTTTCGTCACGCGTAAGCAGCCCGCCATCTGCTGTTAAAAAGCTCATATATCGTTTCCGTCCTTTTTATTCTTGACATTATGCCTGTTCCTGCCAACCAGCCGGATATGCCGATGGTGAATATACATTCGCGTCAATCAAGCTAATGTAATGCTTTCCATTGAACGTCACTTTGTCGCCCTTTTTGTAAGCATCATGCGCGCCAGTAGGTTGCACAAATTCCGGCCATTCATCCAACGAGACGACCACAAATAGTGCGGGTGTAATATCAGGTGTCCAATCCGCTTGTGAAGTATGCGCCTGAACCACGCGATATAATACGCCATTGTATTGCAGCCGTTCATCTACTGCATAAGCATGTCCTACTACCCACTGTGGGAATAGCTCTACTGCTTGCAGCGCATCCTCATCAGGTAAGCTAATCGACGCTTTTTCGATATACGGACGCAATGCTCTGGCTCTTTCTATGTAACTCATCACTCTGTCTCCCCAAGTAAAATTTTCGCTGCTGTTTCTGCATCTGTGAGTGGTAGTGCCGCGCCCATTTCCTCATAGCTGCCCTCCGGCTCTGTGCCTTTCAGCGTGTAACCAGCGAGATGGAACACCATGTCAGAAAGCACCTGATGTTCAGTTCCTTCTTCATCCGTAATAGTCACAGCCATCTTCGCGCAAAATCCTTCTGCCTGATCTTCCTTGCACGGGACATAACAACCGTTGCCGTGCAGTCGGATGGGCACAATACTGTCCGCATAACCTGCAAATGCGCCGTCTTGTTTTACTGCATACATGGTATCCCTCCAAATTTCTCTTGATAGATTTTCTCTAATCGCTCTGTGCTTGCTGTTCTCAACCGATTTTTCCAGTAGCTGTTTTCGTGCCCCGGCCACTTGTCATCCGTAAAATCTTCACAGCAGCCGTTTTTTTCATACCATCGATACAGACCATTCAGCATTTTCTGCCGCTCGGCACCTTCCTGCGTGTTCGGCCTGAAATGCTCCCACCCGTTTTCGGACGTCGCAGCGCATATCCGCCTGCCATCTGCTGCAAACAAGAACCCTTCAATTTCCGATACCACAGTTCCGTATCGGAGATTAAATTCTCCATCGATGCCATGTCCACGGAACCGCTTGTACACGATATATTCCATGCTTGTGATCCTCATACGCAAAAGCCGGGCGCGAAGCCGAAGGAAGCGCGCGCGGTGCGGTCTTCGACTGTCCCGTCGGTGTTCACATTCTCGAAACCGTCGGAGTTGCTCGCAAGCGGAGAACGGAGCCACCAACGAGCGGCGGCACTCGTTCCGTTGTGCTTGTGCTTTACCTTGCTGTTTCCAGCGGAATAATAGGCGTACTGCGCTTGCTTACTCGCCTCGTTCGAGTTTGCTCTCGAAATGCTCCCGAAAACCTCAAACTCCGAGAGGAGGAAAAAGTAATCCTTTGTCGCCGTGACCGCACTCGCGGATGTGCTATTATTTCCCGTATTGTCCGTGTACTTGGTAACGGACTTTAGGACTGCATGGAGCGCCGTCGGAATGACTGCGATAATCGTTCCGGAATAGCTCGAGAGGCTTGTCCCGCAAATATTTGTACGCATTTGCGAGCTCGCCCATCCGCCGGAGTTCGTTGCACTACTGTTCATAGAGAAATAGCCGGTTGTCGAAACGGGCGAGGTATAGTAATTATCGCAGAAACACACGTCCGTACCGCCGGAGAGCGCGGTCTTTGCAAGTTGGAAATGGATACAGTTTTCCCCTTCTAGGCTCGCGTTATGGTTAAATCCAATAATGAACGCATATGTTGTGTAATTAGATAGTGTAAGATGTCCAACCGTGCCGTTTAGCGTTACAGCCTTTCGGTCACCGACGCTCCAATAGTTCGCGCCCTGTCCCGCGTCGGATATATTTTTTATTGTTTCCCAAGTATTTTCATTCAGTGACGGATATACAAAATTAAGAGACACCGCATAGCTGTCCATGATGGATACGGTTTTTGTGTCTGACGTTTTCCCGTCCAGCGTAGCAGATACGCTCCATGTGCCGATCTCCGGAACGATAAGTGTACAGACTCCGGTGCTGTCAGATGTTCCGCGGATCGTTTTGGAGCCATTTGTCGCCGTGACGGTCGCACCCGTGGATACCGTTACGACCAGTTGCGGAACGATCCCGGTTTGAATTGCACGAACCGCGCTTGCAAAACCATCTGGGTAAGTCAGCGGGTCGGATGTTCCGCCTTTTTCTCTGATGGCATCGGCAACTGACGTGAGTTCTATATCGTTCGTTAAATATTCAGTTGCCATCAGAAGCTACCTCCATTCGCGCTAGGAATTGTTTCCGCGCTCCACGCTCCATTGACCACCCGCAGGAATTTGCCGTTGTCAGAAGCCGTGACAGACGGCACTTCGCGAACCGTGACAGCGCCTGTGTGCCCATTCACGCTCGTCACGGGATAAGGAGGTGGATTAGTGGCGCTGTACTGCCGCACATTGTCTACGTTCCCAAGCCCGACGTCGGACTTTCCGAGCGCCACCGCGCCGGTCTTACCGTTGACACTGGTGACGGGGGCGGTCTGCAATGCGGTTTCTGCCTTTTCTAAGCTCGACTGGACGCTACTGGACAAATCTGATTTTGGGATTCCACCCGTTGGCTTTGTGTATTTCTCTTCAACGTCTTTTTTACGAGGAATGGATAAATCCTCGCTATATCTTCCTAAATTCTTCATGACGTTCCTCCAACATGGCCTCCCACGGTATTTCACGTGGGAGGCGTTGCGTTCATCATCCGATTGCAACGGCACGGTACGCTCCGGCGCTCAGAGAAGTTACGCTTGCGTCAGTCTGGTTGATGGTGATCGTAATGCTGTTATCAGTGCCAATTACTACATCAGTCAAGACCATTGCATTTGTAGCCGTTTCGTATACCTGCACCAGCATCGGAGTCTGCGGGCCATTTGTCTGTGCGGCGATCTGCCAAGTGAATGCGCCGCCGGTTGCTGAAAGCACTGGATTCAAAATGGAATACTTGTGCAGATTTTCAGGAGCGGCCTGCCACGTCGGTGCTTGTCCATTGCCGTTAGAGGTCAGAACCTGACCAGCTTCGCCGCCTGTCGTTGGTGCATAGAATGTTGGGTTCGGCGTTTCAGTACCGTTCTGTGTAATGGTATTCTTGGTTGCGCCCTCGGCAACGGTGCCCAGCTTTGTCTTGTCCACTTTGCTGAACTGCGTATAGGTTTCGCCCTCGCCGATATCGTCCTGTGTCAGCACAACAACACCGGTTTTCCCGTTTACAGAATTCACGTCAGACGGATTGCAGAGAACATAAACTGTGCCGCCCCAGCGGTACTGCTTGTTCTGGTAACTTCCCTCCGTCATGACAATATAGATCTTACCGGTTTCAGGAGTCAGCGCGGCTCCGCCCGCCGTCAGGGATAGCCAATCAGCTGCAAGCGGGGTCTCGCCGACGATGTAGGCTTCCACAACGTCATCGACGTAGCTGGGCAGCTGGGCAGCCGGAACAAGGCCGTCAGCACCAAGTGTCGCAACACCGTTCGGCTGGCCCTTCTCAGATGCGGGAATCTTGGCGTTAATCTGTGCCTGCGCATCGGATGTAAGGCCGGCAATGTACTGTGCGCCAACAATTTCAACGACTTCTGCCGCCGTGATGTGCCCGGCCTTATCGATTGTGAGAGAAACCGTGTGTGTCGCATCGCCATACTGACCAGCAGTTGCACCGGAAAACACATGTCCGAGCGTGATAACCTTGGTTGTGCCGTCTGCGTTGACATGAATCCACTTATCACCTGACGCAAGAGAGAACGTATCAGTCTTGCCTGTTGCAGAAACCGTTGCCGCTGCATTCTGGCCTGCAACTTCGGTGGTGTCATTAGTACTCTGCTTCGGAATTGTGATGTTGGAGAATGCGTTCTGGTTGACTTCACCGCCGCCCGCAACTGCATTTTTGACAGCCGTGTCAAGTGCAGAAACCGCTTTTTGAATGGTGTCACCCGCAGCGACATAGCCTCCAGACACCGGCGTGTAGTCCGTCAGCGTCAGGTCAATGACCTTCTGCGTCGCGACATTGCCAGACGCGTCGAGACCAACGATCACTGCGCCCGTTCCACCAGCCTGGTTATAGACCACGCCAACCGGTTTCCATTTCTCACCATCATACTGGTAAATGACCTTATCTTGAGAGTTTGTGTAGACTTGGAACTGCTTCGGGTTTGCAGGTGCAGCAGCCAACGGCTGTAGCACAGCGTTTTGGATTTCATTTTTGTTAAGGTCGAGGTTCGTAAGTACACTTCTGCTCATTAGTGTTTTCTCCTTTTTCTTGGTTTAGTTCATATAAGCTTTTCCAGAAAACGGTGCAGTAAATAGGATTACGATATTGTTTTTATCTATATACTGTACGTCTCCAACTACTTCTGTTCCAGCACTGTCGACAATGGATACCGATGGGTATTTGTCCAAGTTGTGCTGTATTTCCCATTTTGCAGCCGCGACGCTCTGCGTAAATACAAAGTTTTTATCCGATTCGCCAGCTTCCGAGCCGATGTATCGCAAGGTATTGTCCGGCTGAATGATGTAGATGTCTGCCGATGTTTCTGTTAGGACGTGCAGTACCTGACAATAGTAATATATACTTTCTGTCGATCCAGGCGGTTTGGCTATGGCTGCAGCGGCTTTCGCTTCTTCGAGGGAGTTAAAATAGGCATTGTAGTCCGGAGGTATCGCCGACACCATTGCAAACGATACACTCATATTCGTTTTTGGGATGCTTGTAATTGCCATCTGTACTCATCCTTTCCGCTCAGATCGTGACGGTATACGTGTCCTTCACGTCGTTCGGGGCTGCGAAGTCCTGCGTATAAACTTTGTACGGAATTGCAAGATATGACGAAGCGCCTTCAACATCGATAGTTGACTTTACAAATGCTGACGTGATATCAGTGTTCATGCCGTTTACGTCCTTAATGCTCGTCAAATCACGCAGCACTGCCGGGTAGGCAATAATAACCCGAATTGCCCCGACTGGTATTGTCACGCTGAATGTCGAGCCGTTTGAATAAGATCGGTTGGATTTCTGCGCAAGGCCACGAATCAAGGTGCTGTCCGTCGTGATTTTCTTGTCGGTCGTCGTTCCATAGAAGGAATTGCGGTATCCGGTGATTGCACCGGTAGTGGCAGATTTCGTTCCGCCCTTGATTTGACCATCCGGATATTCCTGATCCAGTGCGGTAAATGGAATCTCACCATCGCTGTATGTGCAGTTGAGCGTAATCTTGTAGTTTGCACCATCTGGTACGATATAGGCCGCAAACGTGCCGCTCTGCGTCGCGATCTGTTCAGGTGTAACGTTGTTGACAGCGGACCAGCTTTGTGCAGCAACACCTGTCGGTTTTGGTTTGTATTCGTAGGCCCCCGGATTCAGCGACCCATTGTATGCAGGCGTGACACTTGTTCCGACTTCATATGCCCTTGCTGTAGAACTCGATACACTCACAGATGGCTGTGTAATCGTCGGATTTTTATCCTGTGAAAAAGCGTCAAGTAACACTGCCTGCACACTTATGTTTTCTGCGGGAACCGTGACTTTACCGTCAACCGGAACATATCGGCCAAACTGTTCTGTTAAAACGAGGTCTTTTGTAAAAAGGACCTCATCTGCCGTAGGAGTTTCACTCGTGCCGCCGGTTCCCGGCTTATACCACAGCGTACCGCTTTCGTCGACCCCAACCGGTTCAGTCATCTCATCGGTCTTCGGAATTGCCTTCACGCCGCCGAGCGCGTCTTCGCTTGCAACGGGCAACGTATATGGCTTGGGGATCATTGGCTGATCTGTTAGGTCATTATAGGAGCCGCTAAAGTTAGATGTACCAGCCCCGATATTTGTCCGAGCCTGCTGCTTCTCTTCGTCAGAGAGTACCTGTTCCGTAGTCTTTACCGCGTGAGTTTGGACAGTACCGGTTTCTCCATCGACAGATTTTACCGGACTGTTTGCTTTAACATAGTCAGCGATTCCTCCAGATTTTTCGACTTCACCATTAGGGTCGTAGGCCGATTTCAGCATATCGCCGCCACCGGCATTCGCGATTGCATCCGAAACTGCCTTCTCGCTTGGAATCTTGCTTTCACTTGTTCCGAGCTTCTGCGAAATGCTTTCAGTGGAAATTGCTTCAATGTTCTTCCGCGCCTGTTCTTTCTGTTCCTCTGAAAGATCTTGTGACACGTCGTATCGTACAGCGCCATTGAGCGTGACTTCAACGCCGGTAACATTGATGCGGATGAATATCATTCCTGAGACGCCTGTGTTTTTCGCAGAATTCTTGTTGATTGAGCTGCCTTTTGTATCATCACTTCCGATGATTCCGAGGCTCAACGCTTGCGTAACATCAATAGACTCGCCCGCTCCGCCAAAAATAGTTCCGTCTGAAAATTCGACACGTGCCTGCGGCTCCACAAAACCGCGCATTGCAAATGTCTGTCTCTGCGCAAGCGGCATGAGCCACTTCCCGTTTTCGTATGCAACGTCTCCGGGGTATTGCCGCGAAAAGCTGCCGAGGTTTAGGACGACAGTGTTCACCATATCGGGTGTAATAAGTGTGCCGTCCAGCGTTTGCAGCACAAACGGGATCGCATATTTATCGCCCTGCATCATAGAAATTGCCATCAGATTCCCTCCAACTCTATCTTGGTGCTCGCTCGAAGATCCCCGTACACGGCCACAATCGTCAGCGGAAGAGTCTCGCCGCGCCAACACGTAATGGTTACGGAATTTCCGACGATCTCAGCGCTGTACGCCATTGAATCTGCCCCATCAAACTCATAGTGAACTGTATCGTCCGTCTGTTCGCCATTTTCGAAATATGCAGCAGTAATCGTCGCGCTTTCATACATCTTCAGTTTTTTAGGTATTGTTCCCAGGAATGCAATCTCCGGTTCTTCGGAAACCGGTTCTACTAACAGTTCATAGTCCATAAAAATGTCTTGATTCTGTGCCAGCGAGCATCGGAGCACGCATTTTCCTCCGGAGACGGCCGTAACGAGTCCATCCGGTCTCACGATTGCCACCTCATCATTCAGTGACGTCCAAATGTAATTCACCGGGTGTGCTTCTGTGCTCGCTGCGTATTCTCCGCAGCGGATACTTGTAGCGGTCAGCAAGCCTTTCTGGCCGGCTTTTATCTTTGGCTGTCCGTTCACCCGAATTTCCCATGAAAACGTCTTTCCGCCTGCCACATGGTTTTCCATGTCGTCAATTTCTTCATTCGGCGGTTCATATCTAGCCGTGAATTCAAGCAGCCGGACTGAATCATAATCTCCAGTAAATTCCTGCGCGTAATCGCCGAAGCCGGTGATGTGGTATGCAGCTGACCCAAGAATGATTCTGCTGTTTGTGTTAAGTTTTTTTGTTTCTTCGTTTCGCTGGCATATGATATTAACATAGCCCTTTGTAATAAGGGCATATTCTTGCATATCGCTTTCGTTTGCTGTCAGGATTGCCTTTTCGACACATATCGGTTCTTTCAGGAGATTTCCGTACCAGTCCAGATGGTTCCACGTTGACCGACAGCGTTGTGCAACTCCGCTTCCAGTTGCGTTGGAAATGTTCTGCGGGTTTGTGACAAGCCAAATGCTTCCCATTGCATCGATTTTTGTTCCTTCCGGCACATACTCAATGCTTTCATCGGCAAACATAATGTCCTTGTAATCATCCTGCTTACGGAGTGTCGATGCCGTTTTCGGTGCTATGTCCGCCATACGAATGGATGTAGTTTCCCACTCATAAAGCGCATCTGGGTTCAATCCCTGCACACGCGCCTCGATAAAGTCAGAAGCATACTTCGCATACTGATGCACAAACTCTGCGCTTGGGTCTCCGAAATACTGCTTCTGCCGGCCTCTATATTGCGATGGGGTGTTCCTGACTGCTGTTTTCAGGTGGCCGGAAGCAATCAATCCGTTCTTGATATTGTCTGATAGCGGCATGATGTCCAGCCCCCCCTTCCGATGTTTCTTAGAGCAGTGTGAACACGCGCCGCATGGGATTTACCTGACGCATATACGCGCATTCTTGCTCATACCCACGCAGTTCACCATAGAATAATTGTAAGTTTTCCTTGTACCGAGCCGTTGATTCCTTCATGGTGGTGTTTTCGTTCGGTGTATTAAAACTCTTATCCTTTATTTTCGGTTGGATGTTCAGCCATTCACGGTTAAATCGGTTATCCCATGTCACCGCGACGGCCAATCCTAATAGACGTTTCTGTTTGAGCGTAAGTTCGTGATAAAAATGGCCGTCTGTATAGAAGTCCAAACGATATTCGATACCTGCGTTGTCCTGCTGTGGAAATGTTACATTTCCCGTTTCGGAGTCGTAGGTAAAATCCGTGTATGGGACGAACGAAGCGTCTCCATTTCGTGCGTACTGCACACTTACGCAGCTGCAAAGTTCATATCCAACTTTTCCTGTCTGAATCGTTGTTTCCTGCGTTGTACTGGTCTGTTCGCTTGTCCAATCGAAATCGGAATATTGTGGTTCTTCAAGTCCTTCTGTCAGGAATACAAGCAGTTCAGGCGGGCTTTTCAGCATAGGGATTGCCATTTTCACCCATGCGCTCATGCGTCGGAAAAACAGTGCTGCGTCTGTTCTCAGGTCATCTGTCATTCGGTCATCGCCGATGATAACCATGGCGTGATTTGTAATGATGTCGCTCCAAGAGGTTCCCATTAGTCCCATTCCTCCTTTTCGTAGGAAGAATCGTTCATGGTGTTTTGGTATTCCTCCCGGATACAATCGGCGGCAGTCTCATCCTCAATCAGAAGCAGAAGAGATTCGATGATGCCGCATAGAGCCTCAATTCTTTCCTTGCTGTCCATGGTTCGACCGCCGCCTTTCCTATATTAAGCATTGACAGTAACAGTGCATTGTGCCTGTCCTGCCAGATAGTTGTCGTTTTCTTCCTGCACGATAGACAGAACCGCATTTCCTGCATTCAGTCCCTCTATGGTGACGGTGGTGTTGTTCACAACTGGGCTGATTGCTACCGCAGAAGGGTTGCTGTTTTCGATGGTAAGCTGACTATTTGATGCAGTCGTAATCGTGAATGTTTCGGTTGCACCAGCGGACATTTCGATTGCTTCCGAACTGACGCTCAATCCAGCACTGGCCTTTGCAATCGTCCACGGAACAATGATGGTTCCCTTATAGTTTCCGATTCCGTCAATTCGGAGGGAATATGCTCCGGCGTTCGTACCTTTGTTGTCTGATACAGTGTAGTCCGTGTCAGCCGTAAGCTCTGTTCCGCCGAGCGTCACGCTTGTAACCGTTTTGGTTTGTTCACTTCCCGTATAGGTAAGCGCCGCGCTCACCGCAACTTTTGCGCTCTCAATGCTGGTCTTGACCGTTACTGCATTTTCAAGATTATAGAAGAATCCACTGTTTACTCCGTTTGCCGTAACGATATAGCCGCCGACTTGCAGCTCATACTTTCCAGCATCGACTTCTGGAACTGTATAGCCGCCACGAGATACCTTCGCGCCGGTGACAGCGGTAAGCGTAACAACTCCATGCACCCTGTTCTGCGCCGCCCATCTGACGTGCATATAGGTAAGTGTTGTAGCTGCACTGAATACGATATATTCAATCGGGCCATAATACCGGACGGTGAACACATCGCCTTCCGGCTTTGCTGTCAGCTGCGTTTCACGGTTCAGTTTTACCGTAAAAGATGCTGCAGCCGTCATTTCGACACCAAGGATTTCTGCCTCTGAACCGTTCCACGGTTGGTCACTGAAGTTGGTTTCAACCGCAGCCCGAACCGTAGGAAGAATGTTTTTGTTTGCCGCGTATGCGGACGCAGGCACAAAGGAAAACTCGCTATAGACAGGACTACTCATGTTAATACCTCTTTCCTGCGCCCGTATGCGGCGCAATGTTTACTGCGCGTCCCGCGCGTTCATTTCTTCGATAATGGAGATGAAGTCACCCCTTTGGTTTTTCGGGGTCTTGCTCATTTCGTTCAGCTTCACGACGATTTCTCGCGTGATGTTTGGATTGCCAAGCGCATATTCTTCCGCGTAGGTCTGCGCGACCATTTTCTTGTGTCCTTCGCAAAGTTTCGGGTAAAGCGACAGCATTTCATCGCTGTATTCCGCCATTCTTGCGAACACTCTCTTGTCAAGGATTTCGCCATCCTTATAGTTGACGCCAAGTGCCTCGCGCTCATCGTCACTCAGTCCGGACACAACGATCAGCCATCTGCGCGCCATAAAGACACGGTTCACGTCCGTCAGAACGCGGGAGAGATCACGGTGCGGCACATAGAAACTCCCACTCTTGCCTACGATCTGACCGAAGATGCCGCCTTCTCCGAAGAACACGACGTTATCGTCTGCAACAGGAGCTTCCCAGAGGAAATGCACCATTTCGGAGTCATTTGCCACCTGAATAATCTGCGGAGTCACAGGCGTCTGCGGCTGTACATTTGCAACCGCCTTGGCAACCGCATCGGCTACCATCTTCTGCACGTCTGCCATTGTAAACGTCGGTTCTGCCTGATTGCTTGTTTCCGTGTGAACTTCAACGGTTTCACCCGCCAATTCAGGCGCAACTTCCGTCAGCGGAACTTCGCTTCCGTCGTATCGGATTCCGGTCACATCATCTGCATTGACAGACAGGATATTTTCTTTGCCCGTTTCTGCCTTTTCAGCAGTATTCGAGGTCTGATCTTCTTCCGGAACATCAAAGAAAACATCTTCTTCCTTGACTTCCTCCGCCACAGGCGCTTTCTTCGGTCTTCCGGGTTTCTTTCCAGTGTTCTTGTTTTCAGCCATGTCGTACACTCCTTCCAGATTTAATGGCTATTTTCCTCCACGAATGTTGGCTCCGTCCGGACTCGAACCGTATCTTGCAGCACCATGCAGAGCCATATGGTGCGGGACGGGCTGGAGGTAAAACCCGCCCCGCGAAGAAGAGATTAGACCGTTACATGGCCCACTTTGCTGGAGAACGTTGCAACCGAATCAAGAGCGGTCGTGAGGTTGATGCCCATCTCGAAGTCGGCCGTGCGAGTCGGGTCGATTTCGATGGTAATGGGCGTTTCGGCGTTGTAAGCAATGGTCAGAGGCTTACGGCCGGCAGCAGACAGCATCCAAATGTCGTTTGCAGACAGGATGGTAGTCGGCTCGGTGTTCAGCTTCAGCGGGCTCGCAGCGTCACGGAGCGGCATCAGGCGAACGCCAAGGAACTCACCCAGCATGCCGGTGCTGTTGTACTGAGTGCCGAGGAGCATCGCAAGAGCGGCGTCCATGTTGACGTTGGTGGAGCCGGTAGCCTGCGTCGGCAGAACCTTGCTCAGAGCGACCGGAGAACCGGTAGCGATGATGGTGCGCAGACCGACGTTGTTGATGGTAGACAGCTTGTTCGCCAGAGAAATCCAGTTCTGGTTGGTGAACGTCTGGTTCAGGTTCGTGGGGATAAGCGTAGTGTCGGCCGCAGCCAGAGTCATAGACTGATTCCACATGCCCATAACCTTCGCATACATGCCAGCAACGAGGTTTGCGAAGAACGCGCCGAAGTCGGTGTTGTTACCGACAAGCTGATGCCACTTTGCAGTGATCTGAGCGGTCTTCGGCTGCGGATTCAGCGTGTAATCCTTGCTGTAGAAGCGGTTGCGAGGAACGCTTCTGGATGCACCCCAAGAAGAATCCTGGAAAATGGGAATGTCGTTCGATCCGATGGAGATTGTATGAGTCTCGCCAAAGCCGACCTGAACGGTTTCTGCAAAGAAATCGACGGCTTCGGAGAATACATTGGGAAGAATCGGATAAACAACTTCCTGCCAAATGCCCTGAAGGACACGGTAGAAAGCAGGGTTGCCATAGAAACGCTGACCGTTTCTCTTGAAGGACTCAAAGTCTGCGGGAGCAGTTTCGCCGGTCTGTGCGCAGCAAATCTTTGCCGCATACAGAAGCTGCTCACGCTGGAACTTTTCGTTCAGTTCCTTGTAGCCGTTCGCGGACAGCATATGGGAAATGCCAGTGGACTGAAGACCGTTGACGGCCAGCATCGCTTCCTTGCCTGTAAGAGCGTGCTCATAGAAGAGGACACGGCCCTTGGAGACGATATCCGCACGCTGGGCTTCTCCAGCGGAAGCATTCACGCGGAAAACATCAGCAGAAACGCTGTTAAGATTGATTCTCGGCATTGATATTCACTCCTTCCTTATGCGTAGACCGTGAAGGCCTGCACGTCAACGTACTCGAAGCTGGAAGTGGTTCCTTCGGTGAAGTTGCCAGTTCCAAGCAGTTTGAAGTACAGCGCACCATTGCCGGTCGGGGCGGAAGCTGCGGGCTTCAACTGGCCTGCATCAATGGTGAAGAATTGATTGGTGCTCAGTGCGGCATTGACGTTGCCAATGCCGAAGCGGTACGCATGGTCGCCGTCGAAGACGATCTTGGTAAACGTACCATCGCGGCCGGCTGGAATGCCAAGGCCGAGTGTTTCCGTGCCAACGGCATACATGTTGCCATGCTTACCCTGAAGAAGCTGGATTTCGTAGGTATTCGCGGCGTATACCACATCACTAGCTGTCGTGGTGGAAGTAGCGTCGTTCATGTACCACGCATTCTCATTCTTCACTCCGGTAAAACCGGCGCACGGAAGCTGGCCGTTTCTGATGACCAGACGGCCGGCATCACAGTCTGCATCCGCGCTGGACGCCTGATATCTGCCGGTAACATTGATGAGGTCATTGCGGGAGTTGTTCGTCACGCGGGCCTCAAATGCAGTTTTTGCATTAAACATTTCTGTTCACTCCTCTCTTACTTCGATGCAGCTTCGACGCCCCATTTGGCAAGCAGACCATTGACAGATCCATCGTCTTCGCCGCTGTTGTTCTTGAACTTGTCCCATGCGTAAACTGTTCTGTTTCTCTGAGCGGCTTCCGCATCCATCTTCTCGACAGCTGCACCGCAAACCGCGTAGACGGCCTTTGCAACTTCTGACTCACCAGTCCAGTTTTTGTCCTTGTCGCAGCTGTTCGTGTAGAGGCCAGCTTCGATATCGGTCAGAATGTTGTCGATGGAACTTTCAGCAACCTTCTGTTCACGGTTCGCATTGAACTTTGCGAGAGTTGCCTTTGCCTTGTCCTTGGCAGCATTCAGCCGACGCTTGTTTTCGAACTCACGCATGGCTTCGAGCTGCGCATTTGCAGTTTCAAGTTCCTTGTTCAGAGAATTAACCTTGCTTTCGGCTGCATTCAGACGGTCTGTGTTTTCCACGACAACCATATCCACGAAGTCCTGTGCCTCCATGGTGATGCAGTCTTCGCCCACCTGCATGGACGCATTGACAGACATGCTCTGGAAACGTTCAGGTACAATGGTTTCTGCGGAGTTCTCAATGACGTAGTATTTGTACGCGCCATTCTTCGCCATCAGGCAAACATAGACTTTTCCGTCCTTCTCGCCTGCCGCCAGAACCTTATAATCCGTAAAACGCGCCGCCAGTTCGGCAAGCTGTCTCTTGTTATAAGTTTTCAAATCTTTCACTCCTTTGTGTGATAGACTCCCGTTATCCGGGGCATTGTTCTTATCCGGGGCCTTCTGCAAAGATGCCGCTTTGAGTTTCAATGTTTTAAATTCTTCATCCAATGCGGCAAGTCGAGCGATGTTGGCCCCCGGAATAGCCGGAGCAACGCCCGCTCCTAAGATTGTGACGCCAACCCCAGACCAGACATCCTCAACTTCGACATCTCCGTCCATGTGGTTTTCGTCTATCAAGGTTTCCACAGACACATCCATGCGCCCTGTTCGCACGATTTCATCTACGGTTTCCTTTGCATAGAAAGCGAAGAGTTTTCCACGCGCCACAATCCAAGTCTGACCATCCCTCTTTTGGAGGGAGAAATCACGTTCATCATCTGACAGCGTTCCAACAATGCGTTCCGCCGTCCCATCCGTATAGGAGTTATACTGTTCACCTGTTCTTGGGTCAGTTTTGCGCTGGCTGTTGTGACCGTCACCGATTTTCCCCATGACGTAGGCAATCAGGATTGGCCGTCCCACAAACGTCTTGTAGTATTTCTCCAGGTTCTGATAATTCCACCGATTCTGGTTGACCCCTTCACGCATCAACCACAGTTCAACGCCAAACTCATACGGGTTCAGCTTTTGAAGCACCTTGAGTTGACCGGTTGCAACTGGTCTTTTGATTTTCGTCAGCGGCATTGTCAGTCACCCTCTTCCTCGAAGAGTTCTTCAATCCAGCCGTCAAAACTGGTCGCGCTCATCTCGTGTTCGGAGTACATCTGCCACGCATACAGGAATTTCTCGTAGCTTGCGCTGTTTTCCATTTGAAGGTTTTCAAATCCGCGTCCAAGCGGATAAAGACCGTTTTTATCGCAGATCTCGACACATTCGCGAAGCGCATCTTCGACTTTCTGGAGCATGTCAATGATGGACTCAAACACACCATCCAGATTGTCAGGCCGTCCTTCGTACTCCGCAGTTGCTGGATAGATTTGCAGGATATGCCGCTGATGCAGCAGATCTCCGACTACATCGAATCGCTGAGGCTGAAGATGAGCCAGTTTGTGGATGGCATTAGCCGTATTCGGCATTCCGAATTCAATCAGAACCCATTCTTTCAGCGTATCCAGTCCACGCGCAGCATCTTGATACGCGCCGGTTACTTCCTTCGCAGCATCTCGCACAGCGGCAAGCGCACCGTTCTCGAAGTCAAACCGTTCTTTCAGTCGAGCCATTTCGTTGTCTCCTTCCTTGCAAAATAAAAGAGGGCTACCGGCACATTTCACTGTGTCGGTAGCCCTCTTCGGCTCTTCTACACCGCTCTTTCGGTGCAGGTACAATTTTTTATTTTTCCATTTTTTCCTGACGAATTGCCACTCGTTTCAGGACTTTCATGGTATCTTCCGTGATACGGTATCCGTCTTTTGTGAGCTGAATCTTCACATCACTGCCATTATTAAGCGCCCTGTTGATAATGTGGAGGTCTTCTTTCTTTACAAATTCAGTCATTTGTACCTCCATGTGCGCATCGTCGCTTGTCATGTGGTGAAACAGTTGGTATGGACAGTGCTTTTTCCACGCTCCAGCCATATCTTTCGATTCTGGCTATAAGCGTTTCATACTTCATATTGAGTATCCTTGACCATTCCGCAAGCGTGTGTGTTTCCCCATTAAACGTAATTTTGTGATTATCTTGACGATTGTTTTGCTGTGATAGGTTGTCAATCCATCTACAGTTTTCTGGGCAGTAATCACCGTTTACGTCGATTCGGTCAAGTGTACATTGGAGCCGCTTTGCGCCAGGATCATAGCCGTTTGACATTGCCCACTCAAAGAACGGTTCAAAGTTTTCCCATTCTTTGCACATTTTTATGCCACGAGCGCCGTAATTTTTAGATGTTGGTCTGCATCGTTGTTTCATACCTTCCCAGACCTGATATAAACGAGTGTTACTCTTTCCATGTGTTTCGTTGATTTTATGCAGTGTTTTTGCGTGTTCTTTCGGAAGACAGCCGCAACTCTTTACGTCTCCGTGTTTGAGATGTTTCGCTGACACAGCTTTCATATTTCCGCATTCACATTTGCACAGCCACTTCGGCTTCCCACTACTATCATTTTCCACACGATACAGGACAGTAAGCCGGCCAAAGGTTCTGCCGGTCAAATTTTCTGCACTGTCTCTTTCTCTTGCAATTTCTTTTGCAAGGCATCCGCAGCTTCTGCTAGTCCCTTTTCGTAAGTTTCCTCCAAGGACTGTTGTATAATTCCCACACTCACATCTGCATTTCCATTTAATTGATCTATTTTTGTCACGCCCGGCCTGTTCAATAACCGTCAGGCGGCCAAATTTCACTCCAGTAAGGTCTTGGAACCTCGGCATATTCAATTACTCCCTTCAGTAATTCCCTTATTGAAAAACAGGGGAAGGCGGTAAGGGAACCGCTTTTCAGGAGCTACCCTATCCCCAGTGTTTCATTGCTTATATAGGGTTCGTATCCCCATAGGTATCAACCATCGACTCAGTTCCCTCGCTTGTCACATTACCATCACCCTTTGGTCTTCCCGGTGACTGAGGTGGCAATCCGGAAGACTCTTGCTTCATGTTATAGCTTGTAACAAGGGGAATACGTTTGTCCAAAATGCCGCTGTTGTATACCGCGTCAGACAGACACATGTCATCCAAAATGGATCGGTCAAGCAGTGCATTATATACGATGGTATCCGGCAGAATGCCGTGCTCCATACCCTTCATGCACCGTTCGAGCATCTTTTCGTCTTCGGGGATATCCCCGAACATGACGAATTTCCAATCGTACCGAGGGCTGAGTTTCTTGATAATAGCATTCATCATCCGCTCATAGTCGCGGTAGACTGTCTGCATAAATTTGCTCTCAATTTGGAACGAAATCTGTGTTGTAGCCGCTTTCGCGTCGGAATCAACCGGCATGAGGCCACCAAGGCCAGCTTGATTGATTGTGTCACTATACCCTTGTTTTACGATGTCCATTGCCGACGGAGCTTCACTCAGCGTCTCCAGTTTCATCGACTGCACAGGTGCCATGTAAATACCAAGACCTGATGTGTTGTTGGCCTGTAGCATATCATACCAAATCGCTTCAAACATAAGTCGGCCGGCGTTACTAAGTTTGTATTGGTCTTCTGCCGTCGCATTTTTGTCGTCTCTGTACGGGATTTCACCATGCAGAAGGCTGACCAACGGGTTCTGAATCAACTCCAACTGAATCTGCTCCATCTGAGCAAGTTGAATCATGTTGAGGAACAGTCCTGCAAACGGAGAAATTGCAGTCCGACTTACATCGTCAGCTTCAAACGTAAATACTGCATCTGCTGGTAGGTAAACCCAATAGTACCAGCGCCCATTCTGATAATAGACATCTGGGGTTCCGGCCATATCGCCGCGCGCTTGGATGCGCTGGAATTGCTGCATATCAACGCGCGTTTTTTGCGCGAAGATCAGCGAAGTGCCAGTTCCCTTGGGCTTTTGCACGACACTGCTGAAATCGTAAAGGTACGGCGTAAACAGATCACCGTATTGCTCCGGTACGCAGCCCGGCTGGAGGAAGTACATCATGTTAAATGCCACGGTGTACTTGGAAATATTGTTGTATCCGGTGATTTTCGTCCAGTCACTGGGAAGCTGCTGCATGAATGCGTAGTTCACCTTGTTATGGCTCTTGTCTACGCTGTAGCGAGGATAATAGAAGACCTTCCCTTCTATGCCAACTTGGCCTACGATCTGATGCGCAGTTTCCTTCGGTTTGAATTCCTCGCGCAGCTTTTCGAGCAGCTTCCATTCGCGCATGAACTCGTCCTTTTTGGTGTCGGCCGAGTCCGTCAGCTTCGGCATCACATAGTTGTGATACGTCAGCATTTCTTGATAGACTTTTCGAATGTGGAAAAGCGGATACGCCGTATACTCCAGAATATGCGCCACTTGCCGAAGTGGCTGTTCGCTGTCATACGGCTTTGTGAGCATTTCTGCGACCTGATCTTTTGTAAAATCAGCCGGCAACGATGAAATCTGCTTTACACGCCGGTTCTGAATGTACGGGTTCGCAAGACCATAGCGACCAGAATTGATTCCGGCAAACGCGGAGGTAATACTGGACATTGGAACGCCCTGATTTTCAGCCGCCATCTTACGGAACCGTTCAAAAATCTTCGGAAAAGAAGAATACTGTAGCTTATTGAGTTCGCTCGTCTCTATCGCCATCTGTTATTTCCTCCCCGCCGGTCTTGATCTTCTCGCGCTCCGCCGCGAGGGCTGCCGAAAGTTGGTCAACCATTCTGCTCAGATTTTCCATTGATTGCGTCTGGTTTTGCTCCATACGCTCCCGAAGCAGCGTTGCAGCGCAGATCATAATCCAATCGCTGTCGGCTTTCGTCAGCCGCTTTACGTCCTCGCCGTTTATCTCAATGCTGCCTTTCGGCTGCTTGTCTGCCGTATAAATCAGGATATAGCCCGGTGCAATCCGGCTGAACCGTTCCATCATGGCGATTTCCACAGATTCCTGCGTTATGGTCAGCGCATAAAGCCGATATATTTTTCCCTGATTTTCCGCCATTAAAAAATCCTTCCTCCGCGTCTTTGCGTCACAAGCCTTGCGCCTGTGCTTCCTCCGGTAACGTTTTTTACGTTCCCCTTTGCCTTATACTTGGAAAGAAGCGCGTCCCAGTCGCTCTTTTTACGGACTTCGCTCAAGACGAGTTCTTTTTCCAGTTTTTGAGTAAGGCGCAAACCGTACTTTATAGCAGACCAGCTGTCTCTTTGTATTGCGCGGGAAATGCGCTTCTCGCTGAATCCAGCGCCCGACGGGACAGCCTTCAGGTTTTGAATCTGTCCAGACAGTTCTCTGGTCTTTTGGTATGGACGTGCAATCTGATAATCCAGATCATCGTCCTTGATCTTATGAAGCCGCTTGTACGCCTCCACGCCTTCACGGGTATTCATCGTAAGAAGTTGTACGTTGTGGTTATCGAACTGCGTCTGCGCGTACCGAATCATTTCAACATCTGGGTCTGTAACGCCGCTGCCACCGGCTTTGATCGGATAGATGATTGGCAACGCTCCATCCTGTTCCAAAGCCACATATTCGGTATGGTCTAAGATACACAGCGGCGGCAACCCATCACCAAGGTCTTTCATAAGGTCTTCAATGACCGCCTTGCCGTACTGCCATCCGTCGATTGCAATATAGGTGGTGTTGCCGCCATCAAAGCAAAACCGATACCAGACGTCTTTCAGTTTTCGTGCCTGTTTCATGGCGTTATCCGGTGGGGGCCAATCGTCCAGCCACACCAGCTGCTTCAGGTATCTGTCCCGTTTCAGGAAATCATCTTGCTTCGTAAGCTTCCAAACACCAACAGCGCATTTTGCGTTCTTTTTTGCGTCTTCATAGGAAACGTCGTAGCAGACGATGTATATCACGTCTTTTGGGTCTGTCTTGTTTCCGGAGTATTTGCAGCAATGCTGACGTTCCATGCTTTGCAAGCAGCAGCTTTCAGAAAGACTTTCATCCGAGATAATAGGATATTCATCCGCGCCGGTGTATCGACTTTCCATCTCACGCATCCAGCGTTCTGGGGTGAGCTTCGATTTCAGTTTCTGCGCCCATGAGTATGGGCGCATTTGTTGCAGAACGACGCATTCCCAACTCATATCGTAAGCGAATGCGCTTTCTCCGCGATACATTTCTTTAAGTGTGTCACATCGAACTTGGAACGACGGATGTTGTTTCCGTCCAGCACTTGTGATAGAGTGGTTTTTATATGAAACGAAGTTCTGGTCTGGTTTTCCATCTACATTGTGCCGCAAACGGACTGCCGGCAGAACAATCGTTGAATACTCTGTAAAATCAAATGGTGGATTTTCTTCCTGCGCAAATTCTTCTGCCGTTACGTCGTGAATATTATCTCCACGAAATGCAGAGATGTAAAACGCACTTCCTAGGTCTGTTTCAATTTTAAAATCGTCTTTACTCTCTGCCGTAACGCGCCATCCTTTTGCCAAGGCTGGATAATCGTGTGCAATCTGTTTGAATTGCTTGCTTCCAATAAGTGCCATCTGTTTGTATGAAGGCCCATAATATGCGCTTTGCGTTCCCGGCCAAACCAAGCCATTCAGCATTGCATACTTGAATTTTGTGCTTGTCTTTGTAATGCCGCGCGTTCCTGTAAATGCAACATCCGCGTTTCTCGCGTATGCGCGCATCATCATACGCTGCATGATTTCCTCATTCGCGTAATCCGCATATTCGTCACGAAATAGGTCGCATCCCTTGTCTGGATACCAGCGGATTACCCAGATTAGGAATGCCCACCATTCGGACTCAAACGATGTATAATCGCGTTGTTCAACCTCTCGTTTTTGAATCCATCCGACGCCTAACCAGGTGACCAAATCTTGCCATATCTTCTAGCCACCCAACATCACCGTCCTATTTCTTGTCACCTTTCACTGGGGGCATCCTTATAAGTCCCAGTTTGTCATATGCTTCTTTTTCCTGCTCATTTGGTTCTACCGCGAACTCTCCAAGTTCGTCGTGGATTCTCATTTCATCAGGAAGCATAGACAGTTCCGGCATTCCGTCGTTTTGCCGCATTCTGTTTTCGTTAATGAGAATCATTTGGTCTACTGCGTCTGCTGTGTAGGGATATCTAGGCTTTCTGCCAAAGAAATACTCAAACATTTCGTCAGGACTGCACTGCTTTCCGTTTTTCATCAGGCCAGCTTTTTCAAGTCTGTCTGTAATTTCATCCAGACGAACAATGTCGGCAGGCCGAACATCCTTCTTTCGAAGGTTTTCGCTTGCGAGGTTTTCCTGAATCATGCCTGACAGTTTCTTAGCAGCGTCAAACTTTCCAGCGGCTGTCATATCGTTCATCTGTTTCATCCAGCGTGCAACGTTCCGAAGAATAAGCTGCTGTTTTGCGCTGACGGCATCTTCCCCACCGAAGTCTGATACGAGAACTTCATAAATGCGGTCAAATTCCGCATAGTCTTCATTCGTATAGTCGGTTCCCCAATCCTTCCGCTGCCTCACCGTGCCAGCTTTGGCCGACTGCGCATTTTTTTCTGCATAGACGGCCTTCGTAAACTCTCCGTCTTTCAGACCCTCGCCAAATATCTTCGTGATGTCGGTCAAGCCATCGAGGAAGCCGTAACGCTCGCCGCTCTTGCTGGCATCCAGTTTCTTGATATGGAGGTTATCGAGGTACGAGAGCCACTTGTCGCGCCCTTCATCGCGCGGCACGCAGTCGCGCGCAAACGGAACATCATACTTGACGCAGCAGTAGAAATATGCAAGACTTTCCGAGGTCTTTTTTGCAAGCTGCGCATAATATTCTTGCTGTTCCAGTTCGCTGACGTTTTCGCTCATTTTACCTCCAAAAAACGCAAAAAGCGCTGTTCCGACACCTCTCCAGTAGGAGAAAGCACCGAAACAGCGCGTAAACGTCTCTGTTTATTTTGCTTAATTATACCATATAATCAGCAAAAATGCAAGAGAAGTTGCAAAAGTTTGTTTTAGGCTGTTTCAAACGCGGCCAAAATGGCCTTTACTGTTTCATCGTCAAGCGTTCCTATCTCCCCCAGATTGACAGGTTCTGTGTTGTTATCCAAGGCATAATCGATGTGTATGAACTCCACGACACGATGTTGTGTCCCCGCTTCCCCTGCATCCATTCTGGATGAAGTAATGGGGGTGCTACACTCAAACTTGCAATCGACAAGTTGGTTTACCGAAGGGGCTACTGTGTTTTTCATTGTGTTTCCGCCTTTCTATCCAATGATGTTTTTTGTTGGGAGCTTTTTTGTTTTAACTCTTTCCATTGGGTTCACAACTTTGCTAACAAATTTTTCACCGTCCCATTGCTTAACCGCGTAAGGTTCAACTTTTAGTTGAGTCTCCGACACGGGAGTTTCCAGAGCAAAGTACCCACCACAGTATTCGCACTTAGATTCCCATGGTGAATGTGGTGCGCCACAGTTTGGGCAAACCGTTCTGTGAAGAAGCTGCGCGGTTTTATCCGATAGTCCCTTTATCGGATAATCTTCGCCATCTAAGTTGAGTGTCCCAATCAGTTCGCCGATTTTCGCGTAAATATTCTGTGGTGTTTCGTTCATTGCATCGTCGCGTTTCTTGTTAAGTTCTCGGATGCGGCGTTCTGCATTTGCGTAGAAGTCTTCAAATTTTTCATCATCGTACATGAACTTCCAACCTCCCCGCGATATACGACACGCCGTGCGCAGTTGCCGTCAGCACGCCGATCTTTTCGTGTTTGCTGCCATTGCTCAGCACGTCCACCTCGAACGTGACATCATATGTCCCATCGCCGTTGTACTTCTGCGAAACGAATCTGCACGGTGTTCCTTCCAGAATCTTAGAGAAATCTACTCCGGGGCCGATTTCTTTGAGGAAACTGATGTCTCCGTTCAAACTCTCCAACCAGTCCGTGATCTTCTTCAGATCGGCAAGCGATTCTTCCCAACATCGTTCCCGTTCTTTTTCCTCCCAACTGCGACGTTTCTTTTCAGCAACTTTCTGCCGTTCATTCTGCTTCCATCTGGCATCGAGCCATTTTTGGTTATGCTTCGCCATACGTTTTCTCCATCCCGTCCGTCAGGATTTCAATCGCTTTTTGCGTTCTATACACAATTTCTTGGATTCTCAGATCTTGAAGTCGTCTCAAATCTGCAACAGCATTGGCATATCTCACAATGTCACCATGTTTTACGACGCCCGGAAGCATAAACACAGCATATTCCTCTCCACGCGCTTTAACGCGTTCCAAAATATTCTTGATGCACTTCTCGTCGATGTCAAAGCCCTTTTTCACCTCATAAACACCGCCGGTGATTGTGTTGCATACAAAAATGGTCTTAGCTTCATCTTCTCTCATTTGTTATACGTCCCCAGTACGCCGCGCTCCGCCCGATCATCGGCGCGTTTCGCCATCCACATGAGGGCTTCTTCAATATGCGTGATTGCGCAGGCGTTCTCCCGCGTGGCAAACTCACCCTTGTTGAAGGCCGTCAGCCTATCACGCACGATTTCCAAAAGGTCAGCGTCCAAAATACCATGACGCGCATTCGGGTCATTTCGTGCGCCTTTCTGAAATTTTATCTGTGCAATCACACTTTTTCTGTCCACATCCATCACAGTGTAATCGTGATAGCCGCCTCCGGGTCCTTCGTCATCACTCCGAAGGATGGCGTGCGGGTTATTGTGCTTTTGAATCGTCGATAGCTTTTCCATATCTTTCCTCCCATCTATCCAACGGTTCTTTCAGAATTTCCACCGATGCAAGTTCACCGTTTACAAACTCGCATCCGCAGTAGCTGGTTGAAATTACAATTTCAGTAATATCGGGTCGTATGCTTTTCAGAAGTCCAACGGGATTGCCGTTGAACGTCACAAACGGTGCGTTCTCTGGACGATAATCCCTAATTGGGGCTTCCGGCGCGGCTTCCAGTTTGCTCCTGAATCGAAGCAATTCATCGACATCTTCCGTGTCCGGTAGCTTGCCATCTTCTCGCCGTAGGGAGTCAAGTGCTTTGTTGATTCCCTCAATGATGTGCGTTGCATTAACGTATTTATCCACGTTCACCCTCCGTTTTGGACGCTTCTTCGAGCAGCCGTTTCGCATATTTCATCGACGTTACAGCCCAAAGCTTCTCGATCCCTGCTGGTTCTTCGCGTTCCGCCCTCTCGATTGCACCTTCCAGTGTGGCAATCAGTTGTGTAGCGTTGATGTATCGATCTGGCTGAGATTTCGCACTCGACAGATTTCCCAGCGCTCTCAAACAATCATTGTCACATGTAGCAACTTCGATGTTCATGCCATGGAGTATCATCTGAAGTTCGTCCACGAGATACTTCTGACTTTTACTGAGACCACCGTTTGCAAGAAGGTGAATGTAGTTCGTCACCGTGATAGGAACGGGAATCTTCTTACCCATTTGACCCGCAGTCTTCTGGATATACTTGACCATCGGGTATGTAGCCACAACGATGGTCGCACCCGTTTTTTCAGACATCTCGATGAGCATAGTGGTTTTTCCGCTACCGCGTTCTCCGGTATAAATTATCATGGTTGTCTCCTTTCACGCACAAGTGTCATTCAAATTCAATCCTTTCTTCCACACCAATGATCTTCGCCCCGCACTCGCAGAGCGGATACCTCTGTTTCAGCTTCCGTGCGTCGATATAGTTGAAGAACCATTTTTTCTGTCCACATTTCGAGCACGTCTTCCAATATCGCTGCACACCCGGCTTGCACTCGTCCGTAACGATCCAGTTGGCCGTGCCCATCGGGTAGTCGATGTACCCCATCGCCCATCCACCTTCTCCGAAAACGACAATGCTACCGTCTTCGTCATCCATGACAGCAGAAAAATGGACGCCGTTTGCGCATGGGTTCACTTTCAGCTCCCTGTACCGGCTATGCTCGCTGATATCAGCCTGATTCATCGGCGCAACTACAGGTTCTTCATTGACAGTCTCATCATATGGTGGTTCGGACATTGCACGCACTTTGTCCATGAGATCGTCGAATTGTTCCTGCGACATTGCCTTGATTTCATTGAAAACTGATTCCAGATCCATCATTGCGTCCTCCCTGACAATTTTAGTGGCATCGTTCATGTTCACGTTCTCTGTCCGCTACATCACTGACAGCGTTAATGCTTTTGAACTCGCCGCATTTGTACAGGCTGTACACGATACGATTCCATTCGACCTCTGAAAAGCGTTCGCCTTTGTGCTTTTTGCACCGGTGCGGGTAAAGATACCCTTTTTGGCATTCGTGGAATGCGCAGGTCGCACAGCAATCTACCATTATCTTTCCTCCAGTATCATCTTCAGATATTTGTCCACGGCCTTTTCGGACGAATGTAAGCATTCATTTAGTGTCCTACCGTGGAATCCCACCGCGTCTTTAATTCCCACAATCTCGCCAATATACAGATTGTCGTCAACGTCATACCTGATGGTTGAGGTAAGCCCCCTGTAGATGAAAACGCACAAGTTTTCTCCATATGGCGGTTGCAGAATCCCCCAACAACGTGCTTCGATTGCAGCATCAACAATGTTACATTGCATTTGGTTCCACTTCTGGATAGCCAGCTGCTTTGCTTTACCACGTCCTACATGTGCGGTTTCACATTTCCGTGCGCCCTTCAGGCCGCATTCGGGACAGACGACGCGATAGCCATCACCGCATCTGCGCAGTTTGGCGTCGGCACTGCACCGCAGGCATGGGATGATAATTTCACTCATCTTCGTCATCTCCAAAGCGCTCGTCATATTCTTCCGGCGTGATGAACTGAATATCGTCACCGGTATAGCCAAGACTGTCGAGGCACATCAGCTCAACCAACGTATCCTTGTTGATACACTTGCACAGATCTTCATACGGGATTGTGTTTTTTGCCTCGAAGCTCATCTGCGCTCCGAACTCTCCTCGGACGGTAAAACACACTCGATTTTCAACCATTTTCGTTCCTCCTATTCCAAGCTTTGATAGCTGCACGCTTCGTACCTTTTATCGGTCCACTTGCCCCGCAGTATGTACAGCGGCATTGATACATCACTTCTGGGTATATGTCTGCATTAAACTGGTGTATCTCATCAAGATACACCGGCCAATCCACAGAGCACTTGTGGCAAAATGGGCAGTTACTCGGTTGCTCCATCTACATACCTCTCATTCCATGCACGAATAGCCTGTTCGACGTAGGGCGCAAAAAGCTCCGTCTGCCTTTGGCATACAGGGGATTTCTCTACATATGATGGCCCCCATGCACTGTTATACGGCCAAGGGTTAATCAACGGCTCCGTTCTGATAGGCTTGCCCCGGCTGGCGCACCGGTTGCAAATGATTTGTACGCGGTACACAATTTTCTTGTCGCCTCTGTAATTCTGACCTGCGAAGCGAGCATCCTTGAAACTCACCCGCCCGCGCCCGCCGCAGAACGGGCAACTACGAATTTGTTCCATCATCGTACCTCCGGTTCCACGCATCCACGGTTTCGACGTATGGGTTAAGCGACCATTTGTGCTTAAACTTAAATGTCGTTTCGCACTTCTGGCATTTTACATCTAGCGTCATGACCTTTTTTCCATAGTTGCAGGTTCCACCCCGTTCCTCGACTTCTCCACCGCAGAACGGGCAGCCTTTAAGATCGTTCATTTTCCCTCCTATTCCACACTTCCGCAGCTTCTTCCCGTGTATCAAACCAGTTTGTACACGGTTCGCATTTGCACACGTCCCCGCGATTTTTGCAGGCTACAAGGAATCTATCGTGCGTGTATGGTTCGCTTATCACGACGGCCTTCCCGCCGCAGAATGGGCAGCACTTGAGATCAGTCATGTTCTTCCCTCGCTTTGCACGGAAGGAAGCACGTTCCGCACGGCGGTACTTCGCACTCACCGCTCCGAACAAAAGGACATTCCTTTACTCCACAGTTCATTTTTCCTCCTGGCCTTTTCGGCGTCTTCCTGATTTAAGAACACTTTTGTTCCGAAATCTTCCTCTGTGAACTCCCAATGCGCGTCACCCCAATCATCATAGACGCACGGCGCAACGACCTTCGCATACAACCCATCGGAAGCGCGGCAGATCATGATGCGTTTGCATTTTGTTTCCTCGATTCCATCCAAACTGTCTGTTGTCAGGACAAACAGTTTATCGCCCGGTTTGCACGGAAGAATAATGTTCATGCCTGCTTTATCGGCCTTTATCAGATTGATGATGTGATCCAGTGATAATCCGCAGGTCTCCAAGATGGTATTGGCTTCTGCCGCCGCTTTGCAGCCTTCTGGAGGCAGCATGGAATCTTCATAGCTTGCAAGTTTCTCCCATGCAGCCTCTTCCCACTTGCAGCCATACGCGCAGTTCCCTCCGACTTCGAGACATTCCTGGCTTTTGAAATGTGTGCAGCATACGCCGTTTTCGTGGCTTGTTTCACTGCTCCGTAATGTTAATCTCTCCAAAGTTCCCTCCCAGCACCTCATGCCGTTCGATTTCCGCGTTGATGCAAAAGACATCGCTGTACGGATCTGCGTCTTCGTCCTCGCAGACCAAAAGTGTCTGCTCTGCCGTTCCGACGTTTTCTCTAACGATGTACCAAACGCCGAGATTTTGCTTGCAGTAACCGATGCGGATGATTGTTCCGTCTCTAAACCACAACCGTACATCCTTGCCGAAGCAGTCAATACTACCATCATTGTAGTTGCTGTTTTCGATTTCGACCGTATCGTCGCTATAACCATAGATTGTTACCACTGGTTTGTTTCCCTCCCTTGTCCAGTTTGGATTGCTGGATTCCACCTGATACGGGCCGACATTCCGGAGACGGTTCTGCAAATCGAGGTTAAGCATATCCGACGGTGTTACTTCCACGACTTCGCTATCGCAGACCGTTTTCGCGTGCTGCTTGTCCTTGTCGTGGAATTTGAGGATGAAAGCGCCGGTATCAGGTGCAACGCCCATGATCTCCACGGAGAAGTTCCCCAATACTCGGTAGAACTCATCCTGCTCGATTATTGCCCGCAGCACGTCCTTGTGAAGTTCAAGTTGCAGATTATCGCAGATACGCGCACACATGAAATCCTCCATTTTTTCCCCCCTCCGATGCTGATATTCTCCGTTCCTCTTGAATCAGCCATGCCAATTTCTTTTCCATTTGCTCATTACGGAGCAACCACCTTTTTTCCTCTCCCCAAGGAAATCTTCTGAATCCCGGTACATCAATCGGTTCATCCGATTCGAGTTCAAGGATTCCGACCAGTGGGAAAATTCTAATCCACTTTCCGGGGTAAAACCTGTTGCGCCATTCGTTTTCCTTTTCAAGATATATCACGGAATTTGATTCATCGGTAATGATGAATTTCATTTCATCGATATCAATAAGATCGCCCGAAACATGGTATTCATCAAGGATATACGTCACGGGATAGAATATCTTGCTGTCGATTCTCCTGAGTATGACACTCATTCCGCCGCCTTTGCGATGATAGCCTCGCGGACTTTCACGCTCCGCCCCATCTTGTCTGCGAGAATTGCTGCCGCTTGGTTGATAATCGCATCTCGGTTCTCTGCAAGCGTGTCCGCTACGAGATTCTGCGCCCATGTAGATAACGGATCACTGGCAGGATTCGCATTTCCGTATCGGTATGCTGTGAAAACTTTATTGATGATTGCCTGTTTGATCTGCGCTTCGATAGTCTTAACGCCGCTTTCCATTATGGTACGCTTGATTGCCTCGTCATCGATGCTGATGCCAAACTGTACAATATGCTCCATTAACATTCCTCCGCATTCAGATAGTTGATGATTTCGTTGATTTTGACTGCAAGATCTGTGACGGTTAATTTTGTGCGTTTCAGTATATCAAATTCACCGCGTTCAGTTTTTACAGCCCCATCTGTCGAAATCGTCACCTTCGTTGCTCTTGCTTTTTCAATCTTTCCGATTTCAATCGGTTCGATTCTCTGCTTTGCCATTCTCTGCTTTGCCATTCTCTGCTTTGCCATTCTCTGCTTTGTCATTCTCTCTTTCTGGAACGGGTTGTGATACATGCCAATTTGACGGTAGTGCAGCCACAAATCGGATTCGCTTCCAGCAAAGAAGCCACGGTCTCCGCTTCTGATGGACGGGCGCGTGATTTCCCAATCGAAGGAGAATTGCTCCTTGCCGTCAACAGGCACTGTTTTCCCAACTGTTTTTACTACACCGACATTCCCATGCAGACTTTCTACATAATCTCCGGATTTAATTATCATATACACTCCTCCACATCAGTTTTTCCGCAGTCCAGATAGACTGTGACCATCTTGCCGCATTGTTCGCAGGTTATTTGCACGTTTGCATTTGATGAGCTTACAACTATTGTTCGGCCCTTGTGTTTAATTTCTACTGTCCCGTTCACGCCGCAAACTCCGACGATATGCCCGTTTGGGCAACGTATGAGCTGACTATTGCATAATTCGTTTTTTGGTTCATGGTGCTTGCAGCACGCCGCGATTTGGCAGTCTCCGTAGTTCGTCGCATGCGCGCATGCAACGTTTTTTCCATTGCAAAATCCGCTCATTGCAGCTCCTCCACGAAGCACCATGACTGTGGCGGCTTCTGCACAAAGCATCCAGAGTCCGTGCATTTCTCGCAGTCCGGGATGGCAAAACCGAGATCTGAATACGCGCACTCCCGAAACCACTTTTTGAAGGTGTTGAGCGGCAGCGGCTTATCGTAGAGTTTGAAGTCTGAAATATGCCATCCGTATAATCCATGTGCGCCGTTTGCATACGTCCGAATTTCATCGGCAGTCAGGCAAGTGTGCCGGACATCATCTTCGTTTAGCCAAAATCTGCTGTTTGAAAAAATGTTCGTTACCCTGTCGCAGACAAACTCCCCAATGACCTTGCCATTTCCCGGATATAGGCCGCCCACATCCTTCGCAGTAAAAACGTCTGTTGGTTTTTCAGTAAACAGTTTTCTGTCTTCTTGATTCAATATCCAAAGCATGTCAGGTCCATGTGTGCAGTAGATGTACACCTTAAATGGCACGTCCAACTGGGGCTGTCTTTTACGAACTTCGATTGTCTTTTCACCATTGGCAATCTTCTCGCACCACTTTGGTCTGATGCTGATGAGCACTGCTTGGCTCATTTCTTCACCTCCACGCATTCGTTCCACCGAATGTTGACCCTGTACCCGTTGACGTTGTTGACACTCCCCACGGCTAAAGCCGGGGGATTCTCGCTTCTACGACCGCTGCCTGCACTTGCGAGGTCTACGCAATCTCTACGAGCGTTAATTTGGGCGTGTCCCGTCCTATGGTTGTTCTCCATAAGGATTCCTTTCTACGCCAATAGGCGTAATCCTTCACTCAAGATATTCTTCGCGGCGTTGATATCCCGGTCATGGCAATTCCTCCACATAGCACCATCTTTGTGGTGCTTTAGTAATCGCCGCTGGAATTATGCAATTTTCATCATAGATACAGGCTGTGCTTTCGTACCCACTCTTGTTGCATGATTTGCATTTTTTCCAAGTGTGAAATTCTATCAGTTCCTTCGGCGTATCGTAGATTTTCAGGTTGGAGATATGCCAGCCGTAGCCGACGCCGCCGTCCAGATACTTCTCCAGCTCGTCTTTTGTCAGGCAGGCATCCGCAAGAAGCGTATCAAGTGGTGTGCAGTCCATGTTCCAATCGCAGATGCAATATTTCGGCGGTTCACAGCTTCCTCCTACTCTGACGATCCTTTCATAAATGTCGTCGCATACAAACTCGCCGATGACCTTTTGCCGCTTATCCAGTAAGCCAGTGGTCGGCGCTTTTTCCGTCTTTATAAAAACCGGCTTGCCGTGATACGTCTCTCCATAATTCTCATCGCCGTCTTTCATAATGGTGATTAGCTTTTCCTCCGGTTTTGTGCAGTAGATGTAGCACTTAAACGGCGTATCCATCTTCGGGCGCGTCTTGCGCACCTCAATCGTTTTCTCTCCGCTTATGATCTTCTCGCACCACTTTGGTCTGATGCTGATGAGCACTGCTTGGCTCATTTCTTCACCTCCACGCATTCGTTCCACCGAATGTTGACCCTGTACCCGTTGACAGTGATAACGTATCCATGGTACTTTCCGTCGTATTTTTCCGCTGCATACAGCGCACCGATTTTCGGCCGCATCTGCTGAAAAATCGGGATATCATGCGTAATTTTTATCGTGACCTTCTCATGTGCCAAGTCGCCCGGCGAGCTGGTTTCTTTCCACTGGCTCCACATTCCGTTGCGCCGCGCGAAATTGAAGCAAGTCTGACTGCAGAAATAACTTTTTTGTCCAGGTTCCCTGATTCGCGTCACACGTTTCCCGCACACCGGGCAGACAAACTGCACATTTACCGACATTGGTCTTTCTCTTCAGTGGCTTCCTCAAACGGCCTGTACTCAACCTTCTCAGGCTTCCCTTCCCAGCTCCATCCGCAGTTGAAACACTTCTTCTGCGGGATAGGCGGGAACGTAGCGATCACGATATTCTGCAGTTCTGCACCGCATTTAGGGCAAGTTTCAATGAGAATGCTCATTCAGCGTTCCTCCGTTCATAGAAGAATTTGTTGTACGCATCGTAGCGGTCTTGAATGTGTGTCGTGGCAACCATATCTGCCGTTCTATTCTTTAGTTTCCGAATCGGTTTTGTAACGGCACATTCTGGTTTCCAGCCTCGTTTAATCCTTCTTTTAATCGTAGCGTATGGGATTCCCGTCTTATCTGCCCACTGGGACATAGTCAACTTTTCCCAAAATGCTTCAATATAGTGGTTTCTTCTGGTATTGTTGCATTGCGTCTTATGGTCAACCCATCTGCAATTATCTGGCGTATAATCACCATCGTTATCGATTCTGTCGATAGACAATTCAGGAGAATACCCCGCGTTAAGTGCCCATTTTTTGAACGCGCAGTAATCATTTCTCCATTTATCATCCATCTTGATTCCTCGCGCCCCATACCATTTGTAATGATATTCCGTTTCGCAGTAACACCTTGCGCGCATTCCACTCCAAATGTTATGCAGGCGTTTATGACTGTCTCCATGTATCGTTGCATTTTTCCTTCTGTATTCGTTGTGCTTGCACCCGCAGCTCTTACGTTTTTTCGTTTTTATCTCCTGCGTGGATAAGTAACGTATGTTTCCGCATGAGCACAAGCACTTCCACTGTCTTACCTTATGGCCGTCATTCCTGATTTTGGGTTCACCTTCTTCTAGTACTTTGAACTCACCGAAGGAGTATCCTGTTAAATCAATTTTTGGTTCTTTGGAGCCACTGATTATACTTTCCATAACGTCTCTCCCACGAAACAAGTTCATCCTTCGTCATGTCCCTAGAGAACCAATCCCAGAATCCGCACGGATTCATTTCTGGGCAAAATCCTCGATAGACACAGTTACACACCAGCACATCCGCAATTTCAGGTTCGATCTCGTGGAGTGCTGCCTTGAAGTCCTCGGCGTACTGTCGCGTCTCCGGAGCGGCTTTACGACACAAACGTTTTCGCATGGTGTCAATTTGCGCCTGTACATTTGCTTCTCCTACGAAGTCAACCGGCGCGTCCTGCGGCAGTTTGTCGCGGTCAATGCCCGTCCGGTCTGAGCGCTGTGTTCTGATGAAACACTCCCATTTGTGGCGGCTCCAATGCGTAGCAATCCAACTTTTGATTCCCTTCCATATCCATTTGACGGAAATGTCTCTGATTGTAGAATGCTCCGCAATCAGAATCTTCCGCTTGAACTCCGTGCTCGGCTCATGGTCGAGCGGTGGCTTTCCAACCGTTGACCGGCAATCGGAAGCGACCTCCATCCAGTCACCTTTGATTTTTGTGATTTCAGTTTTCATCTGTACTCTAACTGCCTCCTCATTCTTACGGCTTCTGTACTCTGCATAATATCGTCTTCAGCTGCAACATAGCCGACGATTGAGTGATGAAGCGCGACCGGTTCGATGTCGCCGAGGTCAATGCGCAGCCCATCAGGATAGCCAAAGTAGAAGCCCCTGACTCTCATTTTTTTGATACACAGTCCTGTGTCGAATAGACAGTAGTCACCGATTTTGCATGGAATTGTGAGCGTTTGTCCGCCGTTCAGTGTTTTCATTTGGCCTCCTTGTCACATGGTCTTCGCAGCCACTCAACGTATTCATCTCGGATGTCTGGACATTCCCAATCGGTTATTCCGAGACGGCGAAGCATCTCTGTTACTATCCCAGAAATAGCTCCGTACAGAATGTCCGCAAGCTGATTGTCGTCTGCCTGCCTGATGTATTCGCCATTAGTTAGCGGGTCGGTGTCGATTCCTGCCTTTGCACGGTTTTCGGCGCATTTGCTCCCGCGATATGCCGCAGTGCAGTTTTTTACCGGGCAGTTATAGCACCCTGCTTCCATCATGGGCAGCATGGCTGTCCCTCCTTCTGTTTCTCCAGATACTCTTTCAGCAGCTGGCATTCTTCCATACAGCTCTTGGACTCCACTTTCCCGTTTTTGTATCCTACCACTGACCCCCATCCATGGTCACATCCATCGCACGGGTTTTTGCCTATTGGCTGTACAAGAGATTCCAATCGTTTTACTTCTGATGCAAGTAACTCAAGTTGTTCTGCGGCAGCTTCATGCAGTTTGATTCTGCACCCTTCCACATTCACGAACGGACACATAGATTCGCAATCGAGTTCCCCTGTCGTGTCATAGCAGCAACGTAGTCCACGAATAATATCGTCCGTTCTCATTCTTTCACCTCATAGCAATCTTTTAAGCTTGGATTCCGTTGGCAGCACGAGCATTTCTGGTGACGGCCATTCCAACGGCAGCCGTCGCATTCCCCAAGCGTGATGCAGCCGAAATAGTCAGGATGTTCATTGATGATTTGGTGCAGTTTCAGCAGCGCATATCCGGCCGTCGGCGAAGATTTGTTTTCAATCAACGCCATATCCAGATACATTATCAAGTTTCCGGTGTGGATATATCTAGCCATTGTGAATCACCTAAATCACCCCAGTTTTTTCTTGTAGTTGTATACGGTCTGCCGAGTTACGCCAAGTTCCCTACAGATCTTTGCCTGCGGTATTTTCAAGCGTAGCATTTCCTTCAGCCGTTCCAAATCAAACTCTCCGCCTACGTTCGGCCTTCCTTGCTTCTCTTTTGTGCCGCCGTCAAGGCAGTTGCAGCACTCAGTGTCCGCATAAGGACAGTGATAAAGGCAGAAATCAATTTCGTCCTGCGTTTCTTTCGTTACCCTCTCCGGCGTGTCTGACCTGTAAATGCTTTTCCATGGTGCTACCGCCAATCTGAATACATCTTCACGCATAGATTCCATTGTTTCTGCCCCCGATTCAATCGATTAGTTCCGTTATCGTTATTTCTGCTCTAGGATTTTCTTTGTCGTAGAAAACCCGGCTTCCATCATGTGATACCGCAATTTCACTGTTGTCATCATTCAAGACCCCAGCCCTCACAAGAATGTCCATCGTAGCTTCAATCAGGTTGCACAGGTCAACCTTTCTCCGTGTCGGCATGAAGTAAACGCACTTCACATTTACAGGAAAGTCAATCGCCACCGATGGTTTTCTGATTTGCCACAAGCACGCTTGCTCGTATTCCTTGTACTGCTGAGACGGTATAACCATTCGTTTCCCGGTTTTTTTGTTGAATATGATTTGGCTGCTGTTTTTCTTCGTGCGTGGTGGTGTTCTGAGTATGATTTTTATTTCTTTCATAAGATCACCTCAGATTGTCAATTCATAGTCATCGCCGTCAGCCGCTTCTCCGCCATCCGTTTCCTGCGGTTCTTCTCCCTGCATTGACTGACAAAGTTCCCAAAACGCATCTACGAAGCCGGTGTTGAATGCCCGCATGAATTCTGTCCTGTCGTGCATATAGCCTTTTGCCATCGCGTTTGCGAACGCAGTCCAGAGGCAGTCGATCATTTCTTCTCGATAGTCGTCGCTCTGAATGGCAATCTGCTCGATTCTCAGTTCTGCCCATGTTTTTTCCTCACCGGCGCTGTTTTTGTATTCTTTGCTTGCCCATCTTCCAGCGATTAAAACCTGATCGCCCTTCCGAACGCGCTGCGCGATATTGGTTTGAGGAGATTCCCCTAATGCGAGGACGTTCATAAACTTTTTGTCCTCGTATGCAACGCCAAATGTTACCTTTGGCATGGGTGGTTTGTTGTTTGAACCCTTTGTGTATTCTAGTTTTGCGTCCCGCGTAACCTTTCCCCATATGAGCATGGTTTCGCATGACTGCCGTTTTGGTTCTTTCGGGTCTGTGATGACTGCACTGGTTATCGGCCTCATACCTCACCTCATCCGAAAAAGCCATCGTCCGTGTAGGACGTTGCTACTGCTTCCGGACTGCTTTCGGTTGCTGCCTTTTTCCGCTTGACGGGTGCAGGGGTCTGTACTTCTTCCTGCTTGGCATCATTTCTTCGTTCAAGTTCAGCGCTCACGGCAGTTTCATCGAAGAAGTCATCGTCCGATGCAGCAGTGATAGCAGGAGTTGTCGAAACCGCGCCAGTCACTTCTCCAGTTGACTTGTCAACGTTGATAATCGGCATATCGGGAACGATGCCTGATTCGGAATCATTATCCATCGCATAACGAACTTCATTTGAGAGAGGCGCATAGCCAGAGTTCAGGAGGCTCCGTAGGACTGTTTTCTTGCACATTCTTTCCTGACCGCCGCCAACATCGTACCATGGCGTCGATTTGCGCATCTTTTCTTCCTCTTCCGCCGTCATTTCACCAGCGATAAACTGGTCATATTTGTCACGTTTGAACGCCTGCGCGTATTTTTCTGCATGATTCAGGAGTTTTTCCATAGACCAGTATTCACTTCTGAAGAGTCCGTCCTTCAACTCGAAGTATGCGTAATAGCCGGTGATTTTTGCGCTTTCACGTTCTTCATCCGTGTCGTATACGTTGAAGTCAAACGACGGTTTCCCAGTTCTGCGGTCACGTCCCTTATATTCACCTTCGCGGATATCGATGCAATCGATATCGTTGTAGACCCCCGTAGAAAGAGCCAGTTGGAGCATTCCTTTATAACCAAGGATAAAACTGCACGTCTGTCCATACGGCACAAGATAATATCCCATGCCAAGGGTCAGCCCCATACCTTCACCACGAAGTGCGGCTGCGACGATTGTTCCTGGGTCACACATTTTAAGCTGTTCGGATGCGTTGACAGCGGAAATCAGCGTAGATGTGAATCTTGCAGCGACCTTATCGTCTTTCAGAGACTTCTGAATAAGTCCTTGCATCGCATTGGACGTGATGGCGTTTGAGAACGTCTGCTTCTGTGCAGGCGGCGTAAGTCTAGTTGTTGCGTTCATATTTCACATTCCTTTCGTATATCAGTCTCCGAATTTTGGTACACGGCAGAATCGGATGCCGTTGGTGTTCAGCCAGTCCCGAAGTTTGATTTTCTGCTCATTGGTAACGTACACTCTGAAATCGAGCACAGAAACCGGTTCCGTTTGCGCGTTTTCCATCCCCTCGACGTGAGAAAGATTTGACGAATTCAGCATTTCTTCCGCCCGGCGCGCAGTTTCTTCTTCGATTTTCCGTTGTGCGTCCCTTTCAGCCTTCTCGCGCTGTACCTTTTCCGCAGCAGCTTCGTGCGCCGCAATCGCCTCACGTCTTGCGCGTTCGGCTGCTTCTTCGGCAGCTCTGCGTGCTTCCCGCTCCTTTTTCAGCCTATTCAGTTCTCCGCCGCGCCGCATGGCCGCTCCAAGGTCAAGCGTTTTCTGATATTCCAGGAAGATTTCACTCTCGAACTCTCCGCCAGCTTCTGTGATGGTTGCAACGTTCTCTGCAATGGTGCTCACAGCTTGCTGGATGTCCGATTTCGCCGTTTCCATGTCATAAGTGGCATTCATCCAGCGCGGGTTTTCAATCCGTTCAAATTGAAGCCACGCTTGCTGATTGAGCGATTCAAAGAATGCTTTGAGTTCTTCCCGCTTCTCTGTTTTCCGTTTTTCATCAAAAGCCTTGACCTGTACGTCAATGTTCTTCGCAGCCTCGTCGCACATACCGGACAGTTCTTTCATTTTCGCCTCGAAGTCGTTGTACGGCTCCAGATAGCGTTTCTTGATTGCAATTCGCTGTTCTGATATGGTCTTTGACAGTTTTGAAATCTTGGCTTTATCGGCCTTTGCCGCTCCAATTTCGTCTTCGGTGATGACCATGCTCTTGTAAGATGCAAGATTCTCGGTCAGCCATGTTTTCACTTCCTCGAAGTTGAATGCGATACTCTGTGGAAGTGCTTTGTCGAGGTCGGTTATCATCCTAATTTCCGTTGTTTCCATCAAGCGTTCACCTCCGGCATGTCGTATTCCGTAATGTGCTTCAATGGGAAGTAATCAGGATTGACGGCAATTCGCGGCACATTCACCGCCACGACTATTGCTCTGTTCTTTCCCTTTCCAGCCGGCACAAGCACACGATCTCCAACGTTCAGCGCCATGTCCGTTTCATAGCTGTACCCGCGTCCGACGTATGCTTTCGCACTTTCTCTGTAAAATTTGACTTCAACGATCAATGTGTTCCCTCCATTCAAATTCTCAATGTCATCGGCGGCATCTGCCGCTTTTGGACGTATCCCCAGAATGTGTCTGCTTTGCCCAGCAGCCATGTAAGGTCTTCTTCGCACTCTGTTCGTTCGATTCGGCGTGTTCGTATTGACCAGTCACCACGGATGTCCTGAAGCGCGGCAAACAGATCAACAAAATCCCATCCAGTAGCCAATAGCTGCCATTGTGTTTGGGCGAGGTAGTAAATCGGCACATTTCCATCGGCCCACTTCTCATAGTCAGCTTTCTTCATGGTCTGACCGGTTTTGATTTCAAGGATGCCGTGCCGACCGTTTTCGTCGGTAAGTTCTCCGTCAAGGGTCGCTGTCAACCACGGCCGTTCGCTCTGAGCCAGAATGTCATATGGGTAATGCTCAACCTGCATTTGTGGATTCATGGTCGCGTACAACTCCCGAAGCGCCGGCTCCATCCGAACGCCGCGTTCAACCGCAGCATTCGCGGATATGTCCTTTTGCTTTTTTTGCCCCGTTTTTATTCTCCAGAGTTCCACTGGAGATGTCCACGGTGAGAGTCCGCAAACCGCTGCAGCGTCAGAACCACCGATTCCGAGTTCCTGCCGGCCAATCAGCCAGCTGTCCCGGTCTTCAAAATGTTTCCGGATTAGGCTCATGGCTTCACCGCCTGATTCATGTCTTCCCAGGGAATATGCGCCCTCATGGAAATCATCTGTAATTCTCCGAGCGTAAACTGTCGAGGGTCGTTTATCTTTTTACGTGCAGTTGGTACAGATCTCCCAATCATTTCCGCGACCTTCGATACAGGCGCATATCCTCTTATCAAACGAGTGACCCTTATGAAGTCAGGCTCTTTCTTCTTCAAACGTGGCATACTTCCTCCTTGCGCTGCGTGTGCGCCAAAAACTCCTTATGGTGTTGAACCCCGGCTCATTCGGCGATGGCTTCTGATGTTGTGAACGGTTCTTCCGTGTTTGGTGCTAAGAATACGAGGTCGTTCATGTTTGTGGCCTCCGATGCTTTGCCCGCTCATCATTAGCATCAAACGTTGATCTTCCAAAATAAGCGTAAACCTTATCCATCATGAAAGGATGCGGCGTTCGTCCTTCCAGCCAGTTCGTAACAGTTGACTGGCTGATTCCAAGATCTTTAGCCAATCTGTATCTGGTCACACCCTTCGTTTGCATCATTTTTTGTAATGTTTCAGAAAAGTTCACAATTTCACCTCCATTTGGGATTGACATTAGCAAGTTGGAGTAGTAAAATTCTGAACGTCCAATACAGAATCAAGCTACTCATCCATCTTGGGTATTTCTATACCCAACTGGAATATTGGCTTGCCTCATGCTCCATATTTTACACCATTATTGAATCATTTGCAACCCTATTGGAGTAAATTGCTTATCCAAAATTGGAGGTATATTTTTATGGATTTTTCACAAAAACTCAAAACACTCATGCGTGAGCGCAGTCTGTCCGCTTATAAACTGGCGAATGACTTGCATTGCTCACAAACCACAATCCGCAACTGGATTGATGGACGGACAACGCCGCAACCACGGACGCTTATTCAACTTTGTGAATATTTTGGTGTCTCCGAGCAGGAGTTGATTGGCGGTTTACCCGCGCAAAAAAATGACCCCGATGTCAGTAACGACACCGAGGCCATGGAGATGGTTCGTATTTTTAGCCAGTTGTCTGCAACCACTCGCTCTAAATTGCTTGAACTGGCTCGTCTTTATTCAGACGCAGAATGCAAAACAGAAGGAATCTAAGTAATCCATCTTTGTCGCTCACTTTCTCTAAGAGCTCCTTGAATTTCTCATCAAGATTGATTGTGTTCTGTACTTTTTTAATTCCATGGAGGTTATTCGTTTGGGAAACAATATCAATGAGCGCGATCAAGCAGTTCTGGACGCGCTTGATGAAAACATCAAGATTGCTCCAAGCATCGGAGTCTGTGCAGATACTTTTTATGCTTTGAAGCAGGAATTTCTTCGTGTTATGAAGGAACGTAATGATGCCTTGGAGAAATTGCAGGAGGCCACTCATCATGAAGTGTAAATCCTGTGGTCGTGAAATTGAATCCAACTCTATGTTCTGTAACTGGTGTGGAGAAAAACAGATAAAGGAACGGAAGAAAAAAGACGAAATCAAAGTTCCTTCTCCCCGCAAGCTTGCTAGTGGTAACTGGAGAATTTATTTGGATGCGGAGAAGCAGAGTATCACAGAGCCAACAAAAGCGCTGTGCATTGCAAAGGCAAAAGCTGTTCGTGCAGGGTTCATTGAAAAGAAAAAGCTTGCCCCAAAACTTACGGTAAAGCAAGCTATACAAAAAATGATGGAAGGGAAATCCAAGATAATATCGCCGGCCACATATCGCGGCTACGATATCGTTCTTCGGCACGGTTTCCAGCAATACATGAACACGGATATTTCCGCCAGCATCGATTGGCAATCGGTTGTCAACGAGGAAGCGAAACACGTTTCTGCGAAGACTGTCTTTAACCGATGGAACGTCATTTCTGCTGCTATGCGGTATGCTGGAATAACCCCTCCAAAAGTCGAACTACCAAAATTCAGCAAGGGCGGTCTTCCTTATTTGGACTTTGAACAAATACAAATTTTTATTCCATTGATTCATGGGAAGACTTGCGAACTCGCAGCATTATTAGCCTTGCATTCGCTGAGACTTTCAGAACTCGTTGACCTGAAGCGGAAAGATATCGTAATCTCAAAGGATGGAAGGGCTACAATCAACGTATCCGGAGCGCGTGTTCTTGATTCCAACAATCGGTTGGTTGAGAAGGACACTAACAAAACATATGCCTCCAAAAGAGAAGTCCCCGTTGTAATTCCGCGTCTTCTCGAAATCATTCCTGACATTGACGCTGACGAATATATTGTTCAGCTCTCGCCTCAAGCCATTGGGAAACAAATCAATAAAATCTGCAAAACAAATAATCTACCGCTCGTTTCCGTCCATGGATTGCGCAGATCATTTGCATCGCTTGGCTACCATCTTGGCTGGCCTGAACTTCGTACAATGAGTTTTGGCGGTTGGACAAATATGGAGACAGTTCATGCGCACTATCTACATGAATCTCAAAAAGACATCGATCAGCATTCCGAAAAGATGAAGGATTTTTACAAAAACATCCAGGTCTAA